TCAGTGAAGCGTCACACCGATCGCGGGCCGCATGATCGGCGGCGGCAGGCGCAGACCGGCCTCGGCCACCGAATCCGCGAAGCCCGCCGCATAGAGCAGCGCGATCTGCGCGATCTGGGTGGGCATCCAGCCGACCAGCACCTCCAGCGCCTCCACCCGGTCGCCGATCTGCAGCGCGCCGATCAGGCGCAGCATGTGCCGCTCATCGATGCCCACCTGCGGGCAGTCGCAGCAACGCACCTCGATGGGGCGCCGGGCGTGGTTGGTCAGCAGCGCCATCATGCGGTCGAAGGCGCGGATGCCCTCGCTGCACAGATGGATCATCCGGCAGATGTCGCGCCAGTCCGGGTTCGCCTTTCCCGGCTGCATCAGCGGCGCCACCCAGGCGCGCAGCACGCCCACGGTGAACAGCGCGTCCGGCCCCAGGGTTTCGAGCGTGGGTTCGGTCGGTTGTGGCGTCATCGGGCTTGGCCTGTTCGATCTTCTGGAGGGTGGGCCGCATCAGCAGGAAGGGCGAAAGCGGAGCGCAACGCATGGGAACCTCCGTCTGCGATGGCGTCGTTTTAATGCAAATGCGAATGAGTCGCAAATAACAATGTCGCACTGGCCTGCGGGCGCCGGCTGGTGTACCCCCACCGACAGGAACATTTCACGAATCACGCCATGCCCGATGACCTGACCGGCGGCGCCACCGCCGATACCACGCTCGCCGAGGCGCTGTCCGAGCGCTACCTCGCCTATGCGCTGTCCACCATCACGGCGCGGTCGCTACCGGATGTGCGCGACGGCATGAAGCCCGTGCACCGGCGCGTGCTGTGGGCCATGCAGCAGCTGAAGCTCGACCCCGGCAGCGGCTTCAAGAAATGCGCCCGCGTGGTCGGCGACGTGATGGGCAAGTTCCACCCGCATGGCGATGCCTCGATCTATGAGGCGCTGGTGCGGCTCGCGCAGGATTTCGCCTCGCGTTATCCGCTGGTCGAGGGCCAGGGCAATTTCGGCAATATCGACGGCGATAACGCCGCCGCCATGCGATACACCGAAAGCCGGCTGACCGCCGTGGCCGCCGCCATGCTGGCCAATATCGAGGAAGACACGGTCGATTTCCGCGCCACCTATGATGGCGAGGACCGGGAGCCGATGGTGCTGCCGGCGGCCTTCCCGAACCTGCTGGCCAATGGCGCCTCGGGCATCGCGGTCGGCATGGCGACCAACATCCCGCCGCACAATGCGGCCGAGCTGTGCCGGGCCGCCATCGCGCTGATCGAGGACCCGAACGCGGACCTGATGGCCCATGTCCAGGGGCCCGACTTCCCCACCGGCGGCGTGCTGATGGAAAGCCCGGAGACGATCCGCGAGGCCTATGAGACCGGCCGCGGCAGTTTCCGCACCCGCGCCCGCTGGGAGGTGGAGAAGGGCAAGAACGGCACCTGGCAGGTCGTGGTCACCGAGATCCCGTATCAGATCCAGAAGGCCCGCCTGATCGAGCAGATGGCCCTGCTGCTGGACGAGAAGAAGCTGCCCCTGCTGGGCGATGTGCGCGACGAGAGCACCGACGTGATCCGCGTGGTGCTGGAGCCCAAGAACCGCAACGTCGAGCCCGCCGTGCTGATGGAGACGATCTTCCGGGCGACCTCGCTCGAAAGCCGGTTCTCCATGAACATGAACGTGCTGGACGCGACGCGCACCCCGCGCGTAATGGGCCTGCGCGAGGCGCTGCGCTGCTGGCTGGACCACCGGCATGAGGTGCTGGTCAGGCGCAGCGACCACCGCCTGGCCGCGATCGCGCGCCGGCTGGAGATCCTCGAAGGCTACCTGATCGTCTACCTCAACCTCGATGAGGTGATCCGCATCGTGCGCGAGGAGGACGAGCCCCGCGCCGCGCTGATGCGGACCTTCAGCCTGACCGAGGTGCAGGCCGAGGCCATCCTCAACATGCGCCTGCGCTCCTTGCGCAAGCTCGAGGAGATGGAGATCCGGCGCGAGCACGATAAGCTGAGCAAGGAGAAGCGTGGCCTGGAGGCGCTGCTGGGCAGCGAGAGCAAGCGCTGGGCGGCGCTGGCCAAGGAGATCGGCGAGACGGCGGCCAAGTTCGACGAGCCCCGCCGCACGACCGTCGAGGGTGCCGCGCCCACCGTGGTGGTGGACGAGATGGCCTTCGTCGAGCGCGAGCCGATCACGATCATCCTCTCCGAGAAGGGCTGGCTGCGCGCGCAGAAGGGCCATCTGCCTGCCGATGCCGAGCTTCGCTTCAAGGAGGGCGACAGCCTGGCCTTCGCCCTGCATGCCGAGACGGTGGACCGGGTGGTGGTGTTCACCTCGGCGGGGCGTGCCTTCACGCTGAAGGCCGATACCATTCCGCGCGGGCGTGGCGACGGCCAGCCGCTGCGCCTGATGGTGGACATGGCCAATGAGGACGCGCCGATCGCGCTGTTCAAGGCCGATGGGCGCTATCTGCTGGCCGCCAGCGACGGCAAGGGCTTCGTCGTCGAGAGCGAGGAGCTGATGGCCGAGAAGCGCACCGGCAAGCAGGTGATGAACCTGGAGGGCGCGGCCCGTGCCATCGCCTGCGTGCCCGCGCGCGGCGATGTGGTGGCCGTGGTGGGCGAGAACCGCAAGCTGCTGGTCTTCCCGCTGGAGCAGGTGCCGGTGCTGGGCCGCGGCCGTGGCGTGCAGCTGCAGAGCTACAAGGACGGCGGGCTGATGGATGCGAAGGTGTTCCTGGCGGCCGACGGCCTGTCCTGGCAGCAGCAGGGCGGGCGCACCCGTACCGAGGCCGATCTGACGCCCTGGCGCGGCAATCGGGCGGGTGCGGGCAAGGCCTTGCCGCACGGCTTCCCGAAGAATGGAAAATTCTGATCCGAAATTCTCGCCGGGGGGCGGTTGCGGCCCGGGCGCGGGGGCGGTAGAAGGCCGCCGCGTGAGCCGACTTAGCTCAGGGGTAGAGCAACTGATTCGTAATCAGTAGGTCCGGGGTTCAATTCCCCGAGTCGGCACCATTTCCCCTTCAAATATCAGCCACTTAGCGGCGTTCGGGACTTTCCAGGATCGTCCGAGGCTGTCCAGGGTTTGCCGATTTTCGGCCCCGCGTGGTAGCCAATTGGTAGCCAGTGGTAGCCCGGGGGCCTTGGAAATGAGAATCGGCGTCCGCACCCTCGAGGAGCTGCTGAAGCGGCCGGGCGATGCCAGGGAGATCTTCTGGGACGATAAGACCCCCGGATTCGGGGTCAGGCTCGGCCGAGGCATCTCCTACATCGTGAAGTTCCGTGTCCGCGGAGAAGGCAAGCAGCGGTTCCAGACCCTGGGATCCTACCCAGAGCTGCACCCCGAGCTGGCCCGCGAGCAGGCGGAGGATATTCGACGCGCCGCCGCCAAGGGCCGGGACCTGGGCGAAGAGGAAAAGTACGAGCTGGCGGCCGAGAAGAAGCGGCGCCAGGACGAAGCCGATGCCGAGGCGAAGCGCCTGGCCGCCGCGATTCCCATCAGCACTCTCCTGGACAGCTGGCGTTCCCGCACCGAGCAGGAGCGGGACACGAAGATCGCCGGCGGCGAGCTGGCCCGACACGAGAAGGAGATGCTCCTGATCGAGGCGCGGCTCCTGCGCCCCACCTTCGGAGCATTGGCGATCTCCGAGTATGACGCCGGCTCGGAGCTTCAGGCCCTCCTGGACCGCCAGGGCTCATGGAGCGCGGCGAACAACATCCGGGCGGCGATCGTGCGCATCGCCAAGCACATCAATCTGGAGACCCGGGCCTGGGCCTCACCCGCGCGATGGCCGACGAAGTTCGAGCTGCCGGGCAAGCCTACCAAGCGGTGGCAGCACTGGTCGGTTGAGGAGGTGGCCTCGCTGTGGGTGGCCTGCGGCGCATTCGGTCGGCCCGGCGCCCTGGCTCGGCTGATGATCATCACCGGATGCCGCGAGAATGAGGCCGCGCGCGTGCTGTGGGAGCATCTCCGCCTGACCAGCAGCACCCTGGGGCCCCATTGGGCTCAGCCGCCCACCAGCACAAAGGCCAGGCGCGAGCACCTTGTCCCCCTCAGCTCACCTGCAGTCGCCCTGATTGCCACGATATCGCCGCGCCTGGCCGGGCCCAGCAAGAGGCCTGACGAGCAGGAGGTATCGCCGCTGGTTTTCGCTGGGCGGTCAGGGAAGCCGTTCACTGGCTGGCCTGCGCTCAAGGCGGCACTGGTTGCCACAGGCAAGGTGAAGGAGGGCCATCTTCACGACCTCCGCCGCTCCGTCGCCACGGCTATGGCGGATGCTGGCATCGAGGTGGTGGTGGCCGACAAGATCCTGAACCACGCCTCGTCTGCAACCTTGCCGGGCGTCGTGGGTATCTATCAGCGGTCGGAGCTGTGGGATCGCCGCGTGGCGGCGATGGAGAAATGGGCCGAGGTTCTCGGCGAAGCGGTCGCGAGACAGACGAAACTGCCCTTACCAGAGGCCTGGGGCCTGAATGAGCCGCTGAAGGATGTGCCGTTGGCGCGGCGTGCCACCTGGGCCGCTAAGCCGCCCGGTCCCGCTTCTTAGGCGCATTCTTCTCGGCCGCCTTCTGCTCGGCCTTCTCGATCTGCCCTTGAAGCCAGCTGTCCAGGCTCGCTTTCGAATAATAGGTCAGCCGGCCGAACCTGAAGTAGCGCGGGCCATCGGCCGCCGGCTTGGACGCCAGCGCGTGCAGTGAGGCCACGGTGATATGCGTGAAGCCGAGCGAGGCGAAGTATGCGGCCGCGGCCTCGCGCGTCATGTGCGTGCCTATGGGCTCGACCGGCGGCGCGGCGTTGGGCTTTCGCTGGGTCTGGGCTCTCATTGCTTCTGCCAGTCCATGTTCGACCCACGCTCGCCATTGCACCGGGCGCAGGCGAGCGCGAGGTTGTCGTAGGTGTTCGGCCCGCCGAGGGAGCGGGGGATGATGTGCTCGCGTGTCGGCTGACGCCCGGGCACGTCGAGGTTGGTGCGGAACCCGCAATGGCAGCAGCGCCAGTTCTGTTCACCGCAGATCCGGTCGAACAGGGCGCGCCCCGTCCGCCCATAGAGCTTGGTGCCGGTCTCCTCGCGATGCTGCCGCCAGGCGAAGTCGATCTCGAGGGCCTTGCGAACCTCGGGATCGAGCCGGGCCAGTGTCGCGCTGTCAGGCTGCGAGAGGCTCATCGCTCTGTTCCTCGGGCGCCAGCACCGCTTCGCTCAGGGCCTTCGTCACCATTTCCAGCATCTCCCAGCGCTGCGTCAGGGAGCCAGAGCGGGCACGGACCAGGGCGGAGAGCAGGGAGACCATGACGGCGATCCGGCCCTCATCGGGGACATTGGCAGCCTGCATGATCTCCGCGACCTGCCTGGCCAGCGTGTCGGTGCGATTCTCGGCGGTGCGGCGCTTCGTGGAGGCGGCGCGGCGCTGCTGGCGGTTCACTGGCCAGCTTCCTTCTGGGTCTGCAGAACGGTGCAGAGAAGGTAGCCCTCCAAGGGCCAGGCCTGCCGGAAGGCGTCCTCGTAGGCGTAGCGCTGACCCACCTCGGCATTGAAGTTGGCCGGATCGGCGGGCGCGGATTTGCCGACGAGCCTGAAGCCGTTCTTCATCGAGATGATGCAGATCGTGAGCTGGCCCTCGTAGATATAGTCGACCGTCATGATCTGGGCCTCGATGTGCTCCTTCGTGACCCGGGGGTGGGCCATGTTGGAGGCCAGGGCCTGGGCTTCCAGGAGGGAGAGGCTCGGGGTGGTAGCGTTCATGGGGGCTGGCTTTCGGTTGATGGTCAGATGAAGCCCACGGTCCCACCGTGGTGGTGTCGCTCCAGGACGAACCAGGCAAACGCCATGGCGCCGCCCTTCTCCTGGGGATTGGGGTCGTCGCCCCGCCAGAGCGTGATCCGGCTGGAGAAGATCCAGACCCGGCTCAGCTGCTGGTGGGCGAAGATGGTGTCGCGGCGCTCCTGGCCTTCCAGGAAGGCGACGCGGCACAGCATGGCGATCTTCCTGGCGCCCAGGCCGAGCGCGTGCTGGACGAACCTGGTGCCCAGCTTGAAGGGCGGGTTCGTGATGATGGCCTCCACGCCGTGCGGCAGGGCCCGCTGCTGCAGGAAGTCCCATCCCGCCACGCCGTAGCCGCGGGCGAAGAGGTCGGTGCTGATGACGTCGTGGCCCAGGGCCTCCAGCACCTGGCTGATGGCGCCATCACCACAGGCGGGCTCCCAGATGCCACGCGGGAACACCTCCCGCTCCAGCAGCGCGCGGGTGGCGATGGCCGGGGTGCGGAAGAAGTCGCCATCGACGCCGTCAGCATGGCGACGCTCGCGCGCGGCCTTGTTGGGCGAGCGCCCGGCGAGCCGCTGCACTGCGGGGCTCGCGCCATCGGCGCCGGCGTCGTGCGGCAGGTCTGGGAACAGAGCAGCCATCAGCCGAAGGTCAGGTGCGGGATCTTCCCGTCCCGGATGAGGGTGACGACCCGCAGGCATGCGGCGGGGCTGAATCCCACCTCGCGCTGCAGGGCCCTGGCGGCGGTCTCCGCCATCTCGGCCGCGATCGGTGCGGACAGGTCGAGCGTGCCGACGGCGCCGAGGCCGCTGGCCGGGGGCAGGGGGATCGGGGCCTGCGGGCGCACATAGGCCGACGCGAAGCCCGGCGCGTAGCAGCCCGCGATAGGAGGCGCCACACTAGGAGCCGGCGCGGCGGCCGGCGGCTCAGAACCGGGCTTCGCGTCGGCCACCGGCGGCGCATTGGCGGCCTCGGCGGCCTTCCGCTCCTCATCGGCCCGCCGCAGCTTGGCCAGCTCCTCACGCTCCTGCTCCACGCGCAGGCGCTCGGCTTCGGCGGCCTGGGCGGCCGCCTCCTGCTCCCGCTGCCGGTCAGCCGCATCGCGCTCGGCCTGGACGCGGCGCAGCTCCTCCAGCTCGGCCTGGGCCTTCTCGGCTGCTTCGGCGCGCGTGATAGCGACGGTCAGCGTGTCGATAGCGTCCTGCTTCAGCTTCGAGGCGAAAGCGGTCGCATCCTCGAGGACAGTGGCGTCCAGGCCGATGCCCTCGACGATCGCCAGCCGGCGGCGCAGGACCTCGGCAGTATCCAGCGCACCGACCTGGGTGGCCTGGGCGAGCTGCGTGAGGATGCTCTCCCGCTCGGCCTTGCGCTTGGCCGCCGCGGCCTCCCACTCGTCCAGAGGACGGCGGGCGAGCTTCTGCAGATCCTCCAGCTTGGCGACGACCGCGTTGCGGTCGGTGTTGATGGCCTGGACCTGCTTCCGGGCGTCCTCGGTCAGCGCCTTGCCAGCGTTGTCCACGGCCACCTTGGCCTTGGCGACCTGGTGCGCGAGTGAGGCCACGGCCTTCCGCCCCTTCTCGGTGGCGAGATCGGCATCCTGGCCGGCGATGGTCGCCGTGATCTGCTTGTAGAAATCCTCGCGCTTCTTCGCGTCGAGGATGATGTCCTTGGGCTCCGTCAACTGGATGACGGCAGGGGTGGTCGCTTCGCTCATGGGAGGGGGGCTCCGGTCGGGTTGAGGGAAGGCACCGCGAGGTGCCTGACGCCATCGAGCAGTTGCTGAGCCCGCTCATGGGTGCGCTGCAGCGGCAGATGGCGGAGATCGTCGGGCGCCTCGTCAGCGCGCTCGCAGCTCCAGGGCGCATGGCCCAGGGCGCGGATGAACGACGGCACACCGGTCCCGTAGGTCAGGACATGGGTCGCGCCGCATACGGTCGCGTGGGCCTTGTATTCCTCGTCGTTCATGGCGGTGAGGCGCTCAGGCTTCCAGGCAGCGGGCGACCAAGTACCCCACTGCTTGAAGTGGAAAGGTACGCCGGCAGCCGCGCATTGGTCGCGAAGGCTGCGCGCCCAGTCGAGGTGCATCGGGCGTGCCTGCGGACCGCTTTCGCCGCCGACGATCACCCAGTCGATGGTCTGGATTTCGCAGCTGACGCTGGCAGGGCAGCCGTGCTCATCCATCGGCCCGTGCTCGGTGACGGTCTGGACCGCCCAGCGCCACGGGCACTGCTCCTCCCGCGGAATATCCCCCCGTGAGCAACGGTTGCCATAGCCTTCGCCGTCATCGCAGCTCTGGCATCCGTTTTCCCCGGGCAACCAGCCGTCGAGCGTCACCGGCCCCAGCAATGGCTCGCACGACAGGAAACGCAGCCGGGCCGGCACCGCCAGCAGCTGCGGCACGCGCCTGTCTGCCTCCGCCTGATTCTCGACCGTCGTGCCGAGAGCGACATTGGGGTAGCCCTGCCCCCAGTCGGGAGGCAGCATCTTGGCGATGTTCTGGGCGCGCTTCGTCAGCACGAGGAAGTCCACATGCGGCGTCGCGCGCATGACGGCCCAGGCTTCCTCGCGCCACGCCGGGTCGGCCTGGTTGTCGAAGAAGTCGGAGAGCGAGGCCACGAAGCACCGGATGCGACGTCCGTCCTTCACCGCCTGGCGCTCGAGGCGCCGGGGCAGAGTCCAGGTCTGGACGGAGGTGCGATGCAGCCGCCCTTCCCAGAGGTCTTCCTTCTTGTGCCGCTTCGCCCAGTCGGCCGCATAGCAGTGGTCGCAGGCGGGCGAGATCCGAGTGCAGCCGATCCAGGGGTTCCACGTCGCGTCGGTCCAGGAGATGGCAGAGCTTTCAGCCATCAGGCATTTTCCTTCTTTCCATCGACCCCGATGGGGCCGCTCTCGGCTGTGACCTGGCGGTAGTCCCGCAGCTTGGGCAGCGTGATGAAGGCGCGGACGGTGTAGCAACGCCGCGCGCAGGCAGGGCAGTACGGGCCGCCGCCGGCCTCGATCGGCCGCAGGGGCTTGCCGCAGAACTCGCGCTTCTCCGGGCGTTCCTCGTCTCCCCACAGGGGAAACTGGCAGGTGGACGGCCGCCGCATGGTCTCGGCCGCGCGCTGGAACAGCAGCACGACGGGGCTCGTGGGGGCGTCGGGAGAGGCGGCGCGGCGGCCGGCGGCGGCCATGGGTCAGGCGTTGCCCGCGACCGGATGCCCGGCCTGCTGCAGCATGGCGTCGACCGCACCCCTCAGGTCGTCACGGACACGCTCAACGATGACCGGCATGCTGTTGCGCGTGACGTCCTCCAGCATGGCCTCGATCAGCTGCACTTCACGCTCGGAGAAGCGACCTCGCACATCGACCGGCAGAGTGATGCTGACCTCGAAAGCCGGCGCGCCAGGCAGCTGCACCCAGAGAGCGCCTTCCGGGGCTCCCGGCTGCTTGGCCAGCATCACGTCGTTGAAGGCCTGGTAGGACTCCAGCACCTTCTGGGTCTGGGTGGCGTTCCGATGGATCGCGGCCAGCACGGCCTCAGCGCTCGACGGCTCGGCGGCGACCGGCGCGGGCGGCGGGGCTTCTGGCGTGGGCTCCGTCTGGCGCATGCTACCAGCAACCGGCGTCGCCACCTTCGCCTTCGGATTGGGCTTCTTCATAGGCTCTCCTGTGCGGCCTGGGTCAGCGACATCTCGGCGGCCTTAAGGCGGAAGGCCTCGCGCGCGGCGGCCAGGACGGCGTCGAAGTGTTCGCCCGCGGTGCCAGCCAGCGCGGCGGTCTCGCCGAGCGTCACGGCGGTGCGCATGGAGCGGGACAGATCCGGGGGCAGGGGATCGGGCAGGTCGTGGCGGCCGGTCACAGCCTCGCAGGCCCGGCGCATGACGTCGGCGATTGGGGTCATATGTTCCCCCGCCGATTGTTGGCGTTCAGGCTCCGCCAGACCTCGATGCGCAGCTCGTGGTACTGCCGCATGGCGCCGATCTCGGTGAAACGCGCCTCGGCCTGGGCGGATTCCTCGATGATCTCGTCCACCTTGCTGGAGGACCAGCCCTCCGCCTCGCGGCGATCGGTCGAAGAGGCTTGCGAGGCGGCGACGCGCGCGGCGCGGGCCCGTTTCAGCTTGAGCTCCAGCACCAGCTTGCGCGACTTCAGGGCGCCGAACTCAACGGCGGTGTCGCGCAGATAGGCGAGGCTCTCCTCGATATCGGCCTCGTCCACGAGCATCGCGCGCTGCAGGGGCGCATCACGAGGCATCGAGGGCCTCCGGCACCGGCGGATCATCGTTGACCACCGCGTGGTAGCCGTCCTTGATGATCTCCTGCAGATCATCGGACTGGGCCAGGATGAAGCGGGCATGCTTCTGCCAAGCGATGTCCGCCGCATCGCGGCCGCCGGCGGCGAACGCGGCCTTCAGATCTTCCTTGATGCGGGCGATCTGCTCGTTGATGCCCTGGGGCTCGCGCAGGGCAGGGGGCGAAGCTGCCGGCGCCTCCTCGGCCGCCTTCTGCTGCTGCGCGGCCTGGCGCCGAGCGCGCTGCGGCTGCTCTTCACGCGCCAGGGCGCTGGCCGTGGCGCCATCGTCGTCATCGTCGCGCACCGACAGGCCCAGCATCAGGGCCAGCCCGTGGCGGCGAGCATAGGTGAGACGGCTGCCAGCGACATGGGGGTTGGCGTCGGTGACCGAGTACATGGGAAGGTAGGACGCCTTCCACTGGCCAGAGACGTGGAGCAGCGTGGTGCACATGAAGTGCCGCCCGCCCGGCGTCGTGCGTGGCTCCTGCTCGATCAGGATGTCCTGCTCGAGCAGGGCCTCAGAGACCGCGTCGATGTAGGCGGCCAGATCCGCATAGTTGTAGCTGCGCTGGCCTTCCGCTTCCTGGACGATCGCGATGTTGCGCTTGGTCACGGGGCGGAACTTGGCCTTGGCCGCGAACAGTGCGGGCAGCAGCAGATGCTGGGCATCGGACTGGCGAGGGAAAGGCGAAAGCGCAGGGGCGGGCGTATCCTCAGCCATGGGCGGCCTCCGCTGTAGGCTCGGCCAGCCTGGCGCGGAAGGCGCGCATGGCCTCGCGGTCGCCGGGCCGGCGCTCAAGGCCCAGCACCTTCGTGGCCTCGTGCAGGATGGCGCGCTCGCTGCGCTTCAGCTCGACGCCCAGGGCGGGGATCGACTTGCCAGCCAGCCAACCCTCGCGCAGCTGCTCTCGCTCGCCGTCCTGCCAGTGGCAGCCGGCATTCCCGACGTCGGTGCGCACATGCGGCTTGCGGGAGCCAGGCGCGACCGCGTCCGCAGAGTGGGCCGGCGTGCCATCCGGCGCCGCGAGCAGGGGCAGCTCCGTGGTCCGGGCGAGAGGGGCGATGCTGTCCAGCAGCGCCGCCATCTCGGCCTGGATGAAGGCCATACTGTTCTCGTAGCCAGCGGCCATGGCGTCGCTGCCCAGCTCACGCGCCACCTGAGCGGCACCGGACATGCGGGCGGCGGCGCGCCCGATCATGGCCTCGACGGCGGCGGTTCGGATCATGACGCTCATGCCGCCACCTGGGCCGGGAATGCCTCGACCTTCATGGCGTTCTTCTTGTCGACGGTGACCTTCACGCCGCTGCCGGTGGCCTGCTTCGCGGTAGCCGGCACCAGAGCCTTCAGGTCGGTCTTGGCCTTCTCGAAGCTCTCGGCCGCCTCCTTGTGCTTCAGGAAGCGCGCGGCAGCATCGCCCCACTCGTTCCCGACCGCGTGGGTCGTCATGTCGACGAACTCGAAGCGACCGGCGGCCTTCTCGGCCTTGGTGAGCTGCGGAACGACCACTTCCGGGTCCCGGCCTTCGCGGACCGCCTGCCAGAAGGCCATCTCGGAATTGCGGAGGCGCGCCTGGAACACCGGGTCAGGCTCGACCACGGCCCAGCCGAACTTCAGGGTGCCGACCATGACCAGCATCAGCGCGGCGTCGGCCTGGGTCACCATCAGCTCGTGCTGCAGCTGGGGGGTATAGTAGGCGAGCGCCTGCTCCTCGCTGGAGAAGGCATTCACGTGCTTGACCTGGACCGACATCTGACGCCCCTGGAAGGTCGTCCAGCTGTCCAGCGTACAGCGGAGGAAGTCGAAGCGGGCGTGGACCGCCTCCTCGCCGCGGCGCGACATGGAAATGCCCAGCTGCCGCTCCGCCCACGCCAGGATGAAGGGCTCAGTGACATTGCCCAGCATCACGTGGATGAGGTCGGAGAGATCTACCGCCGGTTCCAGACCGCGCTTGAAGCGCGCCAGCGTGTTGATCTTCTCGGCATCGCCGCTGGCAATAATCGTGGCGTCGGAGCCACCGATGAAGCTTCGGCGGCGCTCGATGGCGTCCGGCCGCAGGCCCAGCAGCGAGAGGTCATAAATGCCATCGGTGCGGAAGCCGAGGGCACGGCAGGTGGAGGGGTCCATATCCGATTCCAACCACAGGGGTTACAGGGAACGGAGCGGACAAAAACACATTGAAATGTGGATTGCAAATAGAAATGTGCCCCTAGGACGCAGCGTTAGCGCGTCCCAGGGGCACATGGTTACCGGATCAGGCCCAGGAGCCAGGGGATGATCGTCAGCAAGACGATGTCGATCCCAAGGCTGGCCGCGAGCGCGACCCAGGCGATGGCCTCATCCCAGATGGCGGGAAGAAGGCTCTGCAGGCCGGAGAGGCCTGGTTCTGTGATGGAGATGGATTGTCTCCTGTCCTGCCGTATCGACGGGCCGCCTTGGCAGGTAGTGGGGCGGCTATGCCGCCGGGGCTGGCCCGGCGGCGTTTCAGTGCTCCGACATGAGGATGTCGTCGATCATGTCCTCGTCACCCGAGAACTCGACGTCCTGGCATTGGATTTCGACGCTCTCCATGGCGTTCTCGTAGCACTCCTCCTCGTAGTCGCCCCAATTCTCGAGCACGCGGCGCTTGGCGTCGTCATGGTCGTAGGCTCGTATCCGGAGGATGGCGCGCGGGGCTATGATGTCCTGCGCGTTGATGTGCACATCGAAGAAAGTCATGCGGCCATCCTCGTCATCGTCGGGGTCATCGTCGTCGGGGTCGATATCCTCGCGATCCGGGCCGCGGCAGTCGCCGCATGGTGCATCTGGGATGTAGGTGGTGATCGGCCGGGCTCGTTTCTGGAAATGCTCCAGAGGCGAGCCCTCCAGGTCGGCTGTGAGGTTGGCGACCCATCGGCGGCCGCCCTGTGCCGTCCAGAATTCGACGACGGCGCCGGGGTGAAAGGCCGCGATATGGCTCGCCAGGACGCCTGGCAGGCCGCTCCGGAGATTGGCGCGGGCGTCGTCCAGCGACATCCTGCTGCCAACCATCCGGTCGCTTCGGTAGACGACGATGTCGTCGCCCAGGGCGGTTGCGGTGTTCATTGGGTATTCCCTCTTCGCCGACGAAACGCGCCGCCGGCTGAGCGCGCCGCCCGCATCGGGGCGACGGAGGGCCGCCCGGCCAAGGCCGGGCGGAAGTTCAGCCCGTGATGGTCACGAGCAGCGTTGAAACACTGGTGCCTGCGATCTTGAAGCTTTGCTCGGGCAAGGTCTCCACGAGGCTGTTACGGCTCGCCAGCAGTTCTCTGAAGGCCTTCGCCTTCCTGGTCTGCCGATACTGGAAGCCTGGCGACATCACCGCCACCAGGCGGCTGCAGCCGGTCTTCAGAAACCCGAGGGCATGGGTGACGTGATCCACGTCCTGCAGGTTGCGGAACGGAGGGTTCATCACCACCCGGTCATAAGCGGGGTTCGGGGCCAGTTTCAGGAAGTCGTAGATCCTGGCGTTGAGCCCGAGACGGCGGAGCTCGTCGACGTGGTCGCTGTCGATGTCGCAACACTCGACCCGGCCGCCGGCTGCCTGCGCGGCAAGCGCCAAGGCGCCGTGGCCGGCAGAGGGCTCCAGCACCAGATCCCTCCGGCCGATGGCGGCGCGGGAGATAACGCGCTCCACCACGCCGGGCGGTGAGAAGAAGGCTTGAAGCTCTTTCTTCCGGGACGGTGGCTTGGTCAGGTCGCTCCCGGCGAGTACCGGCGCCAGAGCCTGGCGCGCATCCCTCGGGAAGACGTGCGCCCGGGCCTTCTTATCCCACTTGCCGCCAGCGGCCTCGATGGCCTTGTTTACCGCCTGGTATTCCGAACGCGTGAGCGTGCCGGGCAGGACCAGGTTGGCCCCGTTGAAGGAGCTGGTTTCCAGCACGTCACGGATTGAATCGGAGTTCATGATTCGGTCCTCTTCGCCGGCGAGACGCGCCGCCGGCTGAGCGCGCCACCCCGCGATGGGGTGACGGAGGAGTGGTGGAGGGCAAACTTCCCGCCCCGGCCCTTGGTACGCCTTCCAGGCACAAGATTTTGCGATCTAGGTGCGGTCAGCCTACCAGGGCTTGAGAAAACAATAACACATTACAATGTGAAATACCACGAGTTAACACACGGAATGCACAGCATTTCGAGATTCGCCTTGTGACGATCAGAGGCGGTGCGTATGGTCTGGGGGTCGGAAGCGAAAACGCCCCCGCCCTGGCCGGCGGAGGCGTTCGATCCGGCGGCAGTGGTGCCGCCAGCGTGGGCGCCAACGGGGATGGCGCGCTCAAACCTTAGCCGCGACGACCTCGGCTGTCCAACAAAAGCGCTTGGATTTCGGGGAATTTCAATCGCATGTCACTGCAGCAGCGACCTGGGGCCGCGCTTCTCGGAAATGCCTCCCAGCCTACGGGCTCAACGCTTGGGCTACGCCTTCCGCCAGCCAGTATGGAGGCCGAACAGGCCGTCCTGGGCGGTCTTCTCCAGAACAACCGGGCCTTCGACCGGGTGGGCGACATCCTGGAGGCCCACCACTTCGCCGACGCCGCCCACGCGCGGATCTACGCAGCCATCGCTGACCGCATCCGCGCCGGAAAGGCTGCCGACGCGATCACTTTGAAGGGTCTGTTCGAGGCGGAGCAGGGCCTGGAGGATGTCGGTGGCGCCCGCTACCTCGCCACGCTGCTGAGCGCGACGGTGGGCGCGGTGAACATCCGAGAATACGCTGGCATCGTGGTCGACATGGCGCTTCGGCGAGAGACCATCGAGGCGTGCGAGTTGGCCGCGGCGGCGGCCTATGACCCCCATGGGCCCACCGCGCGCGAGATCCTGGATGGGCTCGACACGTCCGTGGTTCAGCTGGGCGCGCAGCAAGCGGGCGCGGAGAACCAGCTGACCAATTCGCAGGTCTATGACCAGTTCATGAGCCACATTGCCGCGGTAATGAGGCTCGAGCCCGGGGAGGTAGTCGGGCTCTCGACTGGCATCCGCTCTCTGGACCGGAGGCTCGGTGGGCTGCGGCCGACCCGGGTTTACGTGATCGCGGCCCCATCCAGCGCTGGTAAGAGCGCGCTTGGCGCGACGATGGCGCGCAATCTCGGCCTCGCTGGAAAGCGAGTTTACTTCGCGAACCTGGAAATGGACGCGATCGAGACATACCAGCGCATGGTCGCGCAGGAATCCGGGCTGCCGGCGGAGCTCATCATCGACGGCTATATCGAGTTCCAGGATGGGAGCCGACGCAGCCTCAAGAGCAGCCGGAAGGATCAAATCGCAGTCGAGGATGCTGCCCGGCGGCTCCGCGCAATGGGAATCCACTGGGACCAGCAGGCGGGCTCCTCCATCGCGGCTATCCGTTCACGCGCCAGGCAGTTTCAGCGGGCTGGCGGCCTCGACGCCATTTTCATCGACTACCTGCAGCTGGCCGAGCCGCCTTCGATCGGTGGAAAGAAGGCCGCCAGCCGCACGGAAGCGATCGGCGAGATCACCCGGGCCATCAAGCGGCTGGCCAAGGATCTGAAAGTGCCCGTGGTCGCCCTGAGCCAGGTCAACCGTGGCGTCGACAGCCGCGAGGAGAAGCGCCTCCAGATGTCGGACCTGCGTGAATCCGGGACCATCGAGCAGGACGCCGACGTCATCATGTTCTTGTACCGCGAGCACTACTACCTGCTGCGGAATGAGCCGCTCCGGAAGCTGAACGAGGACGATGCGGCCTTTCAGCTACGCCATTCGGAATGGCGCATCCGGCGGGATGATGCGAAGGGCAAGGCCCTGATCTCCTGCCCGAAAAGCCGCCAGGGCAAGACCTTCGAGCAGACCGTCGGCTTCGAGGACACGACGACAGCCTTCTTCGACCTGCCAGAGGATGATGGCTGATGGCCCGCGCGAATTCCCCTCAGGCCTTGGTAGCCCGGCTGTCTTCGGAGGCCGCGCTGCGGGCGCTGCCGCTGGCGGCGCGCAGCCTCTGGCTGTCGCTGGCCCTGGCTGCCGATGGTGACGGCTGGCTGCCGCTGCCGGAAGGCGCCGAGCCGCGTGAGGCGATGGCCAAACTGGCAGGGTGCCTGCTCTCGGAAGTGCATGCCGCTGGCAAGGTGCTTTGGGATGCCGAGGTGCTGCACCGAGACGAGGGCGGCCGCTATCGCGTGGAGGTGTTCCACGGCATCAGCGAGCGGAAGCTCGCCGCCCAGCGTGCGAATGCCAAACTGGGCGGGAGGCCTCGCAAAGATGGATCGCCCGCGCGGCCGGCGTTGCGGCTCGTGTCAGATCGGACGGTGGCGGTGGCTCACACAGCGGAAACCCACCGATACCCAAACGGGAAACCCACCGATACCCAATCAATTCCCACGGATACCCAAAACGTATCCCACGGCGATACCCACCGAAAAGCCACCGAAACCCAAAACGTATCCCACGGAGAAGCCCACCGGGGCTCCAACGCGCGCGTAGGTATATCTCCCCTTAAGATAACTCCTAACCAACCCCCTCAGGACTCCGAAGGGGAATCACTATCCGCGCGCGAGGCACCAGGGCCGGAGCCTGAATCCGCTGCTGCGATGGCCGCAAGGGGAGCGGTGTTGGGGGAGAAGCTGGCGAGGATTGCGGGCTTCCCTGGCACAGGTGGCTACAATTTCCGGGAGGTCATCAACTGGCTCAGCCAGGGCGTCAGCGAGGTCACGGCTGAGCGGGTTGTCCGCGAGTTGACGGCGTCGAAGCTCGCATTCGGCGGCGATGCCCCTGGGAGCTTCAGCTACTTCCGGAGGGCAGTGCTCGCCGCCCATGCAGCCGAGAAGGCGCTGCCGCCTGGTGCGCCCAAGCAGACCGGCAACTGGGACGTGACCCCCAAGCAGCGGGCGGCGATCCAGAAGGCCATGAAGGTCGCCGCGGCGGCCGAGTACGAGGGGTGGTGGCCGAAGGATCTCGATGGGGAGCGTGACCCGGCCGTCTTGCGGCGCGTCGCCAAGGTGCTGCAGCCTCACCTTGGCACCGAGGTTCTCCCCTACGGCTTCCCGGACATGGCCAGCTTCGAGCGCTTCATGGCGCGCGCGGCGGCGGCACCAGCAGCAGACGAAGGAGACGCGGCATGAGCACGAAACGCAGCCCCTGGCCGGAACTGGCCGCGAGGATACGGGCGCTGCGCGAGAAGCGCGGTCTGTCCCTCAAGGAGGTCGGCTCCGCCCTGGGGATCAGCTATGTCGCCATGTGGAAGGTGGAGGATGGACGCACCATGCCCAGCGCCTGGCAGACCCGGCGCCTGTGCGAGATCTACGACATCTCGGCCGATGAGCTTCTCGGCTTGGCCGAGGAGCGTGCCGCGACATGCGTGCGGAACCGCAGCGGCACGCCCTCCTCGATCAGCAGCGCCTCGAACTCCGCCTCCGAGCGGCAGATGACGTAGCGGAAGCCCAGGGCTTCCACGGTGGCCTGGAAGCCCTGCTGGGTATCGCTCTGGTAGCCCTTGGCCACCTTCACGCCGCTGATGCTCTGGCCGCCGCCCACCTTCATCTCGATGTAGACGCTGCGGCCACGGGGCAGCATCAGCACCAGGTCGGCCACGCCGGCCCGCACACCCTCGGCCTTCAGGATGGCGCCTGTGAGGCCGTCGCGGCGCCCGCCGTTCGGCACCGCGTAGAGGAAGGCAGTGCCGGCCGGCACCGCGCGGTCGAAGATCTCCACGCAGTTCGACTGCATCACCGATTCAGGATGGCGGTTCCAGGAACGCTTCCGGCGCGGCGCCGCGGGCGCGCCGGGCGGCTGAAAAGTGGCTCCTGTCTTGAATCGGACTGGACCCGACACAGAGTTATGCTTTAACCACAGGTTTAGAGGACGGAACCACTTTTCGGACCAATACGGACTCGATGGCCAGGATGGTAGACAGCGTGGGATTCCAGTGATGCTCCCTGACGCGAGTGCGTCCCGCGCCCCGTCGCGGCTCGTTCTGCTGGCCGAAGCCCCGCAGGGTGTTGACGTGCAGGTTGGCCTGGGCGGCGAGCTCGGCTCGGGACAGGCCCCTTGCAAGGGCTTCGTCCTCCAGCTGCTTCAGCAGGGCGCTGACGGTCGGGGTATTGCGTCGCATCACACCGGTCTATCACATTTTTATGTGGAAAACACATGGCAATTGGCGGCGAGATGAGCGGGCGTCAACCCCGCGGCAAGGCGGCGGCGCGCGTGGAGCGTGAGGACCGCAGCGATGCGAAGCGGAAAGCTCTCCGAACCTTCATGGCGGAAACTGATCGCACACCAACATCTTGGGCTACGGAGGCCGGGCTTCCGACGCCCAATGCCATCTACAACTTCCTGAACGGCCACACCCGCATGCTGAGCCTCAGCACGCTGGATCGGCTTGCCAAGGCCGCAAACGCCACGGTCGCGGAGATCATGGGCGAGGCGCCCATCAGCTCGCGCCAGGCGCTGGTGATTCCCGTCACGGTGCAGGCCGCCTCGGGCCAGTGGCGGCCGCGCTATGAGGTGCCAGGCCGTGCCGACGAGAACTTCGCCATCCCGCCGCCGCTCGAGATCGATGAGGCAGTCCTCGTCACCGACGACCACGCCAACGGCTTCTACCACCCGGGCACGGTGGTCGCGATCGTGGGCTTCGGCACGCCCGGCGTCAGGCCGCTGGCCAACGGCGACCGGGTGCTGGTCCACCGCAAGAACGACAGCGGGAAGCACGAGGTCACGGTGCGCCAGATCCAGGTGGAAGACGACGGCGGCGTTAAGCTGGTCTTCGCTTCCCACAACAAGGCGCATGTCGGCCAGATCGCCATGAAGCAGTGGCCCTATGACGGCGGCTGGTGGGACAGCGAGGGCATGCGCGTCCAGATCCGGGGCCGCGTCGTCATGGCGAGCATCCTGGAAGACAAATAGCCCCTGAGACCGGGCTGGTCTCAGGGGCTATGGCAATTGATCTCGTTCGCGCGCCGCGGCCAAGCGGCGGTTCCAGGGCTTTCTGCAGAGCGACCGTCCACGACGGATGCGGGCTGCCCAGAACGAGGCGACTTTCCTTCTCCGCGCGCTACGGTGCGCGGCGGCGCCTGCCTCGCTGGGGCAGGGGGCCGGTGGCTCCGAACTCACCCTGGTGATGGAATAGTATAGGGGAGCGACGCCAGCTCGAGTTCGCTGGTAGGCCTCTTCGCGCAGTGGTCCGCGCTGAACGCGCCACCCGTGGGGGTGGCTGAGGCCGCCCGGTGGAGGGGGCCGGGCGGGGTAGTCAGGTCAACCAGAAGAGGCGCAAGAACTGCAGGAACAGGTCCGGATCATGCAGATTATTCCGCAGGAAGTGGGTGTATTCCAGGAGCATGCGCCGCTCCTCAACCGTAACTCTCGGATCGTTCGCCAGCCGCCTCTGATGGGCGATGCTGGCGTCATACAGGCGCGTGCGCTGCCGGTGCACGGTGATGTAATCACTGCGGCGGCCGTAGATGCACGCTTCTCGAACCCGGTCATCCTCGATGTGAGAATATACCTCTCGAGGGTCGATCAGGTCATGAACGAGTTCCATGAATGTCTCCATCCCCGGATCGGGGCGTCTTCTGCCCCTCAACCGGGGGCGTCGGCGGGCGGCGCTCGTCGTGAGCGCCGCGGACGGGGAGGGCCCTACCAGGCGCACGGGGGTGCATGCGCCGGCAAGGCCCTCAGTTGCCGCTGATGGGTCTATCCTGGGTTGGGGTAGGGAAGTGCCCAGGCCCTGTCTCAACGGGCCACCCTGGGGGAGGGCGGCAGCCGCCCGAGGCGGCTTCGATCAGGTGTTGTCGCGCCGCGCCAGCCGGCGGGCGGGGCTGCTGCGGGTCACAATGACGGCGATGGCCGCGGCGCAGACAGCACGGCCGACAATGCCGGCCAGGCGGATGGCGATGGGTGCCATAGGGTGGGGTTCCTCTTCGCCGACGAAACGCGCCGCCGGCTGAGCGCGCCACCCATGATGGGTGACGGAGGACCGCCCAGTAGCTGGGCGGTGGGGCGCTACATCGGGTAGATGGGCACCCCCAAGCTGGCCGGCGGACCGGGCAGCGGGGAGAGGTAGCTGAGGACGGCTTGCATGAAGGCATCGTCGTCCTCGATCTGGGCGAGCTTCTCCAACTCGGAGGAAAACTCGTCCATCAGCGCGTCCAGGCTCTTGATCGGAGCCGGCGCGACCGGCGGGGAAGCCGCCACGACCAATACCACAATGGCCGGAAGTGCGATCTTCATTGGTATTTCTCCAATGTCGATGAAGTTAATTCCTCACCAACAAAGTAATATTACCAATAAATACCTACGATTGCAACTATAAATAGGTTCTTGATCCTATTTTGATGGATTGGCGCAGCACGGGCATTCACCCGTGTCGCTGTGAGCGGTCATCGCTGCTTCCAGGTCGACGCCGTGTTCCTCGGCATGGTGCCGAAGGCTGTCCCGGACATCGTAGTCCCAGAGCGGCGGGTCGGGCATGACGTGCTCCAGCCCCGCGCGAAACTCGCGCACGCGGTCGATTGCGGCCACATAGTTCGTGCAGCGGAAAATCTGCTTCTCGTGGCGGCTTTCGGCGTCGGCGTGCATGTCCTCCAGCCGGCTCTCGGCCAGGCTAGCAATGGCGTGGGCGCCGGCCGAGATCTTCTCGACCGCCACCGGCCACGCCGTTTCCAGCGCGCTGATAGCGGCATTGAGACCGGCCAGATGCTCGCGCTCCGTGTCGTCGAGGCTGCTCAGGTCGTCCCTGGATGCGCCGGGGGCGAAGTAGCAGCCCACCGCGATTTCGCGCTCAGCCTTCAGCTGCGCGACCGCAAGTGCGATGGCATCGGAAAGATGCATGGGGTTGTCCTTTCGCGCCCCATCCGGGGGCGCTCGGCGGGCCGCCCCGCGATGGGGCGACGAGAGGCCGAGGGATGACCCTCGGCCGGTTGCTCACAACCGCAGGGGCATGAGCGTAGTGCTCCAGTCATCCCGGCCGGGCACCTTCAGCAAGAAGGGCCCACCCGGATCCTGGAAGAAAAGGGAGATACGGTCGCCCGGGGCGCTCTTCAGCGCCTCGGCGAAGTACTTCCCATTGAAGCCCACATCCTGAGGGACGCCCGTGATAAGAGCGCCGGAGATGGGCGCGCTGGCCTGGCCATCAACCTGATTGCCGCTGACCAGCTCGCCGGACGAGGTGAGCTTCACCGGGGCGCTTTTTCCCTGGATATGGACCCTTGCCAGCGTGCTGGCGAAGGCCGCCTTGTCAGCGGACACGACCCAATTGGCCGTGCCCTTGCTTTCCAAGCTGGTGGCAGCCACCCGACCGTATTCGGGGAAGCTGCCGTCGATGAGCTTCGTCGTCAGCGCCCAGTCGGCAGAGGAGAACTCTGCCCTTGTGTCGCCGATCTTCAGCAGCACGTCGCTGCGGCTGCCCTTGAGCAGCTTCTGCAGCGACGTGATGGCCAGCTTCGGGATGATGGGCTTCATGGCGACCTTGGGCTCGACAGGGAAGTCGAAGGTCGCGAGACGGTGGCCATCGGTGGCCGCCATCGTGAATCCCGCCGGCTCGCTCCTCATGTCGAAGCAGATGCCGTTCAGATAGTAGCGGGTTGCCTCAGTGCTGATCGCCGGGGCGACGCAGCTGAAGGCGAGCGCGAGTTGCTCGGCCGTGAGGGTAAGTCGCTCCTTCGCCTCCTTGAGACGATCGAGCGCCGGGAAGTCTTCCACCGGGCAACTGGGTGACCAGATCGACGCATCGCCGGCCCGCACCAAGATGGAGCAGATGGCGTCGCCGTCCTTCACATCCTGGCGTCGGCCCTCGACCGTGATGCGGCCATCCGCAGTCTTGAGGATGGCGAGGAGGCGCTCGGGGTCAGTCAGGAACGCGGAGCCGGAGCAGCTGCCCGGGGGCAGATCGACGAAGATCATCATCTCCATGTCGGTGGCGTAGAGCTTGTCGTTCCTGACCAGCACATGGTGCAGGGCAGGGACCTTCAGCTTCGCATTCACCGCCAGGAAGGCCTTATCCAAGGCCGCCCGGAGGAACTGCGCATCGCAGCTCACGGCGCCGACGATATTGTCCTTGAAAGCGTTGTCGAACATAGGTTCGGTCCTTTCGCACCCCAATCCGGGGGTGCTCGGCGGGCCACCCCATGATGGGGCGACGAGGGGGGCGGCGCAGGGCCGCCCCAGGTCAGAGGTTCAGCGCGGCCGTGATGATGGCTTCGTCGCTGGGGAGCTTGTCGTCGAACGGGTCGCTGCGCTCGCTCTGTCGGGCGATGGTCAGCAGCCGGGTGATGTCGGCTTCCTCCTCGAAGACGTGCTTCGGGCAGGAGATGCCAGCTTCCTCCGGGTCGAACAGCACGCAGGCAACAACGATGCGGGTGATGGGCCCTTCGTTGTCGTCGCCGCGCCAGATCTCGAGCTGGAAGTCCTCGACCAGGTTCTCGCTGACTTCGACATCGACCAGACCGGGGTCATCGTATTCGCAGGCGTCACACCAGGTGTTGGTGTGGAGCGTGCCCAGGACCCAGCTTTGGCTCTCGACATCCCAATTTGCTGTGGCTTCCGCACCGCAATTCGAACCTGTGCATTTTCTGCACCGCTTCGCGATCGGCATGGTGGTGTTCCTCTTCGCCGGCGAGACACGCCGCCGGCTGGGCGCGCCGCCCCAGGATGGGGCGACGGAGGAGCCGCCCCCGGAGGGGCGGCGGTTATGGTGGCGGGGGATCGCTGGCGGCTGGGACGGTCGCATGTGGCGGAAAGCCACGGAGACCGTTGATCCAGCTGTCGGTCCACCGCTCCCGGTTGCCGTGGCGGTTTTCCCACTCATGGCACTGGTACCAGTGGCGTCCGTCGAACTCGATCCAGATCCGGTAAGCCGCGATACGCGAGCCATGCCAGAGCGGGTTTCCTTCGACGTTGACCCATGGGGTGACGCGCACCTCTATAGGGGGCCTCGTCATTTCACGTCAGCGGCGGTGCCGGACCGTGAAGTCGCCGATGATCTTCCACAGGCCGACCAGTGCGGCGTTGGCCGCAAAGTTGGCAGGAGCGCGGAAGGCCTCAGGCGGGACATCGCTGCCCCGGAACTGGGCCCGGGCGGAGGGGAGCACGTCGTGCTTCCCGTCCCAGGTCGTGGCCGGGGTGCGGGTGGCGACGGTGGAGAGGTCAGGCGACTGGGTCACGAGACACCTCCTTGGCGTCGCGCTGTTTGACGAAGCGGGCCAGATTCTGGCCCTCCCGCCAGGCAGCGTCAGCCGCACTTTTGCTGACGCGGTTCTCGACGTAGAGCCGCATGAACGCTTGCTGGTCGCCTTGTGCGCCGGCGGCGCGGATCGCATTGAGGGCGTCGGCGCGTTTCATGGCGCCCGGTCCATCGTGATCTCGGTGAGGTCCGGGCCCGCGAAGGCGACGAGTACCTGAGAGCCGCCAGCGGTTTTAATGCGGACGGAGTAACCGCGGCTGGATCGGCACGCGGTGGGTCGGGACATTCCGGCAACCCGCCTGCCAGCCATCCAGGCGAGCCAGGATGAACTGCTGAACATATAGGGGCAGGCCGCGCCCTTCGGGGCGTCGTAGCCAGCCAGGCATTCGGCGGTGAGGTCAGTCGGCATTCTCAGCCTCCTGCTCAACCCACAGCCAGCCCTGTATCCAGTAGCCGCCGTCGGCCTCGACCACGGCAACGCCATGGTCGTCGAACTCCACCTCGTCGGAGGACAGCTGTTCGATGGCGTCGGCGTTGGCTTCCGTGGCGAGACAGCTCTTCCAGCGGGCGAGAGCCTCGCGGGCCTCGATGCAATCGACGAAATCGCCATCGGCGACCCGAGCGAGCAGATAGATGGCTGCCTGTGCGGGCTGGAAGCTCATTTCGAACCGGTAGGGGTTCGCCTCGGTCTCCGGCTCTGCCGGTGCCGCGGGTGTTTCCTGTTCGGTTTGCATTGTCGCATTCCTTTCGCGCCCCGATCCGGGGGCGCTCGGCGGGCCACCCCGTGATGGGGTGACGAGAAAGGCCCGGGAGCTGTGAAGCCCCCGGGCCCGGGTGTCAGACCTTGATCCTGTTCATCAGCGCGCCGGCCTTGCGCTCCATGTCCACGCGTTCATCCTGGTGCCGGATCTCCCGGGCCTTCGCGGTGATGCCTTGGACGACATCCCACACGGACCGGGCCGGATGGCCTTCCTCACCGTAGACCGAGGCCATGATTTGCTCGGTCGACTTGATGCTGAAGTCCTGCTTCCGGATGAAATCCTTCACCTCATCATCGTCCTTGCCGATGATGGTGCCCTTCGCCGCGATCACCTTCTGTGCGACCGCGGACGCGGAGGCCTGGCTGAACTGGCGCAGGGTGGGGCCGGCCTCCGCCGCGAAGCGGGAGGGCAGCCCCTTGGAGTGACGCATCCGGACGGTCTGCTTGTTCTCCACACCCCAGAGGTTGCGGTTCATGCAGACGGCGCGGAGATACATCGTCTCGATGGTCAGCGCCCGGGATCCCGTCTCCGAGTTGGAGACGATGAAGCCCGGGAACATGTAGTCAGGGTCGCCGTTGCGGAGCTTCCCGACCTCGATCGGGTACTCGTCGCGGCACAGGAACATGAACACGTCGCGGTCCGAGGCGTAGAGCGTGGTGCTCTCGCTGCTGACCGGCGCCGAAGGGTCGTAGGTGCCCTTACCCCAGTTGATGACGCCCGGAACCTTCCAGGTGCCATCGCTGGCGATGCCCATGACAGCGCGAACCACCTCCTCGTCCCACACCCGGCCATAATCCACGCCGGTGACGGCGCGGAGTTCAGCGACCTCGGTCCCGTCGGGATTGATGGTGCGCATGAACTTCAGCTGCTCGGCATCCGAGCGCTCGAGACGCTCCTGCAGGACCGCCGGCGCCAGCCGAAGCGTGCGCAGGAAGCCCGCAGGCGCGCCAACGCGGGAGCAGAGTTGGCCGAAGGACCAGTTGTTGGGGGCGATCATCCCGTCCGGGGTGATGAGCTGCAGGAGGGTTTCATCCTCCCTGCTGCCCCGCACCCCGATGGAACGGGTGTCGAGGGTGTTCACGATGCTGCGCTCTCTGCGCTGCTCCACGGAGGCCAAGAGGCCTTCGAGGGTCAGGAAGCGCTGGTCATCGGGCCGGGCGAACCACTGGCTGCTCACAGAGCCGTCCAGGGCGCCCCTGCTGACATCGACGCTGCGTGCGCCGATGCGGCCGGTGTTCGTGTCCATGATGTTGGTGTCGGGCATTGGTATGTCCTCTTCGCCGGCGAAACACGCCGCCGGCTGGGCGCGCCGCACCGAGATGGCGCGGCTGAGGTCGGGCAATGCCCTCCGAACCCCTCCAAAGTAACAGAACGTAGGAATTATTGCAAGGTCAAAACCGTGTAAAAACACATTTAGATGTGTTTTACACTAGGCGGCGCGTGCCGCCGCATGCTACCCGCAGGGCCATGGACAGGGTGATCTGATGGCGGGCGTCAACAAGGTCATGATCCTGGGGCGCCTTGGTCGCGACCCAGAGACGCGGACCCTTCAAAACGGCAACCGGGTCGTGAACCTGCGATTGGCGACAAGCGAAAAGTTCAAGGATCGCGAGGGCAATCTGCAGGAGCGCACGGAGTGGCACTCCGTCGCGATCTTCAACGAGCACTTATGCGACGTGGCCGAGCGCTACCTGCGAAAAGGCAATGAGGTCTTCATCGAAGGCCAGCTCGAGACCCGTAAATGGTCCGACAAGGATGGTGTCGAGCGCTACACCACCGAAATCGTGCTGCGCCAATTTCGGGGGCAGGTGGCCCTCGTCGGCGGCAACCTGCGTCAGGAGGGGGATGGTGATGGAGGCCATGGCAACGGAGGCGAGGATCGAGGCCGGGGAACCGGAGGCAGGCAGCCTGACGCAGGGCGCCAGCGCCAAAGCAACCAGGACTACGTCAACGGCAAGAAGGATTACCGGGACGACGACATCCCGTTCTGATTGCTTGGAATTCCTTCCCCACGCCTTGCGTCAGATCTTCAGCGCCGGCGCCGCGAAAACCATCGCTATCCACGACGCCACGGATCAAGCCTGGGGCATCCCTCGCCTGGCGCTGATGGTGCCCGGCGTCCACTCCATCATCCTCCCGGCCACCGAAGCCGCCTGCCAGTTCGCCGCGAAGCTGGCGCCTGGCGCGGTGCTGATCAGCTACAACCTCGAAGCCTCGGTGGCGAAGCTCAACAGCCACCTGCGCGCGTGACCGGCCTGTTCGGCGTCCTGCCGCTGCAGGCGCGCCCGAGGGACCATCGCGACAAGCCAAAGGCGACGGCAGCCTCGCCTCAGCGCACCTTCCTGGCTCCGCCAGAGGCCGTCGCGAAGGCCCGCGCCTTGGGTGAGGTGGAGCGGCGCCTCGCCGCCACTGATCGGCCCTTCATCCGCGGCATGGCCATGCTGGCGCGCGCCCGAGAGGCCCGCTTCTCGGCCGCCCAGATCCAGCAGATCGACCGCTTGGCCGCCAAGTACCGGCGTCATCTCCCAGCATGTGTTTTTCGCAGTCGAAACACATAAATCACATTGACGGCACATTTTAATGTGTTCTACGACTGCGTTCATGAGGAGCGGGTCGGTGGTCGGAGGGTCAGCCGGCCGGTGCCTCAGGACCCTGGAGGGCGGGATCGAAACGCCGTCCGGGGGCCATTGCGGGATAGCGCAGTCCGGTAGCGCGCCTGGCTCATAACCAGGAGGTCGTTGGTTCAAATCCAACTTCCGCATCCAGATCGAACGTCGCGCTCCTCCAGCGCGGCAAGGCGCCGCGGCAGTTATCTGCCGCAAAACAGACTGCCGCGGCGCGACCCTTCTTGTCCGAAATCACATCCGCGAGGCGCGAATGTTCATCACGATCGAGGGCGCCGATGGCGTCGGGAAAACCACGCAGGCGAAGCTGCTCGCCGACAAGCTGCGGGAGAACGCCAACTTCAACGTGCTCCTGACGGGCGAGCCGCGTCACGACGGGCTGGGCGCCGTCGCCCGGCAGGCCCTGCTGACCGCCACCCCGCTCGAGGCCCTGCATCTGCTGGCCGCGGCGCGCAGCGAGCACCTGCGCTCCGTGATCATGCCCCACCTGCTCAACAAGGCACTGGTGGACCGCATCGTGACTGGCTTCCTGGATGGGCGGCTGCCGACCGGGCTCCAGGCTCCCGTCGTAGTCTGTGACCGCTACATCGACACGACCTTCGCCTACCAGGTGGCGGGCAAGGGCAGGGTGGTGGAGCAGGTCTTCCTGGCCGCTTCCCGCGACTGGCACATGCCGGACCTGACCATCATCCTCGATGCCGACGAGCAGGCCATTGAGGCTCGGCTGCGGGCGCGGAAGGCGGCGATGCCGAATTGGTCACTTTCCTCGGAGAACCGGCTCAGCGACCAGCTCGATGAGAAGTTCGCGTCGGAGCGCCGCCGCATCGTCAATGCGTTTCGCGCGCCCCTCCAGATCGACGGCCGCGTGGTGCGGACCATCGACGTGACGAACCTGGATGCGGCCCAGACCCACCTCGCGGTGATGCGCGCCTTCCAGGCCGCGTCTGATGAGCGGAGGGAGCGGGCGGGGGCGATGCTCGGCGTGCCCCCGCGCCGGCAGGGAGTGGCAGCATGAGCGGCATGGGCACCCTCCCGCGCGGCTTCGGCGGCTATTCCGCCGGCGCTGGAGATGAATCCCCCCGGCCGCCCGGGCGTCTCGCCACGCTCATCGGCGAGCTTTCCCAGATCAGCTCTCGCATTGGCAGCAACGTCAGCGAGCAGGAGCGCAAGCTGGACAGGACCTTCGGCCCCGCCCCTGTCGGCGGTGCTGGCGATCTCCAGAAGCGCAGCAGCGAGGAAAGCCTCCTGGATCAGCTGTCATGCGAGATCGAGGCGCTGAAGAGCCTGGCAGAGCGGCTCGCCCACTGCACCGGGCGGCTGCAGGACAACCTGTAGCCGGCCCATGCCGGCGTCACTCAGCCCATACGCAACCTTCCTGCCCCCGAGGCCCCCCCATGTGGAACAGCATCCGCGAGATCCAGGATCCCGCGCAGAACGTCTCGAAGTTCGTCTTCACCAAGGATACGGCGGTCGCCGAAGCGGTACTCTACCGCTACCCGGACTATGCCACCCGGACCGTCATCTGCTGCTCGACCATGAGCGGCTGCCCGATGGGCTGCCGCTTCTGCGGCGCGGGCGATTTCTTCGCGCGCTCGCTCAGCGCCGAGGAGATCGTGGCGCAGGTCGAGCACTGCATCGCCGAGACGGGCGTCGCGCCGGCCGAAATGAAGCGCCTGCAGATCATGTTCATGTCCATGGGCGAGCCGTTGCTGAACCTGGCCGGCCTGATCCCGGCCATCGAGCGGCTGTACGCCATGTATCCCAGCGCGGCGCTGCTGATCTCGACCTCGGCGCCCGATATCGGCAAGGCTTTCGCCGATGTCGTGGATATTAGCGTCCGGGTGCCTACCGTCGGGCTGCAGTTCTCCGTGCACGAGAGCACCGATGAAGCCCGGGACAAGCTGATCCCTTTCCAGCGCAAGCTGGGCCTCTGGGACATCGCGCTGCGCGGCGCGGAGTGGGCGCAGGCCACCGGCCGCCGGCCGTTCTTCAACTACTGCGCTCACGACGAGAACAGCGCTGACATCGACGCCGAGCGTCTTGCCAAGCTCTTCCACCCCACGGTGTGGAACGCCACGGTCTCGGTGGTCTGCGAGAGGTCGGAAGGCCTGCCCGCGACGAATGAGCACCAGCGCCGGCTGGCCACCGGGTTCGGCGACAAGCTGCTGGGCCTCGGCTTTGATGTCCGGGTCTTCGACCCCGCCGGCCAGGACACGATCGGCGGCGGCTGTGGCCAGCTCTGGTTCGTCCAGGAATGGGCCAACCAGAACCCTGACCAAGCGCGCCGCTCCATTGGGTTCGGCCGGCCTGAGGTCCACGCTCCGGTGGCCACCGCCCATGCCTGATGGTGGGTCCTTCCGCAGGCGCCGTCGGCCGCCGGCACCGAACCCCGCCCAGTGGCCGCTGGACGAGGGGATCACGGTCGTCCTGTTCGCGGGGCTGGGCGGCGCTTGCGCGGGGCTCGAGGAGGCTGGCTGCCCGGTGCATGTGGCGGTCAACCATGACGCAGTGGCTATCGCCGCTCACCAGGCGCTGCACCCGCACACGAAGCACCTGAAGGGCGACATCTTCGACATCGACCCGGTGGCGGCGACTGGCGGGCGGCGGGTGAAGGTGCTCTGGGCAAGCCCAGACTGCCGGGACCACTCCGTGGCGAAGGGCGGCGCGCCGCGCAGCCCCCGTGTCCGGTCGCTGGCCTGGCAGGTCTGCCGCTGGGTCGGGAAGACCAGGCCGGAAATCGTCCTGATGGAGAATGTCCGCGAGATCCGGGGCTGGGGCCCGCTGATCGCCAAGCGCGACAAGGCCACCGGCCGCGTCCTGAAGCTGGACGACACCGTAGCGGCGAAGGGCGAGCACGTGCCCCGCCAGCAGCAGCAGCTGGTCCGCGACAAGCGGCGGCTCGGCCGCAGCTTCCGGGCCTTCGTAAAGCACCTCGAGCGCCTGGGCGCCACCTATCAGGACCGCGACCTGTGCTGTGCCGATTTCGGCGTGCCCACGACGCGGCGCCGGTGGTTCGCCGTGCTCAGCTTCGACGGCAGCTCGCCGGCCTGGCCGGTGCAGAGCCATGCGGAGGAAGGGAAGGGTGGTCTGCTGCCCTGGGTGCCGGCCTACAGCATCATTGACTGGTCGCTCCCGATCCCCAGCATCTTCGAGCGCCCGAAGCCCCTGGTGGACGCCACGCACCAGCGCATCGCCTTCGGCCTGCGGCGCGAGGTGCTGGACCACCCGCAGCCGTTCTTTATCCCGCTGACCCACAGCGGGCCCCCGCGGTCCTATCCCAGCACGGGGCCGCTGCCGACACTGACCACGGCGCAGCGCGGAGAGTTCGCCGTCATCGCGCCGAAGCTGGCGGCCGCCACGATGATCCAGACGGGCTATGGCGAGCGGCCGGGCCAGGCGCCCCGCGCGCTCGACATTCAGGCCCCTCTGGGCACGGTCGTGGCCAGCAGCAGCAAGCACGCGGTCGTGGCCGCCTGGATGGCGCAGCACAACCTGGGGAACATCGGGAACCCGGTCAGCAAGCCGCTCTCGACCCTGACCACCCGGGGGACGCAGCAGCAGGTCTGCGCGGCATACTTCGCCCACCTGCGCGGCACCGGTACCTCGCTCTCGGCCCAGGATCCGCTGCCGACCCTGACCGCTGGCGGCAACCACATCGCCGCCGTCGCCGCCTTCATGACCAAATACTACGGCGAGGGCGGCGTCTCGCAGTCCTGCACCCAGGCGCTGGATACGGTCACGACCAAGGCCCGCTTCGGGGTGGTCACGGCCAGCTTCGCCGGCGAGCAGTACATCCTGCACGACATCGGCATGCGGATGCTCGAGCCCCATGAGGCCGCCGCCGCGCACGAGCTGGAGCTGCCGAAGCAGATCGTCATCGACGGCGTCGCCCGCGCGCTGTCCAAGACGGAATCCATGCGGCTCATCGGCAACAGCGTGCCGAAGCGAATGGCCCGCCTCCTGGCCGAGCGTAATGTGGTTCACCGCCTGGCCGCGCTGCGCGGTGCGCGGGTGGCGTGATGGCCGCCGCCACCCGGGATGTCGTCCAGGCGGCGATCCAGCGCCTCTCGTCCCCCTTCCTGCCGCCCATGCTGGGAGGCGGCACGGTCATGGTCGAGAAGACCGACCTTGCGGTGCTGCTGGCCGAACTCGGCCGCCTTCGCACCGCCCTTCGCGTCAATGGCCTGCGCCAGGGCGCCAGCCCCACCGAAATCGACGCCGTCGTGTACGGCGAGGAGACGCCCCATGCCCAGATCCCCTCTTGATGTCACTCGGGACCAAGTTCTCGACCTGTATGAGATGGGCCGCCTGCCATCCCAGATCGCCAAGGACCTCTGCATCGCCCAGGCCCTTGTCTCCCGCTGCCTCGGCGCCCTGCGCAACGCCAAGGTTCTGCCCAAGGCGAAGGAAGACCATCAGCTGAAGGGCTGGATTGTCGAGCGGGCCAAGGCCGGGAAGGGGCCGACCACCATCTCTCGCGAGATCGGCCTGAACCCGAGCTATGTCGAAGAGATGATCCAGAGCTTCCGGCTGACAGGGGACTTGCCGTTACCCGAAGACGGCGGCGCCGACGATGTGCAGCATCCTGCCATCCGCCCCCTCAGCCTCGAGGAGGAACGGGTGTTCCTCTCCCTTCGCGAGAGGGGCGAGAGCGAGACCCGCGCCATGGCCGGCATGCGCTCCTACTTCGCCTCCCGCGCCAGACGCCAGATCAACGCCACCTCGCGCGCCGCGATGGCCGCCTGATGGTTCTCCTGGCCTTTCGTGCCTGCATGGCGCTTGGCGCCGTCGCGGGCTTGCTGCTGGCCCTCGGCCTGACACCCTGAACTTTCGGAACCCTCATCCGATGTCCAAGACCGACCCCGACGACAAGCGCATCGCCTCCTGGTTCGAGAACCACGAGATGACGGAGCGCCAGTCCATTTCCTGGCACATGGCCTCCCGCTACCGGGCGGTGCAGTTCCGCCAGCAAGGCCCCCAGAAGCTGGCCAAGGTGAAGACCTTTGCGGACAGCAACTACGCCTTCAGCGTGACTTGGACGCCCGGCTCGCTGGCCATTGCCGGTGATCTCGGCACCTTCAATGTCACGCATTACCAGGCCATGAGGACGCTGGAGAGCACGCTGAAGTGGCTTGATGGCATTGAGTTCAGCTACCTCATGGAGAAGTCCAGCGCCAAGCGGGAGTTCTCGGCCGAGGCGACGACTGCCTTCATCATTCAGGCCGCCAATGAGCCCGCCCTGGAGATGCTGGATGGCCACCGGCCGCGGTACGGCATCGGTCGACGAACCTCCGGCTACCGGCAAGAGCTGCAGGAATATCGTCGGGAGCGCGCGCCGGCGCTGATGGAGTGGCGAGACGAAGCCAGGGCCGCAATACGCGCACGCCTGGCGGGAGAGGATGTCGGCATCCCCAACAAGGACGACTTCCTGCCCGAGCCGCCGCAGGCGCTCGCTATCCCGCGCAGGGAACGGCGCTTTGGCGACTTCGATGCGCGCAAGCAAGGCGTGACCGACCTCTTCGAGGTGCCGGACGGGTGGGAGCTCTGGGCGCGGCTCTGGCAGGAGTTCGATTACAACGACGCCGAGAGCATCTTCACTGCCGCCGGGCGCCGGGAGATCAAGGAGGCTCTGGAACGCCACCTGAGCGATGGCGGCCCCGAGAACGCGGCGGACCTCTGCTACCGGCTGGGGATGGAGGACTACTACGGCACCCACGAATACCCGTTCTCGTGCCGCGTCCATTATCAGGCCATCCGGGCCTGGGTGGAGAAGGTGAAGGCTGATCGCGCCGCCAAGACTGAGGCGGCGGCATGAACGCCGAGATGATCCGCGACGCGCTGCGCCGCCGCTACCCCAGCCAGGAATGCGTCCTCATGTTCGAGGTCGCGGACGGCACCGGCGCTCATACGAAACGCCATGCCGACGCCGTGATGATGAACATGTGGCCAAGCCGCGGGCTGGCCATCGAGGGCTTCGAGATCAAGGTGAGCATGTCCGACCTGAAGCGCGAGCTGCTGAACCCCGAGAAGGCCGAGGCCATCGCGCAGCACTGCGACTGCTGGTGGATCATCGTCCCTGAGTATCTGAAGGTCGATGTGAGCACGATCCCCGTGGGCTGGGGCCTGATGACGGTCGCCGGGGATCTGAAGATCACCGTCGCCCGCCAGGCGCCCCGCCACGATCGGGCATCGGTGCTGCCGAAGCACTTCGTCGCGGCTCTCCTGCGCGCGGCCCAAGGCGCGCAGGTCAAGCTGTACAGCAGCGCGTTCGAGGCTGCGGTGAACGAACGGGTTGAGGCCCGGGTCGCCGACAAGCTCGAGTATGAGAAGGGCCGCATTGAGCGGGCTGCCGGCGGCGCGGCGCGTGTGGCCGCGCTTCTGGCGGATTCCGGGATAGAGCTCGACGGCTGGAAGGCCTCGCCCGAGCATGCCGCTGCCGCGATCAAGGCGGCCATGGCCCTGCAGGACAGCGCGCCGGAGATCTTCAAGCACCTTGTGGCCGCTGAAGCCCACTCGCGCAGCGCCATTGGCGTGATGACCAGTTTCCTCGGCGCCACGGGGCAGGAAGCCCCTCAAGTGCCCTCCTACTTCCTTCCCGATGCTGAGCGCCCCAAGGCGCGCCGCCGGGCCAACTGACCCTTCCATCCTGAAAGGCCCCTCGTCATGAGCGACCCCATCATACGACGCCCGGACGCCTTCGAGGCCCGCGCCCGCGAACTCGCGATCGCAGCTGGCCTGGAACCGGACGCCCGCGTCCCGCACGAGACCAAGGAAGGCCGTTCCATGCCGGCCTGGTGCACCTTCCGCGCGACCGCCCGCGCCGAGGTCGTCGCCGCTGCCGCCCAGGAGGCGCGCGGCGTCTCCGGGCAGGATGAGCGCTACGCCAGCGCGCCTTTGCTGGTGTGCGGCGACCATGAGCAGGGCACCATCGAGCAGATGCGCACCTGCATGAGCGTGGGCAACGTTCTGGCGGGCGCCCTCTGCGCCGACGGGCACCTGGGCTATGCTCAGCCGGTTGGCGGGGTCATCGCCTATGAGGGCCAGATCTCGATCTCCGGCGTGGGCTATGACATCGGCTGCGGCAACATGGCCGTGCGCCTGGACACCCGGTACAGCGACATCGCGGAGCGCCGCGCCGAGATCCTGGGCGACATCGTGAAGGCCGTCTCCTTCGGGGTCGGGCGCACGAACGCCGAGCGCGTGCAGCACCCGGTGCTGGACAACGACGACCACTGGCGCGCGGCCGATGTTGAGAGATTCCGGACGAAGGCGGCCGAGCAGCTCGGCACCGTGGGCAGCGGCAACCACTATGTCGACCTGTTCCGCGACGAGTTGGGCTTCGTCTGGATCGGCGTTCATTTCGGCAGCCGGGGCCTCGGCCACACCTCTGCCACCAAGTACCTCAAGGCGGCCGGCGGCCAGGACGGTATGTTCGTGCCCCCGGCGGTGGTGGACGAGAACTCGGAGCTGGGCCAGCGCTACCTCGCCGCCATGCATCTGGCGGGCGAGTACGCCTATGCCGGGCGTGAGTGGGTGGTGGACCGCGTCCGGCGGATCATCGGCGCTGTTGTCACCAAGGTCGTGCACAACCACCACAACTTCGCCTGGAAGGAGATCCACCACGGGCGCGAGATGTGGGTGGTCCGCAAGGGCGCCACTCCTGCCTGGCCGGGGCAGGAAGGCTTCGTCGGTGGCAGCATGGGCGACAACGCCGTCATCATCGAAGGCGTTGATGGCCCCGCCTCCCAGGCAGCGCTGCGCTCCACGATCCATGGCGCCGGGCGCGTCCATGGCCGCCGCGAGGCGCACCGCCGCTTCACCCGCGAGCAGATGCTGGACTGGCTGCGCGAGCGTGACGTGCTCGTCCACGGCGGTGATGTCGACGAGAGCCCCATGGCCTACCGGCGCCTGCCCGAGGTGCTCGCTCATCACACGGGCAGCATCCGGGTCACCCACCAGCTGACGCCCTTTGCCGTGGCCATGGCCGGCAGGGGCGACAGCGACCCCTACAAGGACTGAGGCGCATGCCCAGGAACACCGACCCCAATCACATCCGTGACGTCCTGGGCGCGAAAGCGGCGCGCCAGGCGGCTGCGGGCAAACCCCAAACCGATCTCGAGGAGTTCACCGGCGTGCCCAAGGAACAGGAAGACCGCGAGCGCGATGTTGGCGGCGTTGCCGCTGACCGTCTCCGCAGTATCGTGGAGAGGATCGAGCGGCTGGAGGAAGAGCGCAAGGCGATCGGCAGCGACGTCAAGGACATCTACGCCGAGAGCAAGTCGGCCGGTTTCGAGCCGAAGGTGATTCGGCAGATCATTGCGCTGCGGAAAAAAGAACCGGCGGAGGTGGAGGAACAGGAAACGCTCCTCGACCTGTACCGCCGCGCGCTGGGGATGTGAGCATGGCCCCGCCACCCTGGGCCGGCGAGGCACCACGGCGGGTGTCTGCCCGGAAGAATTCCCCGCACTGGCATCCGTATTGGTCCTTCCACGCCCGGGTGCTGCTGGGTGGGGAACCGCTGAGCCACGTGATCGAAGCCGACGCGGACGAGGGGTGGGCTGAGATCTACCCCCAGCCCATGCGGCAAGAGAACGGCGAGCTCGTCACCCTGCGCAGGCACGGTGAGATCCAGATCTTACCTCCGGAGGAGGAAGCATGCCTCTGAGCGACGACCAACAGCATGAGATCATGGACGCCCGCGGCGTCGGCATGATGACTACGCGCCCGGTGGCCCGGGCCCTGGACGACCAGCTGCACCTGCCCAGGCCGGTGCTGGACCACGGCTTCATCCGGGTCATCGACTACATGGGCGACGACGCGGCGGTGGTGCAGGCGGCCCGGGTCTCCTACGGGCGCGGCACCAAGGCGGCCAATGAGGATCGCGGGCTCATCCGCTACCTCATGCGCCACCGGCACAGCACGCCGTTCGAGATGTGCGAGATCAAGCTTCACATCAAGCTGCCGATCTTCGTCGCCCGGCAGTGGATCCGGCACCGCACCGCCAATGTGAACGAATACTCGGCCCGGTATTCCATGCTGGACCGGGAATTCTACATCCCGGCGCCTGCCCAGCTGGCCGCCCAGAGCAGCGTGAACCGGCAGGGCCGTGGTGCGGTGCTGGAGGGCGAGGAGGCAGACGATGTTCTGCGCCTGCTGCGTGAGGACGCCGGCCGCAACTTCGACCACTACCAGGACATGCTGAACGAGGATGCTGAGGGGAACTCCATCGACCCCGACCGCGCCGGCCTGGCGCGCGAGCTGGCCCGCATGAACCTGACCCTCAACACCTACACGCAGTGGTACTGGAAGACCGACCTCCACAACCTGATGCACTTCCTGGCGCTGCGCGCGGACGCGCATGCCCAGTACGAGATCCGCGTCTATGCGGAGGCGATGCTGGAGGTGCTGGAGGCCTGGGTGCCCCTGTGCGCCGAGGCCTTCCGGGATTACCGCCTCGGCGCCGTCACGCTCTCGGCGCAGATGCTGGCGGTGCTGCGGCGCCTGCTGGCGGGCGAGGCGGTGGAGCAACCCGCTTCCGGGTTGTCGAAGCGGGAATGGGGGGAGCTGATGGCGACCCTCGGCCGGGCCGCCTGACGGCCACCCCGGCTACGGCCAGGGAATGCTCTGGCCTGGCCTCAGATCGAAGCTGAGCCAGTGCCGGCAGTCCACCCGTAGCCAAGTGGGGCCAGGGGCTGGTTCTGGCCCAGCGGGGCAGCGGGTGGCGGTCTGCGCGGCCATGGCATCGAGGTCGCCGCGCGTGCTACGGCCGCGCTGCTCCCAGCGTTCCCACCGCACCTTGCCCAGGCGTTCCGCGAAGAAGAACCGCTCCATGTGATCGGCCGTCTCGCGATACCGGCCGCCGTAGTGCTCGGAGACTATGGTGGCCCGGGTCACCTCGCCGGTGCCGCCGCGGTTATCCCGCCACGACCAGGCCATGTCGGCGAGGCGCCATCGGGTCGCACTCCAGTTCCAGCGCTGTGGGCATTCGTCGGCAGCGCGGGTGATTGCGACCTGGACCTCGGCCTCCATCCAGTTGCCGCGCGGCGTATCGCGCCACAGGAGCCAGCCACCGCCGGCGGGGCAGTCCACCCCCTGCATGTACTGGCGACCGCCACCAGGATCTTGGGTGAGGTAGATGGCCACTCCCCAGGGGCCCACGCGGATGGCGTCGCCGCCATCGCCGGGGTCTCGGACATCGAAGGCCTCGAAGGAGCTGGCGAAGTCGAAGGTCTGAACCACGGTGCCATCAGGCATGAGCACCGCGTCGCTGATCTGGGCTCCTGACCAGTCCACGCGGCGGTAGGGCTGGGGGCCAGGGCGCGCCGGGGTCGCCGCACAGTCCGAAAGGGCAGGGCGGCCATCGGGGCAGTTGTGCTGCACCAAGTAGCGCGCCGCGTCTGACAGCGTCGTGGAGCTGGGCGGCGGCGGGTTGGCACCGAGCATGACGCCACACCCGAGAAGCGCCAGTATCAGCAGAAGTGCCTTGGTGACTTGTGCGCTCATCAGGCGGCTCCGTCGTCGGCGCCGATGACAGCCAGGAAGGCCACCTCGTCGGCGAAGCGGTGGAAGGTCTCGAAGAACATCGCGTCCGGCAGTCCGGCGGTGCGCCGTGTGGGCGTTGCAGGCTCCGGATCGATGCGAGCGTCCGCCCAGGCGGCGGGCAATACCGTGTCGACCGGCCAGGACGCATTGACGTGCCAGCCGGGACGCACCGTGACGGCGTAGACTGGCGCGCCCGTCTCGGCATCGACGCCGATGTGGGCACCTAGGCGGTGGATGACACCGACAACATCCACCGCGATCGGCTTGATCATGTGAGTGGCATCCCGTTGACGTGAGACTGCAGCTGCCCATCAGACACCGCGTAGGGCAGGGTCCGGACATAGCCGACGCGGCCGAACATCGCCGTGGTGAGTGCGGCGTTCGACATTCCGATGACCGCCGTGGTCAGCCCGGACGGGATCGGGCCGGCCAAGGTCTGCACCGCCCCATTGCGAGCGACGATCCGCATCGAGTTGGCATCGAAGGTCATGCCGACGCTGAACGGCGCACCTGCCGCCAACCCGGCCACTACATCCAGGTTGGTGGTCGTGCCGCCCAGCGTCTTAAACAGACGAATGTTGCTCGTGTTCGCCTGGTTCTGCACCGCGATGCGATTGCTGTCCCCGCCGGCGTGGAGGATGAATAGGCCTTGATTGGCAGCTGAAGTGGCCAGTTGAGGCAGCACGCCGCTGAAAAGGACTGTGCCTCGATCGGATTGCAACCCGGCTTGGGCCAATGTGAACGCAAGCTGATCTGCATTTCGAGTGGACTGTGCGGGTGATCCCACTGCAGGAAAGGCGGGCGAGGAAGCGAATAGAGCCTGCTCTGCACCGAAGTAGAAAAAGCGCGCCCGGAGAGCGATCGTCGCCCCAATGGCGACCTGGAACAGAGTGGCCGCGATGATGGCAACGGTTCCGGCATCGGTCAGCGTTCGGCTGGCCGATACCAACTGCATGCTGGAAGACGGCGCGAACAATGTATCGATCGCGGATCCGGCGCTGGGGGTACGCTCCTGCAGGCGGAAGCGAGTATTGGTCACATTGGTGAGGCTGCCGCCGACGACGCGCATGCCCGACGACGCAGTCCAAGTCTGGCCCTGTGAGGCTGTGATGCCGCCGCTATTCGGCTCCGGCTGATACCCCAGGTAACCGGCCGCCGTCGCGGTTCCGCCCCACTCAATGTCCAGATACGGGTAGCCGTATTCTACGCCTGTTCCGACGATCGAGTAGGCGATGCCCGCGACGGTGAGAACCGCTCCATTGGCCGGCGACGTTCCTGGCGTACCGGCCACGGCGCCCTCGTGGCGCGGGTTCCGCACAGAATTCGTGCGCTGCCCTTCGATCGACAGCCAGTTGTTGGCCCCACCGAACACCGGCACGTTGGAGCCGTACTCTGTCAGCACACCGGCTGGGCTGACGTCCCATTTCGACCCAACGCGGGAGAAGGTGCCGCCAGCGATCCAGCCTGGTGACACGAGTGTGCACAGCCCGCTCGGCCCCAGGAGCCCGCCAGCGGCAGCCCAGTTACCCAGGCCGAAGCCCGTGTTCGGCCCCAGGAGGCTGACGCTCATCTCGCGAATACCAAGCGGATGCTGGCGCCGGCTGCCTGCGCAGCGCTGCACTTGACCCGGATCCAGGCCACACCCGCCATCACGTCGCCGAAGAAGCCGATGAAGCGGCTGGCGCCGGCCGTGACCGTCACCTGGTTGCCGGCCGCGTCATAGATCGGAACCCAGTCGCTGGCAGGCGGCGCGCCATTGGTTGTCGGCGGCCCGGCCTCGAAGGTGATGTTGCCGGTGAAGCCGCCAGGCGTCACCAGCCCGCGCAGCACGCCCTGCTGGGCATCACAGTTGACCGCATCGGACGTGTCGCCGTTCACCGGGACCGAGACATTCAGGCGGCTCTGCGGCTTGCCCAGACGACCTTGCTGCATGGTGATCTCCTCAGCCCGCCAGCGCGGCCTTGATGGTGGGGTAGAGCTCGAGGACGTGCTCGAGGCCGATGGTGCCGCCGTTGGCGAGGCGGCGCGCGGCCTCGACCCCGCCGCTGCGGTAGACGGCGCCGAAGTTGTTGCTCCGCCAGTAGAAGACGGCGCTGTGGGCGGCGCCCTGCCGCTCCGTCAGCTGCGGTCGGAGTTCGTCGAGGGTGATGCCCCGGGCCTTGGCCAGCGCGGACAGGTTGTCGTAGCCCGTGGTCTGGAACAGGCCGTGGCCGCGGTTCGCGTAGCCGTCGCCGCTGCCCGCCGGGCGGTTGCCCATGCGCCCGCCATAGACCTTCTCGGCTAGGCCATAGGCGTTGCGCGCGAAGGGCTCGGCATCGGCCAGGGTCGGAAAGCGCTTCGGCCAATTCTCCCGGATGCGCTCGGGCTTGGTGTAGAAGAGGTTCTCCACCAGCACCGACAGGCCGCCTGTCTCGTTGACCACATTCGCCAGCCAGGCGGCGAGCTCGCCGTCGCGCGGCATGCCCTCGCCCTGGATCTCCTTCGCGATGACGGCGGCCCAGCCAGCAGGATCCACGGTGCCCACGGCGCGCAGCGCCCGGGCGATCGAGGTCTGCAGCAGCAGCTCGGAGGTGCTGGCCGCGATGGGGCGCTCGAACACCGCCGGCGCCGAGGTGCCCTTGATCCCCAGCGCGCGCCAGGTGGCCGGTCCAGCGATACCATCAGCGACCAGCTTCTGTTCGACCTGCCATTCGAGCAGCGCGTCGCGGGTGCGGAAGCCGAAGATGCCGTCGGGCTTCTCGCCCAGGGCCGTCTGCAGCCACGCGACATCGGTGCCGCTGCTACCCATGCGCACAGTGCGGATGCCGGCCTCGGACGGCGGTGCGACGATAGGCACCGGGTCCGGCTGCGGCGCGGCGGGCGCGATCGTGGGCGTGTAGAAGATCGCCGGCAGGGCGAGGGCGATACGAGACAGCAGGCTCATCGCTTGCAGACGCTCCGATTGAAGGCGCGGTCGGCGGCCATGGAGGCCATCATCCGATCCAACGCGGGTTTGGCCGGCGGCGCGGCCAGCTCAGCGGCAGCGGCCTGTTGCACCTCGAGCGGGAACTCCGTCAGGCGCGGGCAGGGCCGCTCAGAAACGACCGGCGTCGAGCAGCCGGCCAGCGCCAGTGCGCTCGGCATCGCGAGCAGCAGCATCAGCACCTTCACGGGTGGTCTCCTGGCGTTGGAGGGAGGTGGCGGTCTGCTGGGTCACGGCGTCGCGCGCCGCGTCCCAGCGGGCCCAGGTGAGGACCGCGACCAAGGCCACGATGGCCAGGGCATATCGGCCCAGAGTGGTGCCGAAGATGGCGCTGACTACGGTCGGCATCGGCTTACTCCCGCCACTCGCGCACTCGAGGCGGCGGCGGGGCAGCGATCTGCTTCTTGCGCGCACGGTAGGACAGCACGATGCCGATCATGGCTACGGCCGGCCCCGCAACCTGGGTGGCGACCTGCTCCCAAAGGTCCTTGTCGCCCACGCCGTGTGCCGCCAGGGCAGAGCCCAGCGCCACCAGGCCCATTCGGACGGCCCAGAGCAGCACGCCCGTCAGTTCGGGGTTCATCGCCGCGTCTCCCTGATGAGCACCTCGACACGGTTGATCCCGGCGCTGAGGTTTCGGATTTCGGTCTTCAGCTCGGCACCCAGCAGGTCCGACGCTCGCTGCGCCGTTTCCACCGCGTTGAGGCGGGCCTCGTGACGTACATCGTTCTCGTCGGACCTTGCCCTGGTGGCCGCCACCTCGGCGCGGAGTTCGGAGTCCAGGCGCCGTTCGAAGGCCGTCATGCGAGCGTCGAACAGGCTCGCCCGGGCCCGCTGCTCCAGCACGGAGTTGCCGACCCAGCTGACGCCCGCGATCAAGCCTGTGATCAGGAGCGGCACTGCCTTGTCGATGGCCCAGCCGAGCAGCGTTTCTGCGGTTTTCGTCAAGGCAAGTACTCCATGCCCGACGCAACTGCTGCGTCACCTCCGGCATGGTCGTCGGTCCGAAATTTCCGCAAGCGGTCAATCTCGGCTCTCTGCGCAGGTTGTCGAGTGGCTTCCCCTCGCATGCTACCCGGCCGCAGGCGACAGCAAGCTCAGGCGCTCCTGCAATGCCTCTCGCTCCCGCATCAGAAAATCGATCTGCTCTTCCAAACCAAGAGAGCGGCTCTGCTCGGCTGTCAGCGCCTGGCGAACCGCGAAGATTTCTGCCTGCTGACCTTCAATCTCGGCTCTCTGCGCGGTTGCCAGCGCCACAAGTGGCCCCGAGGCTTCTCCCAGCAGGTCAACGGCCTCCATCAACGAAATGGGACGCGGGTCAACATCACGGCGGAAATCGACGGTCCCGTCCGCCTTCCAGTAGACGTCGATCTCCTTGAAGTGCACGCCCCGAACCGCGCCGACATCGTCAAAGCGGATGAGCAGTTCTTCAGCGACGCGGGTCGGGTTCATGATGGCTCCAATCAGGTCAGGGCGACGACGCTGTCGTCGAAGTAGCGCCAACTGCCAGCGTCGAAGACGACGCGCGACTTGCCGGCGGCCGGGTCACTGATGGCCACGATGCGCGGAGCCCCAGTCGGGCTCGGCAGCGTTGACCGAAGGTAGAGCGGCAGGCGCGGGATGCCGAGGAAGCGCACCTCATTGCCGACGGTTCCCAGGTGGAGGGCCGGATTGGCGTCGGTGCCATTTGCGGTGACGACCACCGGGCTGCCGCTGGCGCCGGCCGTGACCTGGAGGTAGTTCGGTCCGGCGGGCGCCCCGGGCGCAGATCTGAACCGCGCAATGCGGCTGGTGCCTCCGCCCGACCGCAGGTCGAGATCGCCCGCGCCGGCTGCAGCCAGGGCCAGGCCGGCGTTCGATTCCCCCACAGCGGCTATCAGGGCTGGACTACCAGCGCCCGCTGCCACGGCGTCGATAGTGTTCGTGGGCGTCGGGAGGTTTGTTGGCCTTCTCAGTCGGTGACCAAAGACACTCAGCTGGGCATAGTTAAGCGTCTGGCTGAAGCCGCCTACGGTCCATTCGATGGTGCCGTTTTCACGAATGCGCTGGGCGTTGAAGGAGGCAGCCCGATTGTTCTGCCGTCCGGCCGTCGCGTCGGGCACAGCAAAGAGCAGATAGCCGGTGCCTGCGGATGCTGCCCCGCTGTCGTCACGGTGCCCGAAGGCACTCCAGCCTTTGATCGCGCCTCCGATCTTTGTGTCGGTCAGGGCGTCCGCGTCCCGGCCCCGCATGTCGCCCTCGATCGAGATGCGAGCAATGTGGAGGATCGTTGAGATCTGCGGATCAAACCAAATGTGCGACTTGAGCCGCGTTCCTTTGAAGCGGAAATTGTAGCCCGAGGCGATGAAAGTGTAGTTGATGTTCCCGCCGTGCCAGAACAGGTCGTTGCACCTGAGCGCGCCGTCGTCGACGAGGACCTCGAGATCGTTGCCCCAAGCGGCCAAGGTGCCAGTCGCATCGGCGGTGTAGGCGCGGTTGATGTCGACCCATGTGTCGCCTGCGCCGACGATGTCCACTGTCCCGTCGTAGGCGCTCAGGCCCGACGTCACGAGAAGGCTGCGGTCGCCATCGATCAGCCGGTTGGGGTGCCAGGCGGAACCGCCAGGCGTCATGGTGCCGGCAACGGTCAGGAAGATGCCGAAGGTACTGGCATCCTCGCGCTGCAGGACCTCGGCGATGCCGTCGTACCCCGTGCTGCCGCTGATCCCGAGGCTGTCGCCCTTCACGAAATCCGCGGCGGCCGTGGTCTGTACCGCGGCGTAGGTGGGGAAAGAGATGGACAAGCCGCCGCTGATCGTCGGCGTGAGGCTGCGCCAGTGTGCCGCCAAGCCATCAGCAACTGGGGCCATAAGCCAGACACGCCCGCTAATCGCGTATGCGAAGTATCCATGGACCGCCTGGCCGGCGTTGATGGAGGCCGCGATATTGATCGCCGTCTGAACCGCTGATGTCGGTGGCAGCGTGACCCCATCCTCGACCCAGGAGACCGGGGCGCTCAGCAGCTGGGTGGTGCCCGCCAGAAGCGAGGTAATCGATCCAGCGGCGCTGTTCTGCGACACGGAGAAGCCGATGTCGGCGTGCGCCATGGTCGAGAAGGCGGCCGAAGCGCTGCCTGCCCCTCCGATCCCGGAAATGGTCAGCGTCAGGTTGTCCATGGGCCGGTACTGGTCGACAGCAACGACGATCAGATCGTCGCCCACCGCCAGGGCGGCCCAACAGTGCGTAGCGGTACCGGTGGTGATGGCCGCCGCGATCGCCTGCGCCGTTGCCGCGGCGCTGCCCTGCCATGCAATTGAAGTCGGAACATCGCCCACGAGGGGCAGCAGCTCGGAGAAGCCGGCCTTCAGGCTCGTGATGGAGCCACCGCTTCCGGTAATGGTCAGCCGCGCGCCCTGCGGCGATCGGCCGATGAAGCGGGCGCCCCGATCAGCGATGCTGCTTACGGCCCAGGCCTGACTGGTCTGCAGCCTCGCTAGCCCGCTGCCGTTATCGGTCACTCCGAGGATAGGCAGGATCCGCGAGCGCCCTACCCCCGCCAGGGTCAGCTGTGAGTAATAGCACTCGTAGCTCTGTCGCCTCGTCTGGGAGGTGATGAGCATCGAGGCGCGAATGCCGGCCGCCGAGCAGTTGGACAGCTTGAGCTGCCCACCGGCCAACTGCCTGATTCCGACGCCGCCGAGGCCGCCGGTCAGCCCCGCCACGGTCGCCACCGGCTGGTCGAACTCGCAGTTGACGAATTGACTATTCAGCGTGTCGACGCAGAGCAGGCCGCAGGTCGACTTCTCGGCCTTGACATTGATCCAGAGGTCGCCGCTCCCGGGCCCCTCGATGGAGTACGCATACAGCTTGTCGCGTACCCAGACGTTGTCGATCTGAGCTTGACGGCGATATCGCCCGTAGAGGCGGAGCCCCCAGGCGGAGGCACCGGTCAGGCCGACGTTGCTGACGCGCGCGCGGTTTCCGCCCACATGCAGTTCGACGCCGTCGAGCATGCTGGCCGGGCCGCTGCCGATGATCGTGGTGCCTGTGCTTTCGGAACTCAATTGCAGGACAGGGCTGGCACGGAACCTCGCCGGCGGAACGATGCCAACGCGCGCCTGAGAGGCCGGGTACTGTGCTCCGAATTGCGTGGACGCGACATGAATGGCCGCCCACCAGTCCAGCAGCGCCGTGCGGTCATTCCCGCCGTTGCCCAGGGCGCCAAACTGATAGGGAGTGAGCTTCTCCCCGACAATCGCCCAGGTCCCGCCAGTAGCATCCGTGAAACCGCCAGGGGTGGCGCTCGAAACCCGCTGATATGCGGCCCCCCCTCGGTCATCCATCTGGCTGAAGCCAAGCGTGGTGATCGACGTGACCACCAAGGGGATGGCGGCGACAATAGCGGCAAGCCTCGTGCGGAAAGTGCCGATGCCGAGTGCGACGCGCAGTGTCTGGTCGTCGATGGCGCCCATCTGGCCCGCCACGGACTGCACCGGCGCCATGCTTGGCACCGCCGACGCCAGATCGAAGATCGAGGCGCCGAGCGCGGCGTCGCCGGCAGCACGGGCGGCTACCTCCCCGGGCAGAGCTGCTTCCGTCTGCGCTTGGGCGTCCAGAGCGGTGGCTGCGGACGACTGCGCCGTGACGGCGGCTTTCTGGGCGGCCTCGCGTGCCTTCAGCGCCACCAAAGCGTCTGCGCGCTCGCCCGGCGTCGCCAGGGTCGCATCCGGGCGGTCGGGTACGACATAAATGTCGCTCATGCCCCCTCCCGAACCAGAAGGCGCCCAGCCAGGAGCGGCCGGTCGCCAGACCGCAGTGCGAGATTCAATTCGTACCGCTGGATGCCCGGGCGCAATCCAGATGCTGCGGAGGGGCCCAGGCCGATCGACAGTCGAGACCTTCCCGTCTCGATGGTCAGGCCGCCTCCAACTGTCAGGGTAAGCAGGGGGATGCCGGCTTGGTCGGAAATCCTCATCTCCGCCGAAGCGCCCTCGAGATCGAGAGGCCGCCCTTCCTGGTCATGAAGGAAGAAGCTTTCGGTGAGGCCTCTCTCCGGATCGAACACGAGATCGTAGGTTGCGGGCTGGCTCACTGTAGCACCCCATGCCGGACGCACCTGCTGCGTCATCTCTGGCATGGTCGCCGGCTCACAATTTCCGCAAGTGGCTCCCTTAGGACCAGAAGATCACCGTGGCCGAGGCGATTTCCGCCTCGTCAGGCCGGGATCAAGATCAGTCAACGGAGATCTCGAGGCGCACCAGGCGCATTTCCGCGGGGGTCACGGCCGCACGCAGTCGGGCCTTCGCCGCCAGCCGCGCGGTTTCGATGATGGTGAGACGCCGGTTGGTATCCGCGGCGGCGGCCAGCACCGCTGCTGCCTTTTGCGCGAGGGTGCCCGAAAGCTGCACCGCGGCGATCAGCGGCACCGTCGAGGCATAGTCGTCTGCCAACAGCGCGGCGGTTCGAGCCTGTTCCAGCCTGGCCGCATCCATGCGGGTACTGATCGCGGGACGCACAGCCTCCGCGGCTGCGTGTGCCTCGGCGTCGATTCTGGCCTCCTCGGCCACACGGAGATCGGCCGCGGGCCGACCCAACTCAAACCGCATGGATCACGTCCCTCCATTCGAGATATGGCGGCGGCAGGCGCACGGTGACGAGCATTTGGCCAGGCTCGGTGCTCGTCAGAGTTACGGCGGTGCCGATGACCGGTGTCCAAGGCACCGAAGCCGCCCCGCGGACAGAGATCTCCGCCCCATCCGGGATTCCGCTGATGACGGCCTGGGCCTCCCCGTCCGCCGCTATGGAGCTGGCGCTCAAGGCTATCGGGGCCGCCACACGCTGCAGCACCGCGCCTCCCGCCACATGAAAGGCCTCGAGCCGCCCGCGCACCGCGTTGAAGGTCGCATGGTCGATCAGCAGCAGCTCATACGGCGTGCCGGAGATGTACAGCGGCACCAGGTGCGCCGCTGAGCAGCCGAGCGAGAGGATCACGCCGCTGTCGTGGATGACGTGGTATGCGGCTAATGCGTCGGGCGACGGTGGGCCGAGCATCTCCAAACCAGATTCCTCGCTCATGGGGCTCACCGCTTATTCAACTGGGTGCCGAGCTGAATCGGCTTGTTAACGGTCACAGAACTCATCGTGGAGAGTTGGCCGTTCACTACCCACAGCGCGTAGTTCTTCGCTCCAGATCCGGGGTTGTCGAACACCACTGGCCGCTGTCCGCCGCCGCCCAGGTAGCCCCCGTGGATCCATCTGACGTGGGACCATCCCGTGCCGTTCCAGCGCACGAGGGCGATGCCGGCACAATAGCGATAGTATTCAGCGTCGATCGCCACTCGGGTTCCCCTTATTCACTGCCACCACCGCCATCTCCACCGCCGCCGCCCGAATCAGCAATGAAGGCGGCTCCGGCCGAGGCGAAAATGAGCACTCGGCCGTCCGCGGCCACATCCACCCACAGATCCGCGATCTGGGTGTGGTTGTAAGGGGTTCCTCGGGAGACGCTGACGCTGGGCGTCTGCTCCGTGTAGCTGTTGCTGGTGACGCCCTCCCCGACGACCTTGAGGGTGCTGACGGTCAGGTCCCCGATCTGGGCCGTAGCGGTGATAAGGGTCGTGGCTGCAAGATGCGTGGCGTTGATGGCATTCGCCGCGATCTCTGTCGCACTGATGGCGCCGGCGGCGATTTTGCCGGCAACGATACTGTTGGCCGCCAGCTTGTCGGTCGTGACGCTACCAGCGGCGAGGGCTGCCGCCTGGATCGTCGCGGCCAGGATCTGACCGCCGCTGATGGCGGTTACCCCTCCCGGGGTCCATGTTCCGAGTTCCGTCGCGTTTGCCGGCGCCGGGGCCAGCATGGCCTGCGTCCAGAACAGGTAGGGGTCGGTGCCTCCATCGGTATGGAGCCGCAGCCGCAGTCGAGCGCCGGTTGCGCCAGAGGGAGCAGTGAAAATTCCGCCGATGCGCTGCCAGTTGGCGAGGCTTCGGCCTTCGAAGGTCGTATTGGCCAGGACGCTGGTGACGCTGCTCGCGAGGAGATTTCCTGAGATGTCGAGCCACATGACCTCTAGGGAGGCCCCTTCGCTTCGATGCGTGATGACCAAGGCGGAGACTTGGACCCGCTGATCGGCCGCCACCGCCATCTCTTGGTCCCACTGCACGAACAGCTTCGGGCCATTCGGTGCACCAGAGATATATGTCCCTGCGGCACCATGACCCGCCAGGTCATAGGCGGGCCACGAAAGTTTGGCCGGGCTGGTGAGCGCGGCAACGAGCCCGCTTTCACCGTAGACCGACCAGCCATCGATGGTGAGCGTGCTGCAGGAGTTCCAGATGACGTTGCTGCTGCCGACGGCGAGCGCTGAGGTGGTGACTGATCCGGCGGCGAGGTTGGCTGCCGTGACCGCGCCGGCCGCCAGCTTCGGCGTGGAGATTGCCCCGTCGGAGATCTGCGTTTCGCCAATCTCGCCGGCCAGTTTGGCGGCGTCGAGGCCCTCGATCTGGTCGCTGCTCAGCGAGCCGGTGATGGCGACCGCTGGCACGCTGTTGACCCAGGTGCCCCCGTTTCGCCGGTATAGCTGGCCGTCCGCCTTGTTGAAGGCGACTGTGTCGTTTGCGGCGCTGGCCGTGAGGTCATCGATCAGCATCACAGGCGCGATGCCAGCGGCGAACGCCGCCGTGTCGATGATGCCCTGCGTCAGGTCGGCAGCTACCAGCAGGCTGGTGGTGGCCTGGACCGGCCCCACCCACCCCGAGGTCTGGCCGAAGGTGTCGACGGAGCGGATCCAGTAGAACCAGGTCTGGTTCGGGAGCAGGCCGCTGTGGATGAAGCTGCCGAAGGGGGCCTCGCCTACCTGGCCGCCGGCCGAGAAGGTGGCGTTGGAACTGGCCCACACCTGCGTGCCGCGCAGGTGGCGCGACGCTGCGCTGTTCCAGCGGATGACGTTCGCCCGGATGCCGCCCTCGGCGGTCAGGCCCGTGGGCGGCGCCGGCGGGTCGGCACGGCCGTCGACATTGACCGCATCGATGTATGCCCAGGCGGAGGTGGCGCCCTGTCGGCCGAGCGAGCGCACCCGGAAGGTGTAGTTGCCCGGCTGGAGGTCCGCGAATTCGACGGTGGCCCCGGCCACCAGCTGCGCCGCCTGCAGCGCGCCCTCGCGGATGGCCTCGGCCTCATAGCCCGTGACCCACGTGTCCTGCACCGAGGTCCAGGAGAAGATGACGCGCAGCAGCGCGGTGTTGGCTTGGCCGCCGACATATTCCTCAACCTGGAGGTTCGTCGGCACCGGGACGGCGCGATAGGGGTCACGCTCGATCGAGAAGGGGGTGTCCTCGAGTGCGAGGCCCTGCTCGATCATGTCGTACTTGCCCGGGTAGTGGCGGGCGGCCGAGATCTCGTAGGTGCCTTCCTCGGCGTCTTCCTTGACGTGCAGCACCCGGTAATGGACCGGCGCCAGGTCGCTGGCGGTGATGACCCACACCGCTTCCGCGATGGGCACCTGACCGAGTGGCGTCTGCAGCAGCACCAGGTCGGTGGTGCCCGGGCCGTTCGTGAGGGGCGTCAGCGCGCTGAGGTCGCCCGAGGGCAAGACCACGGCGAAGGAGTAGGTCTTGCCGGCTTCGAAGGTGACCGAACGATCAAGCTGCAGTTGAGAGTTCGAGGTCGGCGTGCAGGCCAGCCGGCCGCTCAGCTGCAGCCCGGCCAGCTTGGAATCCTGGATGAGGACGATATCGCCGGGCACAACGTTCGCGTGGTCGCGGGACGCCGTCCACCGGACCATACGGTCCTCGTACTTCTCGGTGAACAGGATCCACCGGCCCATGCGGCGCGCCTGGCTTCGGCTGGTGCAGCCCACGGCCTCGTAGTCGATGGGGCGATAGCCGACCGCCCGCATGAGCTCGGGGTCGTCCACCAGTTCCACCGCCTCGCGGTAGCCAGTGACGGGATCGCGCCAGCGCACACGCACCAGGGAGTGCTGCGACCGCTGCGAGGCACCCTCGTAGAGGAAGTCGCCGATGATGTTGGAGCGGGTGACGAGCTTCTTCGGCTCGCTGGGCCTGTCGGCCACGGGCACGATCTTGCCCCCGCCCCAGTAGATCATCGCCCGGAAGGAGGAGGCGATGGACTGCAGGACGCGGTAGGCCTCGTCGTCGCTGTTGATCCAAAGGTCGGTCTGGTACCGCGGCTCCATGCCGCCGAAGCCGTCCGGCACGGTCTCGTCGCAGTATTGGGCGATCGAGTAGAGGGTCCAGCGGTCGACCAGCGACGCCGCGGCCTGGTAGGCGGCGGTGGGGTTCACCAGGCCAGCCGCCAGCGCGCGGCCTGCGCCCCAGCGCGGGTTCGTCGCCAGTGTCCAGAAGATCCACGCCGGGTTGCGGGTCCAGGCCTGCTTGAAGGTGCCGTTCCACAGCCCGCTGTAGGTGCGCGTCTCCGCGTCGTAGTTGGTCGGGACGTCGCAATAGAGCCCGAGCGGCGCGAAGGTGACCTGCGGGATCTGACCGTTGAACTTCTCGGCGTCGAAGGCCAGCGCGACATAGGCGCAGCCCGGGTAGAGCATCTTCTGGTCGAGGACGGCCGAGTAGCTGACCCAATCGATCAGGTTGCCGGTCTTCGTGTCAGCTGGATCGGGGGTTTCCCGCACGACCCTGATGTCGATGATGCCGTTGTAGGGCTTCGCCCAGGAGTAGACTTTCGAATAGGGCGAGACGCACTTGCCGCTGATGGTGTCGCTCTGCAGGCTCTGCCAGGGTCCGCCGCTGCTCGGGCGCCACTCGATGCGCAGGCTGACGGAGGTTGGATCGACGTTGCCCTTGTCGTCCTGGTGGTACATCGCGGGCAGCTGGATGCCGACCTTCAGCCTATCGCGGCTGGTGAGATCGACGGTCCGGATCTGCGGGGTGTTGTCGGCGGTGACACGGCCAGGCCCGGCGAAGGTGTCCTCAGCACTTGGGAACCCCTCAATGTAGGACGCCCCCGCATCGCCCAGGCGCCACTGGACATCCACCATCTCGAAATTGGTGCTGCCGTCGGCCGCGATGATCGGGGTCTGGTTTTCGGTGAGGAAGATCGACTTCCTCGCCTCGTCGGTCTGCCAGCCCGCGATCGGGCCCTCGGAGATGAGATACAGGACGCGCAGAATATTGCGCGCGCGCAGCGTGTTCTCGGCCTCGCGGCCACCCGACGAGCCGCCGCCGCCAAGGCCGCCAGCACCATGAATCGGGGAATGGGACGAGAAACCGTCTGGCATTCATCCTGCATGGTCGCCGGTTTCCGGCGGCGTCCAGCGGTCAGAAGTCAGTCGTCTCCATGGCCACTGCAATGATGACGCCACCGGTGCGGGGCTTTCCGAATGCCAGCGGCACCGGCACGCCCTGTTCGGCCGGGTTCACCGAGCCGTTGAACAGGAAGCTGCGCTTCGTGTCCCCAGCCTTAGGCGTGGAGGACAGGGCCTGGGAGATACCGCCGAACAGCATGGCAGCCCCGAACAAGGCCAGTTTGCCGGCGGAGACGGAGAGCGATGTGCCCAGGACTGAGCCGAGGTTGAGCGTGGTCCCAAGGCCGCTCCCGGTCACGGTGCCAAACGCGGCCGCAGTTGCACTCTGGGTAGCGGTCGCCGCGCCCGCGCCTGCTGCTTCACCCGCGCCAGCCGCCGCGCCACCCGCCGCGCCGCCAAAGCCTGCGGTCAGGACTGCAGCAGTCACCAGCAGCAGGGCGCCGATGATGATCTTGCCAGTGCCGCGCCCGCCCGCGCCCTCAGCTGCCGCCACGAGGTGCATCTCGCCGCCCAGGTTCACGCCCAGCTGCTCGCTGGGCAGGGATCGGCCCTTCTTCAGGGAGCCGCGCACGACGCGCCAGCTGCGGCTGCGGATGGCCTCCTCGAAGCCCGGAAGCTGCATGTTCAGCGCGTGGATGGCCTCGGCCGGCGTGCGCACCGCGAGGGTGAAGGGACCGCCGAACTGCTTCCGCATGGGCCCGTGCAGGTGGATGGTGTTCATGCGGGCACCGCCGGCGGCCGCAGCACTGCCACCAGCGAGGCGCGCAGGAAGCCCAGGCTCTCCCGCTGCACAAGGCAGTTGCGCTTGTGGTGAAGGATGGTGCCGTCGCCCAGGTAGACGCCCGCATGGTTGGGGGTCCGCTTCGGGCTGCCGAAGGAGAACAACAGGCCGTCGCCGCGCTGGATCTGCTCCTCGCCCACATGGGTGAAGCCGGCCCGCTTATAGCCGTCGACATAGGCCATCTTGTCGTCCAGCTCCCAATCCTGGTCGCGCGCCACGTCCGGAATCTCGAGGCCCATCTCCAGTGCGTACCAGTCCCGCACCAGGGCGAAGCAGTCCCCGCAGCCGTCCGTGCCGCTCGGGCCCCACCGGAAGTCGCGGGGCATGATCGGCGGGCGCGCCACACCCTCGCCCCAGAAGAAGGGCTCACCCGGCTTGCCATTGACCACCAGCACCAGGCCCCAGGGAATGCCCATGGCGAGGCACTGTTCTTGATCGGCGCGGGAGGGGTGGTCGAAGCCGTTCTCGTTGTGGCTATGGACCACGGCCAACACCTCGCCGGCGGCGGCGCGCGCGGCGACGCAGCGCGGCATGACGAAGAACGCCTCCGGCTCATCGCTGAGGTTGGGCTGCGGCTCATAGCCGCGGGCGGTCACGATGCCGCAGCTCTCCTTCGGGTAGCGCGTGGCGGCGTCAGCCTTGATGGCTGCGATGATGTCGGCCGAGAACATCAGAACCTCACCTTACCCACCCCGGGGAAGGCGCTCATCGGCAGCGGGGTGGATGTGCCGTAGCGCGCTCGGCAGCCGAGCAGGGAGCGGGAGCACTTGTCCTGGGCCGCGGTGGTCGTCGGCTGGTTAGCAGAGTCGAACATCTCCGAGCCCGCGTAGGGGCAGGAGCCGTATTCGAAGCTGCTGCCGTTCCAGTACCGGTAGTCGAAATCGCATACGTCGCGGATCACCTGGCGCGCGGGCAGGCGCTGGCCCTGGATGTCCAGCGGCGAGACGCATTCGAGGGCAGCCTCGATGCCGGGCGAGTGCCGGGATACCCGGTCGATGTAGAATTCCTCGGGCCCATAGAAGTCGGTGGGGTCGGCGTCTGGCCCGTCATCCAGCGCGCCGCGGAACACCTGCTTGCGGCTGACCTTGCATCCCTTCAGATCCTTGTAGGTGACGAGCAGGGCGGTCATCAGGGCGTTCTGGTCAGGGATCACCACCGTGACGCGCGGCACGGCGCCGCGCCCGGTCTTCTCCATCCCCTCCAGGCGCAGAGGCAGCGGCGAGTAGACGAGCCCGCCGAAGCTGACGCTGCCCACCTTGGCGCCAGGCGCAAACTCGATGGGGGTGGCCGAGAAGGCCTGAGCCCCAAAGGTAATGCTGGTCCGCGCCCAGGACACACCGCTGTCGGTAGCGGCCGAGCCGGCTGAATAGGGCGTGGTAACGATCCCGTAGATGATGTGGGTGGTGTTCGGCGGCACCTGGCCCGAGACTGACACCAGGGCGAAATTCTTGAAATCGCGCCCGATATTGGGGAGGTCGGTCAGGCCAGCCCAGAGGCTGCGCTGGGTGGTGAGGAGGGTGGCGCCATTCCAGAACTCCACGGACACGCAGGCGCGGCAGCGGTAAGCGAGCAGGCGCGCCTGGGCCTGGAAGAAGAAGCCCGAATTGACCTGGAACGGGCTCGCCCACCAGATGCCGCGCTCCTCGTCGGCAGGGATGCTCGCCCACTGGGCGACGCCGTTGCCCTCGTCGAGGACGCAACCAGGATTGCTGGCGCCCCAGGCATTCGTGGCCGTGTCGAAGATTGCGGGGTTGTAGGGCGGCGCACCATACGACCAGCCGGTGACATTGGCCTTCGGCGAGGGATTCCAGATGCCATTGCTGCCCGGGCCACCCACCGGCCCCGGGGTCCAGCGCCGCACGCCACCGCCGTACTTGGTGATGTCCAGCTCGTAGAGGTCGATGAGGGCCTGGCCGGCCAGCTCCTGGGCGCGGCGATGACGGACAGCCATCAGCTGGGGCTCCAATCACGGGTGAGGGCGGCGGTGACCTGCCAGCGGTCAGGGCCCAGCTGCCGGCCCGCCCAGCGCTCGCAGATCCATCGCCGCATGAGCTCGTTGGGCTGTTGCCACCAGAAGGGCTGGTAGCCACCACGCCCGCGCAGGAAGCCGAGGATGGCGTCCTTCTCCGCGGCGTAGATGTTCGAGAAGCTGAGGTTCACGTTCATCGTCACGTGGTTCAGGCCCTTGGGCGACCGCATGACGTAGCCGTCGTTGAAACGGTGCTTCACGAGCTCGGGGGCCTCGTCGCCCTCCACCGGAGCGTCGGGCGATCGCGGCGGCTGCCACACCGGCTGGGTGCCGATGTAGCTGGGCGTGGCCCCGCTCCAGGTGGCGGTGCCATCCGGGTAGATCGTAACGGGGCCAATGTTGACGGTCATGGCGGGGCGGGGTCTCCGTCTCCGTCATGGTCGCGGGCTATCAGGGGGCGCAAGGCCCGCTGGTGGCTCCGACTTATGTGCAGAAAATGCAAAAAAGCCCCGGAGCGAAGAGGCTCCGGGGCTCTGGGTCAGAAGGCCTTGGGCAGGCCAGCGTCCTTCAGGATCTTGTTTGCCGTTCCCTTGGTTTTGACGTCATGGGAAACGGCGAAGGTCTGGTTGGTGGCGGGATTACGCCAAATGCTGTGGCTTCCTTTTCCGGGACGCTCGAACTGACATCCAGCGTCCTTTAGAAGCTTCTCGATCTGCCGATCATAGCTCGCCATTGGCGGCGGCCTATCAGGCAGCCATCGGCATCTCCGCCGACATCTGCATCATGCCGGCAGGCGCGGTGTCGCCATTGATCTCGCGCAGATCAGCGACCACGGCCTGGACCTTCTTATACAAGCGGTCCAGCGTGGGCGCCTCGGCGTTGACACCCGGATAGGAGCACTCCGACACCCACCACATGTTGGCCTCGCTATCAAACTCGGCCTTGAAGGTGACGGTTGCGGCTTTGGTCTCCGTAGACATGCTAGTTTTTCCCTTTCTGAGGCGCATGTGTGCATCCCCGCGTTGGAAAATCAATGCTCGCATAACGCAGCAAAATTGAGGCCGGGCGAGCGATGTGCTCGCACGACCTTCACATTTCAATGTCGCAGTTAGCATGCGGTTGATTCATCGCGGAAATCGCGATGCGCTGGGACGGCACGCAAAATTTCATGATGTGAAAAATGCAGGGCCGCGTCGTCCGAGGGCGACAGCTGGAATCCAATCCGGGGAGGAAAACAGAGCAGACTGTTTCGGAACAAATATAGAACGATAAGGCAGAAATGTCAACAAAATAGCCCCCCAGCCATCACTGGCTGAGGGGCTTCTTGTCGTCTGGGGCCGAGTTAACGGTCCCAGTCGGGCGCGGGCTCCATGGCCCAGCGGACGAGTTCACGCGTGCCTTCCGGCAGCGCGTGGACGGCCGACGCCGGCACGGTGAGTTCCTGCTCGTCGCAGGAGATCAGGATCATGTCGGGAAGGTCGGGGTGTGGGCCCAGCATCTGCACGAAGCGGGGGCCGGCGGCGCTCGCCCACAGGCCCTCGCGGGCCGCAGGCGGGCGTGTCATCCCTCGATCCTCGAGGTGATGGTCACCCTGCCGAGGATCCGGAGCTCGCCGCCATCCAGGGGGATGGGCAGGCCAGCTACCAGGTTATTGGTCACGGCACGGGGCCAGACCAGCTGCGCCGCCTGGGGCGGCACATCGCCGAGGAACGAGAGACGGACGGTGTCCTTCTCGATCGTCAGCAGCCGGAGCGTGAGCTCGCGGCGGTGCAGGTCGTCTCGGCGCTCGACCACCACCAGCTGCCCGTCATCGACAGGGCCGAGGGAGATGCCGACCATGGCGCCTGGCCGCGCCCGGGAACCGACATGGTGGTCGGTCACGAGCATGGCGGCCTGGGCGTCGAAGCCGGGCACGATGGCCAGAACGCCGAAGTTCGCGTTCGAGTGGGCCTCCGTCTCCCAGACGCCGGCACGGAGCATGTCCGTTACCGGCAGCACGTCAGCGGCCCGGAAGGCTCGGGGTGCGGGCTCATCCTCTGGCTCCTCGGGTAGAGGGGCCGTGGGCTCCCTGACGGTGCGGGGGCGGCCGCCGAGCTTCCCGTTTTCACGGGAGGTCTCGCGTCTCCTTTCGGAGCAGGGCGGCTTCTCGGCCTGGCGCGGCATCCGCGCGATGACCAGGTCAGTTTCCTCGAGGACAGCGACCTTGAGGGTCTTGCCATCAGAGGTCCTGAGCAGGGCCTCGTCTCCGGGCATGAGCGGGCCTTCGCGCTTGCGCGTAGGGCGCGCGCGCGTATACGTTTCGTGGGTCTCCACGAGACGCTCCTTTCAGTAATGTTGGAAGGAACGGGCCAGTTGGGTGGCAATTACCTAACTGGCCCAACTAATAATATATCAAAATAAATCTAATTTATCAATTCAATAGAACGTTTATCTCAAATAAATCTGAATTGTAAGAGGGTTGGAATGACGGTCCGTTATCTATTACTGCTTTGTGTGGCTCTCATGGGCTGCGTTCCCACTGCCCCGCAACCTGTCATGCCACGAACCGGTGCCGCAAACCCAACTTGGCGTCACGAATGCCGGCAAGATCGCATCCTCGATCGGCAAACGTGCGCGATCGAAGTGCGCGATGTCGGCTTCGCCTGGCTGAGCTTAGTGCTGCGGCCCGGAGGCGCGTTGATCGGCACCAGTATTCAGTGGCCTGAGACCTGGAGGGCGCGGATCGTCGGCACTGGTGAGGTGTTTGCGGGCAGGTGCTTCGAGGAGTCGCTGTGCATGGCACCTCAGCCCTTCACAGTAGCGGCCATCCGCGAATTACGAGGCGGCGGCAGTGTCATTCTAGAAGTAGGGCCCCACAACGGGACGATTTCCAGTGCGGGCTTCAGCGAAGCACTGTCTGCCGCCTCTGCCAATGACAGAGCTTTCGCTCAGCTGGACCGGCCAATCGATCCTCCCAGTGCCGCGACACGCCAAGGCAGACCCACGCCGCGCAGAAACTGAAACATTTGCTTGCTTGCAATCAAGATAGCAGACCGTAAGGTGCCTTTGCCTGCGGTCGGAGGGGTCGCAGGACTTCCGAGGCGGCGCTCAGTTTGGGGCGCCGCCTTACCCCCCGCTCAGATCGGGTTGAACATCCCACCCACTCGCTGCTCCTCAAGCATCTGTTGGGTCTGCTGCTCCGCGACCGCGCGACGGATCTCCTTCGAGATCATGCGTGCCTGCTCGGGGGAGGTCTGCGCGCCAGCCCCGTGATTGTTGACGTTGACGTAGATGTCGCCGCCTCCACCTCCGCCGGAGGACGCCACGCCAAGGCTGCCGTTGGCCATGCGGCGCAGCGGCAGGATGGCATCACCGTCCCCAGCCTCACCGGCCAGCGCGCGGCCGCCGCTGGGTAGGGCGAACATGGTGGCGTGCTCGACGACCTGACCCGTGCCGTCCGTCATGCCGCCCTGGGCGAAGGGCAGGATGCTGCGGAAGAAGCTCCAGAGCCCACTGCTGCCACTGGAGCCGGACGAGCTGTCGCCTGCCGGCGCCCGGCTGCCCGAGGAGCCGCTGCCGAACATGCTGCCCCCCACATACTCGAACAGCTGCTCGCCCCATTTGCTGCTGGCCTGGCGGAAGAAGGTGCTGGCCACCTGTGCGGTCAGCTGCGCGAAGATCTCGCGGGCATTGCCGCCGCGGAGGATGAGCTGCTCCAGGGCTTGGGCGCCGGCTTGGCCCATTCCCACGAATGCCTGGCGTAGCTGCTCCGTCTCGCGCAGCATCCGCTGCATTTCGGAGCCGCGGTCGGCGAGGTTGGAGGCCCGGAGGATATCTTCCTCGGTGCCGCCGGCTTCTCGAGCTGTGCGCACGGCTCGGGATCGGTTGGCATAGGCCTCTCGGTTGTTGGAGGTGTACCACCACGGGGCAGCATCCTCCTCCCGGTTATCCAAGGTCCGCTGCTGCATCGTGAGGTCTGCGCGCAGCTGAAATTGGGACCGTGATTGGGCCTGGCGCTCGTACAGGCCGCCTCCCTCTGCGCTGCCAATGCCCAGCACTGCCAGTCGAGCGCGAAGCGCGCGCTGTTCTTCCAGACTCGCGCCCTGCATCGCGCCACGCAGCTGCGTCTCCTCCCGAAGCTGCCTTTGCCGTGCTTGAATGAGCTCGCGCTCCAAGGGAGTTGCCGCAGTTAGTGCCTCAGTCTGCTCACGGTAGGCACGAATGGCGTCCAGCAAGGTTCGATCGAACTGTTGCATGATGCCACGGCGTTCGCTGCTCGATGCGTCCCTCAGGAAACTGTCAAAGCTGCCTTCCAAGCTGTTCTGGGACAGCCGCTCAGCCTGGGACCGTGCGCTGAAGTCCATCGCGCGAGCACCATACTGACGCCCGTAAAGCCATGCGAGGCCTTGCTGGGTGGGGTCGATGAAGCCACCAATCGCAGCCTGCCGCACATCACCACGGGGATCGGCTTCCCCAGGGCGCACAATTGCTTGGGCGGTAACGTTGATTTCCGGGAGCATCCCCGGCGCAGTTGGCAGCGGTGGCCCTACACTCGGCCGAGCTTGGGTACCGAAGTCGGCCATTCGGCCCGTGGCAGGCGGCAAGGCCCCACGCAGTGCATGCCACGGGTTACTTACCATGCGGCCCCTCTCGGGATCCCACACGTAAGGTCCAGCATCTTCTGGCCGCCTGGGATAGCTGCTGCCCAGGGCCGGCCGACCCGGCATAGCATTGTAGCGTGTGGCTGAGTCACCGAGTGCATCTGTGGCGCCGGCCGCCGGAAGAACTCCAGGTACAGGCGCGCCGGGGGCGTAGATGTTCAAACGCTGGCGCGCGTCGGCTTGGAATGCTTGCGCCTGCTCGATGCTGAGGCCCAGCTGCCGCACATACGGCGCATCGGTCAGAAGCATGTTAGAGGCATTCGTGGCTCGCACGACACCCAGAGCGGAGTTGCGCAAAGCCTCATTGGTGGCACGCTCGAGATCGGTCACGGCCGAGGTCAGTGCACGCAGCGCCTCGGTGTTGGCCAGAACCGGATCCCGTGTGTCATTCATCACCCGGTCCCGGGTGCTCTCGTAGATGTTCGAGAGGCGATTCTGCGGGTTCACGTCGATAAGCCGTGACCGCTGATCTTCCGTAAAACGCAGATTGCGTGTGGCCTGGGCCTGCCGCTGCTCGGTGCGCGCCCTCTGATCACGATCGATGTCATCGGCTGCCGCTTGTAGCGCCCGTGCTTGGTCCTCCAGACCAGTGTACTGCTGCCGGATGCGCAGCACGGCCTGGGCGATGAGCTGGGCTTTTTGCTGCGCCTCCTGGTCGGTGAGCACCTCTGTGCCCTGGATGCCCAGGCGAGCAGGGTCCAGGCCGAAGAGGTCGCTCCGGCTGCCGGCGCCGGCTGTCACGCGGCGGGTCATATCCCGGTCGTCGTAGCCGCGGCCGTCGCGCTGAAAGGCGTTGCTGTTGAGGGCGTCGATCCGGCGCTGCAGGGCTTCACTGGCCCACCCCTGATCCCGGCTGCGCAGGCGGTCCATGATCGCGCTGGGCGACATGCGCTCCATGCCCGCGACGTCGATGTTGCCGAAGCCCTGGAGGGCCGGGATCATCATGCGCTGCAGTTGCTGCTGCACATCGGTCATGGCGCCCTGGGCGATCAGGGTGTCGCTGTCGAGATCCCAGTTAACCGTGCGCTGGAGATCTGGGTTCCGGCGCATGTCGGTCCGCGGCGCGTACTGCCCCCGATAAGCCTGGAAGCGGTTCCAGTAGTAGCGGCCCTCGGCCCCGAAGTTGAAGTTCCGGTTGAGCCATCCGGTGTCCCGCCTGGCCTCATCCTCCTGCTGGAAGCGCAGCAGGATGTCGGACTGGGCCGCGCCATAGAGGTCGCTGTTCCGGTAGGCCTCCATCTCCTCGTTCAGCTGGTCGGGGCCGCGCACCTGGGACCCGAGGCCCAGCTGGTTGCGCACCGCGCCGCGGAATGCCTGGCCCCAGCTGCCCTGCCGCCAGCGCACGGTACCATCCGGCTGAACTTCCATACGGAAGGCATCGCCGTTGGAGGTCTGGCCCGATGCGCGGCGCTGGCGCAGCACGGAGGGCCGCTCCGCGCCACCACCCAGCCAGTTCGGGACCGCATCCTCCCAGAAGTCGCCGTAGTTGCGCTCGAGGTCTTCGCGCTCCGCGATCTGGTTGCGGAGGGTGGCGTCCCGCTCGGAGATCGATCCCCGCACCCGAAGGGTCAGCGGGCTGATGACGCCCTCCTGGGCGCGCCGGGCGCGCTGCTCTGAGGTGACATAGGCGTCGTTGTTCAGGGCGGCCAGGCTCGAGATGCTCTGCGGGCCCAGGACAGCGAACACCTCGTCATTCCGAAGCCCGTCCGCGCGCCGGCCGCGCATCGCCTGGACGAATTCGCGCAGCACCGCCGCTCCGTCATCAGGGGAACGGCCGTCCACATTGACCCCGTACTCGCGCAGGACGCGCCGCGCGCGCTCGCCAGCCACCGAGGTGCCTTCCAGCGCCTGGGTGATGCGCTGCAGGCTGGACACGGTCTCGTAGGAGTTGAGCCCGATTTGGCGGCTGGCCCGCACGAACTCATCGATGCCCGAGGCCGTGGTGCCGAACAGGTCGCCCGCGGCGCGCAGCTGGCCCAGGGCGGTGGTCAGCTCCGTGGTGGTGGTGCGGAAGGTGCCGACCTCGCGGGAGAGCGTCTGGATCCGGTTGATGAGAGCATCCAGGCCCGTGCCCGCCTGGCGTAGCATGCTGTCGGTCAGATGCGCCTGGCTGGCGAGATCCCGGAGAGCCTTGCTGCTGTCGTTGCTGGTCTCGGCCATCTGCCGGAAGGCGGCCTGGGTGCTGCCGGCGCCCCGGGTGAGCTTGTCCAGCTCCTGGGTCGCCGTGACGGCCTGGGAGCTGTCGATCGCAAAGGCGAGCGCGGCAATGTCCTGCATCAGTGCGGCTCCTCGGAGCGAATGGCCTTCAGCCATGCATGGTCAAGGACCGTGACCAGTGTGAAGTCGCGCTGCGTCATCCGCTGGCCGGTCAGCTGGCTCCACGCCAGAATCTCGGTGGCAGGCAGCGGCAACGGCACGCCCTGGGAGAAGGGGCGCCGGTTGCAGAGGTCACGGAATGCAGGGAGCGCGAAATGCAGCTCGGGCGGCGGCGGCGGCAGATCCAGCTCTGGCACGGCCGCGCCGGAGCGCTGCGCGGCCAGCAGGTGGTCGCGCAGGGTGCCGCCGGCCTTCTGGGGCGCTTCGAGCTTGAAGGCCCGCTCACCCCAGTGGCGCGCGGCCGATGTTACTCGGGAAAAAAATGGGCATCGCTCTGCATGAAGGCGCGCGCGCCCGGCCGCAGCCACGCGAAGCGGGGGTCGCTCCAGAGCTTCACCGCGTTGTCGTAGGTGCAGGGGAACTCCACCCCGTCCACCATCATCGGCGGCCAAGCCTTGGTGCAGCGCGCCATATGCTCGGCCATCAGTTTGTCTTCCTGCTCCGTGCTCACGCGGGCATTGGACTGCTCGATGAGCAGGCGTGCCTCGGTGGCGCGGCGCACGGAATCCCGGAAGATGTCGGCGGCGGCGCCGACCAGCAGGAAGCCGAAGGTCTGGCCGTCGGGCAGCTTCATCTGGGCGCCGGTCTTCGGGTTGATGGGGTGCCACCAGCGGCCCTCTTCGGACGCGGTCAGGGTGTCGAGCTTGTTCAGGTCGAACATGAGGAACCTCGGGGTAGGGGCAGGGGAAGGGGGGAAGCTCGCCTTACAGCGAGCTGTCCTGGACCAGGATGGTGGTGGCCTCGTAGGCGCCGGCGGTGAGCTGCTCGAGCGCCTGGAAGCGGAAGCTCTGCATCAGCTGCATCGGGCCATCCGACTGCTGCAGGCCGGTGATGCGACAGCGCGGCATGACGAAAGCCATGAAGTGCGAGTTCACGCTGGGATCGCTCTTCAGGTAGAGCGCCAGCTCGAACTCCAGCTCATTGGCCTGCATGCCGACCAGGGCGTCGCTCTGCAGGTACATGGATCCGGAACCCTGCACGCTCACGGGGCCGCTGAAGATGTCAGGCAGGCGGTTGTCCCCCACGACCGGATCGCCACCCGTCTGGGCCTGAATCTGGAAATTCAGCGAGGTGATGATGGCGATATCGGCGCCGTTGAGGCGCACGGTGCCGGTGTTGCCGGCCACGCTGGCGACGGTGCTGGCGGCCGTGGGCGAGGTGAAGTAGGGGCTCGGCCCCTCGTCCTTCTTCTCCCGGGTCAGCATCTGCGCGCTGAACTGGGTCATGCCGGTGGCGGGCATGTTGATGCCCACCGTCTGCACGACGCCGTCCTCGTAGACCTTCACGGTCGGGGTCGCGAGATCCGACTGATAGTCCTCGATCGTGTAGTAGGGCACCACCTGACCGCTGGCCGGGATGAAGGTGCTCTTGCCGACCGCGACCACCGTCACGCTGTCGCCCGCCGCCTTGGACGCGACGGTCTCGTTCCCCGTGCCGGCGACGGTCATCACCGTGGCGGTGAGGCCGATGATCCGGTAGTTCCTGGCGTTGTTCGCCGTGGCCGTGGTGGTGAAGCCCGAGAAGCGCACCACCATGCCGATGCGGAAGCCGTCGGTGATCCAGGAGCCCGCCGCGCGCGTGAAGGTGCCCGGAGGCCCAGCAGCGGCCGTGACGCCGGTGTTCGCGGTCGTGCTGCCCGACACGGCGAATTGCCTGCGCAGGATGCCCTCGAAGAAGGGCGTCTGCGCGCCGGGCGCGAGCGTGCTGGAATAGGCGAAGGAACCGCGGCCAGGGCCGTTGCGCGTCTCACGCACCTGCTGGCTGAGCAGCAGCTCCGGCGAAGTGAAATTGTCGATATTGAAGTTCGGCTCGGCCGAGATCCGGCGCAGGATCGCGCCCGCATTGGTGGCCGCCCGCGTCTTGAGAGCGGTCTGGCGACCGATGCTGATCCGGCGGTTCAGACCGCGACCCAGACTGCCCGACATGCCTATCTCCTATGGCTAAGCGGCCCCACTCACTCCGTCATGGTCGAAGGAGGGGCATCCTCGGCAAGGGGCTGTTCGGCGCCTTCATCGCGCTCGGGCGCGACGCCAGGGATCGCCGCGCCGGCCACGGCCAGCAGCACGTCGTCGGCCAGCGGGTCGGCCGCCGGATCGTTGTCCTCGGTGACCTCCACCTCGCCCAGAGCGACGTGCTTCTGGAAGTCGTCCATGGCGATGCCACGTTCGTCGCACATCGCCTCGGCGTGGAAGGTCTCGCCCTCGTAGAAGCTCCAGCGACCCTCACGGAAATAGCTCTTGATCATGACGATCACTGCGGCGGCTCCTCGTAAAACCAGCTGATGGCCACGGGCTGAGTGCGCCAGCCGGCGGTGACGAAGTCAGGCGGCAGCCCGACATTGGTGATGGTGATCTTCACCGGGCCGTCCGCGATGTCCGGGCTGCCACGCGGGAAGAAGTCGCGGATGGCCAGTGCCCGAGAATAGGCGGGGCGCAGGCCCTCATCGGCCGGGTGCTTGACCAGGATGGTGTAGCTGCCGCGCCAGAGGTGCGGCGTGACCTGGAAGCTGCCCATGGGCGAGACGTCGCGGCCCGTCATCCTGGTGGAGATCCACGGCTTGCCCGTGCGAGGCTCGAATGCCATGCCTTCCCACTGCACCAGCGGCTCATTAGCCAGCAGCTTCACGCGGTTCTCGAAGGCGCGCTGGATGCGCAGCAGGGTATCGCTCATGTCCGCTGTCCGGTGGTGATGGCGGTCACGACCGCCTCGGCGATGGCAGGAATTTCGGCCACGGTCTGGGCCACCATGCCGGCGCCGCTGACGCTGGTGGTGTTGCCGTCCTGGCGTTCGATCTCGCGGCCGTATTCGACCGGGCGCGCGTAGATGACCGGGTTCACGATGCGCAACGTCTCGCCCAGCTGGGCATCCTGCACGGCGAGGGTCTGCTGCCCGGCCGGGCCAGCGCCCTGGGCTTTCTCCTGCGCCAGGCGCTCGAGCATTTTGGTGGCCTTCTCGCCGTCGGCCGGCAGGGCCTCGCGGATGGCCGGCATTTCCTCGCCGTCGCGCTGGATCTGCCAGTTGGCGCGCAGCCAGCCAGTGTCCACCGGTGTCAGCTCCTGCACCCGGCTGAGGCCCTCGAGCCCGATCATCACGAAAGCGACGCGGCCGCGCTCCTTGGCCTTGGCCACGAAGGCACCGACAGAGACGGCGAAGTCGTCCGCCATCAGCCTGCCCGCCGTGCCTGGATGATGTAGCCGATGGCAAAGCCGAACTCAGCGCTGGTGCGCACGGCGACGATGACGCCGTCCATCTGCCCGGCCGCCGCATCCTCAGTGAAAAAGATCTGGTCCTGTGGGGCGGGAGGCTTGGGGCAGTCCTCGGCTGCCACCAGCACCTGGCGATCGCTGGCCAGGATCATCTCCCCATCGATGAGGCGGAGGGGGTAGCTTTCGACATTGCCTTTGGTGCGGCGGTCGCTGGTGAAGCCGAAGCCCACGACCGTCTCACCGTTCGCCAGCGGGCCCGCCAGTGGCACGCTCAGCGGCAGCTCCACTTGGCCGTTGATCTCGATGGGGGTCTCCGCGCTGACGCGGGGCCAGGGCAGCGTGCCGCCCACCCAGATTTCGTCCCCGGTCAGGAAGCGACCATCCAGCCGCGCCGCGCGCAGGCGCAGCGTCGTCGCGCCCTGGGCGTGGGCACCGTCGACGACGGCGCCATCCACCGCCGGCGGGTGCCGCAGCTGGTCCATGCCGCCGCCTGACTGCGTCACGGTGCGGATCAGCACCGGGATGCCGCGGCGCGCCAGCTGAAGTCGCAGCATGCGCCGCGCCATTCGAACCTGGGGGTTCATACCAGGAAGACCGCGCGCAGCGGCTCCAGCAGGGCCCTGGCGGCCGGAGGCAGAGATCCCGCACCGCCCGCATGCGCGCTGAAGCTGTACAGGCCCGCGGACTGGGTGCCGCCCGCGTTCTGGTCGTAGGCGGGCGCGTCTGCCATGGCCTGGGCGGTCAGCAGCGTGGCCATCTGCACGCTGTTCGGCACCGGAGCTTCGGTGGTGTAGGTCACCTCGACCTCACCGGAGAACGGCAGGCCATCCTTTCGAGCCAGCACTGAGCCACCCATGCGTTTCACCAGCTCGATCGGCGCGCCGTCCTGGGTCGCCGAGATGATGCTCGCCACGGGTGTGGCACGCGGCGTCATGATCGGCGCCGCAGCCCACTTGCTTTCGGTGCGCTGGCCGGGCGCGAAGTCCCGGCAGCAGAAATCCTCGACGGCGCTACTGGCGCGCAGCAGCGCGGCATACAGATCGGCCTGACGGCTGGCGTCAGGCGATACCTCACTCAGGAAGTCCTGAAGCTGCTGCAGCGTGGCGTAGGGCGCGAGGGGCACGGGTTACCGCTTCGCCGGCTGCTTGGTCTGCTTGCTGCCGTCCGTCTGCTCGGTGGCCGGCGGCTCCTTGGCGGGCTCCTCCGACGGCGCGGGCGGCGGGGCCGGCGGCGGTTGTTCGGTCGCCTCCTTGGCCTGGCGCTCAGCATCGGCGGTGCGGAGCGCCAAGGCCACAGCCTCGGCCGCATCAGCACGTTCACCCGCGAGGCGGGCGAACTCCTTGAAGGTGACGACCTCTGCCTCCAGGGCCTTGATCCTGGCGAGCGCGACGGGCGGGAGGCTGTCCTCCACCTGTGCGGTCATGCCCTCAGCAAGCTCGATGGTCTGGTAGCCGGCGCCCAGGAGCGCGGCGTGGATGTTGGAGCCGGCCTCGAACTCGAACGCGCCATCTTCCCCGACCTCGATCTGGCCGTGATCGCAGGCGAACTGGCGGATGGGCGGCTTGGTGATGAATTTCGGCATTGGGACGATCCCTGTCCTGGGGCTTGAACGACAAAAGGCCCCCAGCTAGGCTGGGAGCCTCAAGTCGCCACGAAATATTAGGTGGGCGCGCCGATGTTGGTCAGCACGGCCTGCGCAGGCGGGAAGTAGCACTGCAGAACCTGATCCGTGTACACGCCGAAATCTTTCCGGCGCGTAATCTGCGGATACACGATCTGGTGGTAGTCCGCGCGGCACAGGACGCGATTCAACTGATCGACGCCCGGCAGTTCATACGGAAGACTGTCCGTCTCGAACAGGATGGTGCCCGGGGGCACGTCCGGGTGCAGCTCGATCGCGACCTCCTCGGACCCGCCCATGGCGAACGGATTCGTGTAGCCGCGCACCTTGGCGCTCAGCAGGACCCCGCGCTGGTCGCTGTTCCAGGTGAAGCGCTGCGTGCTGGAACTGGTGCCCAGCAGGCCCAGGGTACGGAAGCTGTTCAGCTCCCGGCCACTCACCAGCATGCGCGTGGGGCTCATGCGATGCGTGTTCCAGTACCACAGCAGCACCGCGTCGATCTCCTTGATGCCACCGGCACCATCGGAGGTCAGAGGCGTGCCCAGGCCGCCGGCGCCGTTCGGCATCGTGTACCAGTAGGCACCGCTGCCGCTCGCCGCCACCAGGCCGAAGTAGCCGTCGTGGACCAGCTGGTTCTGGCTGCGGTCGTTGGTCAGCAGGTCCGCGGGCAGGGCGGGCTCGGTGCCGGCCGGGAAGTTCAGCAGCTTCGTCGCGCTGTTGGTCGTCACGTCCATGAGGTACATGGTCGAGGCGTTGGCGCCCATGAACCAGGCGTAGGCCACGGCGCCCTTCACGGGCGTGCAGCTGGCGCTGACCAGCGTGCTGCCCGCGCTGGCGGTCAGGTTCACCGCGGCCGAGGCCATCGAGAAGCCGCCGCCGAAGGTGTCGGTCGCGCCATTGCCCGTGGTGCGGGTCAGCAGCGCCACGACTTCACCCGCCTTGGCGCGGTTGTAGCCCTCGAGGGTAAGCGCGCAGACGCGCACATTGACGACCGTGGTGTTGGCGATGTTGCCGCCCGTCGTCTGCGCGATCGCCAGACCGACCGGCTGACCCAGGCCCCAGGTGCCCAGGCCGCCGAGCAGCACGCGCTCCTCGCCGATCATCAGGGCATTCAGGTTGGACTGCACCGCGCGGGCCTCGGGGTCATCGAACCCGTTGGCGGCGCGCTGCGCCTCGGCCGTCACGTAGCTGTCGATGCCCAGCGTGCGGAAGGAGGCCATGTACTCCTTGACCGACACGGCCTGGATCTGACCGCGGTTGCCTTCGGACACGCCGATGGAGGCACGGCCGGTGTTGACCCCGGTGATGGCACGCCAGTTCGCCTGGATGCCGGTGCCGCCGCCGACGCGCGGCAGGCGGTTCCGGATGGGGGTCAGCTTCGGGTAGAACAGCTTCGCCGGGGCTTCCAGGCTGAAGGCCGTCAGGCCCGTGAGCTGGTTGCCGCTCTGGACGAAGGTCTTCTGCAGGTTGTCGCCCGTGGCCGCCTTGGACAGGGCTTCGCGCAGAGCGTCCATCGCTTCTGCGGAGATCTGATTGGGATTCATTTCCGATGACGCTCGAGCCCCCTCGGGGGGCCAACGCCGCCTCGTCCCTAGGCGTGGAATACGGGACGTAAGCTGGCCGCAAGGGCCACGACACCGGATGCGAAAATGCCCCAGGAGCCATCTGCTACCTAGGGCATTTCAGAGTATCAGCACGCGGTCTAGAGGAAATCAGACCGCGAAATGAGATTTAATTCGCGGCGGGCAGCTCGATCGGCGGGGCCCGGAGTGCCAGGAAGACCGCGGCGCGCTCACGTTCGGTGGGCGACATCTTCGCCAGCTCCTCCAGCGTCTTTTCGTTGGCCGTCTTCGCCAGCGGCTCACCACCGCCATCGGCCGCCTTGGAGACAGGCACGACCCGGGCAGCGGGCGCATTCGCCGGCAGGACAGGCGGCGCCTGGAGCACAGGGGCAGGGGCGGGCGCGGGGGCTGCAGCCGGGCGGGCCTTGGCCAGGAAGGCGGCGGCCGTTTTCGCCAGTTCGCCGGTCTTGGCCGCCAGGGCCATTTCGGGCTCGCGGGCCTTGGGCTTCTTCTTGCCCTCGTCTCCCTCCTTGCCGGTGGGCGGCGCGGACCCGGGCTTGGCGTCGGCCTCGGCGCCGGGCTTGTCGCCGTCGCCTTCATCACCCTTGGCGGGCGGTTCCTTCTCGCCAGTGGGTGCGCCCTCGTCCTCGCCCTCACCCGCACCATCCTCGGGCTCGAGTTCGCTGTCCTCACCCTCACCCTCGTCCTCGCCTTCCTCGGCCGCATGCAGCTGGGCCAGGTGGTCGGCGTGAGTCGTGATCAGCGCGCCGGCTTCGGCGATCTGGGAAAGCATCTGCTGGACATCCTCCGGCAGCTCCTGGCCACCGGCCTCCAGCACCGCACCGGCCGTGGTCATGGTGGCCACGCCCATGCGGGCCATGTTCATGATGGGGTTGTCGTCGCCACCGCCCTCGGCGGCACCTTCACCCTCGCCAGCGCCATCGCCAGCACCTTCGCCGCCGCCCGGTTCACCACCGCCATCCCCACCCTCGGCCTCTTCGAAGGCCTTCAGCAGGCGGTCGGTATCGACGCCCAGCAGCGCCAGCGCGGCCAGCGCCTCGTCCTGACCCTCCTGGGTCGCCTCGACCGGATCGCGCAGCCAGCGCATGCCGTCCTCGGCCAGGGAGTGCTTCAGCAGCTGCTCACCACCATCGAAGGCCACCTTGAACAGGCCCAGGCCCTCGCTGCGGGCTTCGTCCTCGCTGCCCGCCGGCGCGGCCTGCTCGGCGGCCATGAGGTTCAGCGCCACGCCCGCGATGTTCAGGCCGCACTTCAGCAGCTCCATCTTGCCGTCATCCGGCTTCGCGCCGCCCTTCATCAGGACGTAGCCGCCGTCCTCGACCACACCCACCGCCTTCACCATCTCGTCGAAGGTGCGGCCCAGGGTGCCGACATGGTCGGTCTGCTCGGGGGGCGAGACCACCAGGCCGGCGGCGCGGCCGGCGAACTGGTCGATGCTCTTGGCCAGCTGGTCGGCGGCATCGGTGGCGCCGCTCGCGACGATCTCGCTCGCGCTCGTCTTCAGCGCACCGATCAGGGTCTGGAAGTTCATGTGTCTGTCCTCTTTCCGAAGGGCGCTCTGCCCCGATTGCCGCTTCAGCGCCGCGAGCCTTGCCAGCATGGTTGAAAGACGCCTCTTCCTGGCAAGTGCCCGTGTGGCGGGCACTGCGAGGTCAGTGGCGGTGAGGCCGGAGAAGGCCCCGGCGGATTGCGTGAAGGTCACAGCTCCACTCCGAATCTCTCGCGGGCGATCTTCGCGGCGCGGCCGAACAGCTCCTCACCGGCCAGGCTGCCTGCGGTGCCGAGGGCGATGGCCCCGGGCACGCTGGCAGTGGCAAGGCCGGCGAAGCCGCCCAGGAACCCGCCGATACCCCGGCCGACTTCCTCGGCGCCGTCCCGCTGCGGCTGCTCGTAGGAGCCCGGTGCCTTCTCGCCCCGGGCGTCATAGGTCTTCCTGCCAGCGGCCTCGCCCGCTGCCGCGCCACCCACGCCACCCGCCACGCTGGCCAGCATGCCCAGCACGAAGCGGCCAGCGGTGCCGCCCAGCTTGATGCCCTTGGGGGCGTAGCGGTTGAACAGCTCCCAGGCCGCCTGACTGCCGACCGTGCCGCCGACCGTGGCGCCCAGGCGCACAGGCTCGAAGTAGCCGCGCTCGTCCTTGGCCGGCGGGGCGCCGGGCGCAGGGCGGCGCTGCGGGCCTGCGTCGGCCTCCTCACGGGCCGCACGCCCGCCGCCGCGCGGGGCGAACTCGCCCCCCTGACCGTCGCCCTTGCCGTGGCGGCTGATCTTCGCCTCATCGAAGCGGCGCGGCGCGGCGGCGCGAGCCTCGTCCAGGGCCTTGGCCAGTGGCCCGCCCGCCGCCTTGGCGAAGGGGTTCTTCGTGGGGCGGTTCGGCAGGCTGGCCGTCATCACGCTCCAGGTCTGCTCAGCCGCCAGTCGGCGCGCCTCGGCCGCGCTGTGGGTGCCGCGCAGCTCGTCGCGGAAGCTGTTGAACAGCGTCGCCGCTTCCTCGGTCAGGCGGTCGTTGTAGGCCATGAGCCGCTCGGTATCGGCATCAGGGCGGCCCCCGCGCGAGGACGCGCCGCGCCGCGACAACTCATTCCTGTACCGGGGGCGGAGATCCGCCTCGAGGCGCGAGAGGGTCTCGTCATCAAGCTCGCCGTGGGTGCGCGGGCTCGGGGCAGGGGCGTGTGTTGCAGGAGGCGTGCCCGGTGCGCTCTTGCTCATGCGGCGATCGATGATGCTGTCGATGCTGCTGTAGTTGCTGACCTGCCCCTTCTGGGAGGCCTTGCCGCCCAGCAGCCGCATGGCGCGGCGCAGGGCCTTGGCCTGCTCTGCGTCCTGGGGCGCAGGCAGGGTGCCGGCGAGCCCGCTCAGCTTGTCCTGCAGCGCCTTGGCGTCGAGGTTGTCGTTCAGGCGGCTGCCCGTGCCGAACAGCCCCTTATCGCCCACCAGCGCCTGGCGCATCTGATTGATGGTCAGGATCCGGCCCGGCTCACCCATGAGCTGGCCCAGGGCGCGGTAGAAGTCGCCGGCATGGGCGCCGACATTGTTGCCGATCTTCTCGGCTACCCGCTCCATCGAGGTCTTGAACTGGTCCCGGGTCGCCATGAGCGTGCGGGCGTCGTCCTTCGAGAGGGTGTTCTGCCCCCCGGTATGCTGGAAGGTCTCGCCGCCGATCTCCTCGCGCTTCACGGCGTCGCCGGACTTCAGCTTCCCGAACAGGGCGCTGGCGCGCGCCGCGGCTCCACCCTCGCCGCCGGCATTGCCACCGCCACCGCCTCCGCCGTCTCCGGAGGGGCCGCGATTGAACTGGCGGGTGATGTCGTCCACGGCGGCGCCGGTGGTGATCGGGATCTCGCTGCCATCGGCGCGCGTGATGCGCCCGGTGACGAAGGTCTCCTTGCCGTCCTTGCCCTTCAGGGTGATGCCCGTCAGCACCGCCTCGTTGGCGGCGCCCGGGTTGTAGATCCGGAAGAAGGCACCCGTGTTCTTGCGCGCGCTGTCGGCGGCGGAGAGCGGGTCATCCCGGAAGCGGCCCAGGCCACGCCAGTTGAGGTTCACACGGCCATCGGCCGAGTAGTCCAGCACGCCGGCGGCTGCACCGGCGGTCAGAATGGCGCCCTTGTTGCGCTTTGCCCAGTTCCAGGCGCCGCCTTCGCGCGTCGTCGTGCCCGTCGGGCCTTTGACCTGCTGCCCCAGCACCCAGCGCTCCACCTTGGCGCGGGCGTTGCGCGCGGCGGTGCCCCAATTGGCCGGGCCATCGCCCAGGAGGCGATTCACATAGGCGCTGGCGCCGCCGCGCAGCATGCGCACGTCGCGCTGCATGCTCTCCATGTAGGGAGCGATGCGGGCCGCCACTGCCTCCACCTGCCGCTGCACAGGGCCGCTGGTGCGGGTGCCGCTGATTCGGGCGGTCTCGGTGGCGACATCGTCCACCAGCTGGCGCACCCGGGCGCCGCGCTTCATGGCCTCGTCCACCAGGCGGGTGTTCTCCGCCAGCAGCGCGCGCTTCGTGGCGTCGTCGCGCAGCTCCTTCAGCCGGGCTGGGGAGGGCAGCCCCTCGAGGAAGCTGCCCTGCTTGAAGGGGTTGCGGGGGCGCAGCGCGTCGCGCACCTCGTCGCTGGCCTCGGCCAGGGCGCTGTGGAAGCCGCCGCCGGCCGGGTCGAGGCGGGACGCGTGGTTCGCGGTGCGCTCGGCGCGCGCGCTGGCCTCCTTGGCCCCCGCCAGCGCCTTGTCGGCGCGCACCAGCTCATTCTCGGCGGCGGTGATGGCGTCGGCGTGCGCTGCGCGCGCCGCCTTCGTCTTGTGGGTGGCGGCATCGATGGCGTTCAGGTCGTCCAGGGCCTTCGCGGCCTTGGTCTTCTTCGCAGCCAGCTCGCGAACCTTGGCAACCGCCTTGTCGGCGCCCTCGATCGCAGAGACGCGCTGCGTCTCCCAGGCCGTCACCCGGCCTGCGAACGCGGTGCGCTCCTCGTCCACGGCGCTGCGGATGGCCTTGAGGTCGCCCTGCTTCGCCTTAGGCAGCTTGCCGATGGCTTGGTCCAGGCTGCCGGTGCTGTTCCATGTGTCGAAGAAGGCCCGGCGCACATCACGCGGGTTGTCGACACCATCCCACCAGCTGGGCTTCCCGCGCGCCGGCAGGCGCATCAGCCCCTCGATCTGGCTGCGCTCGACATCGTCCAGCGCCTTCGCGCCCCATGCGGCGGGGCCCTGGCGCGCGGCGACCGTCAGCGCCTCGATGGGCTTGGTTGCCGCCGCGATCGCGGCTTGGCGCCGCGTGCGGTTGGCCTTGCTGCCATACAGCCGCGCCAGCTCACCCGACGCGCTGCGCGCCTCGATCGCCTCGGCTCGGGTCATGGTGGCGCCCTTGGTCCGGGCCTCCATGCGCGCGGCCAGCATGTCGGACAGGTTGCGGCGATCCCCGGCTCCGCTGTCCAGCGCGCGGTTGGCGGCGGCAGCCTGCTCGGGCGTCGGCGTGCCTCGACCGGTGGCCGCGCGGCGGTCCACACCCTCCAGTCGGGTGCGCATGGCGTCGAACACGCCGTCCGAACTCTTCACCTTCCCGGTGGCCGGCGCCTCGAATGCGGCGGTGGCGCGGCGCTGGGCCTCCCGGGCGAAATTGCCCACGGCGCGGCGGCCTGCCAGCAGGCCAGCAGCAGCACCAGCGACACCCGCGACGCCAGTGATGACGGCCTTCTCCTTCGAGGTGAATTTGCCGTCCTCGTCGCGGTAGAACACGCGTGGGCCGAGGCTGGCCGCAGCCCAGGCGGCCGTGCCGGCGGCACCGGCACCAGCAGCGGCGGCAGCGGCCTGGGTGCCCACGCGCCCGAAGGTGCCGAGGTTGTGGCGCTTTACGCGGTTCGCGGCGATGCCGGCGGGGCCGCTGATGGCCTGCCGCGCCTGCACCAGGGGCGAGGCGCTGGGGGAGAAGCCGGTCAGGGCGCGGCGCGCGGCGCCGGTCAGGCTGGCAAGCTTCCAGCGCTTGGCGAGATCTTCCACGGTGTTGGCCTTGTTCACGGTGCGGCCGCCCACCGCGCTGTCGATGGCGGGGCCGATAGCCTGGCCGGTGCCGTAGGCGAGAGGGGCGAAGATGGCGCCAGGGAAGGCGGCGGCCGTCAGCGCCGCGCCCACGCGGCCCCCGATCTTGGTGCGGAGGATCTTGCTGGAGCGGAGAAAGCGCTCGGCAGCGGTCTTGGTAGGCTGGGCCGCGATCCGCGCTACCTTCTTGTCTGAATAGCGCCGAACAAGCTTTGCCGGCACCAGGGCCCCGTCTTCATACAGGGCGTTATAGGCGCGGGAGGCCTGCTTCAGCCCCTTGCTGGCAATGTTCTCGCGGCCGAGGGTCGCAGCACGGGCCGCCAGGCGCAGCGCATCCAGGCTGTTCGGCAGGTTCAGCTTCGGCTTGCGGCCGAACTTGGCGGTGGCGCCATCGACCGCGGCACTCGCCAGCGACGCTGCCGCCAGCGCGCCAGGAAGGAACTGGCCATAGCGCGTCTCGGGGATGACGGTCTGGTTGGCCGCCTCATAGCCGGCGTTCTGCTCACGCAGCTGCCGATGCTGGAAGGGCGTGGCGACATCCCGATAGAACCGGCCCTGGCCGGACATGTCGGGAGCACCACTGCGCGCGAAGCGGCCGTTGGACTCACGGGGCTGATCGTCGTCCGCCTTGGCCAGCAGCAGGCGATCCACCGCCTTCATCCCGGCCGCCATGGGCTCCGCACCCCTGGCGCGCGCGGCGAAGGCCTTCTTCAGCTCCTCGAGGCGCACCTTCTGGGTGCCGGGCGTCTGGTTGTGGCGCATTACCCGCATGCGCAGGTCGCCAATCAGCTCTGGGGTCCAGCGGCAACGCGCCATCAGGTTTCCTCCGGGGGGATCACCAGCGGGTTACGGAAGGCGCTGTTGAGCGCGGCAGGGGTGGGCGCCAGGCGGGGTAGGTTCTGCCCGGCCGCGACCTTGGCCAGGGTCTGGACCACGAAGGCCTGGCCGGGATCGGTGGCCGGTGGCGCCGGGGACTTGCGCTCGAAGACCGGCATCAGTGCAGCGGCCTCGCCGCGCAGATAGCGGTGCCGCCCTTCCGGAGGACATCCTCGAAGGTGCGGGGGCGCGGGGCGGCCTTCAGCACCTCCTCGAAACTGCGGAAGGCGGGCAGCGGCAGGATCTCGTCGAACGACCGCGCGCGGCCCTTCAGCAGCAGGTCGGCCACTGCGCCGTCGGCCTTCTCCAGCCGGATGATGCGGGCGCCGGGGATGCAGGGGTTGTCGACCAGCGAGATCTCGGTGAGGCGCGGCGTGTACTTCGTCAGGCCGGTGCTCTCGTCCTTCCACTTCCTGGCGTAGCCGCCTCCGATGGACAGACCGGTGAAGCAGCCCTCGAGGCACATCTTCCAGGCCTCGTCCGACACGACCTTGCAGACCACATCGACGGCCTCGTTGGCGTCGTCGAAGCTCATGTCCACGATCTTGCCGGCGACGCTCTTGGGATCGTGCTGGACGCGGAGGTTGCCTTTCGACAGGCCGCCCGAGGCCTCCTCGATGCCGCGCGACCATTCCTCGAAGGCGGGCTTGGCGGTGGCATAGTCCAGCATCTCGCCGGAACGGTCGGGTTCGGAGGTGGCGGCGCGGGCGTAAACCAGCCTGCGCTCCTCATCCACCTTCAGCAGGCTCAGCAGCATGATGGTCTCCCTTACTTCTGGGTTGCGGGCTGGGCGGCCACGCCGAGACTGGGGGCGCGCGGCTTCGCGCCCATGACGCCTGCGCTCTTGGCGCTCGGCTGCTTCGACCGCCATGCCGTCCAGCCGCTGACCTTCTTCGCAGCGCTGGCCAGGCCAGTCGGCTTCGCGGCGGCGCCTGGGGCCACGGTGGCCGAGGCGCGCAGGAGGTTGGTGGCGACGCGGGTGCCGGCGCGGACAATGGGGGGCAGGGCCACCCGGGCCAGGCCCAGGAACTTCTGCAGCTCCTCTTCCTGGCCGGCCTTCGCGAGTTGCTCGGCATGGGCGCGCTGGGCGAGGGGCAGGGCGGCGATGGCCTTCTGGTGGTTCGGCTGTTGCGCGACTTTGGGGTGAGCCGGTGCGACATCCGCCGACGCCGCCGGCGCCATCTTGCTCAGCGCTGCGCCCAGCGGCTTCAGGCGCCGGGCTGCCCTCGTCTCGTCGACGGTCGCCTCTCCGGCCTTCACCGCCTTCTCCATCGCCTCCCGCTTCGCCAACGCATCCACGGCGGCGAAGCAGGCCTTGGCCAGCGGCGTGCAGCCCTCGGGTGGCACAATGGGCTCCCCCGAGTTCCAGCGGCGGCCGGCGGCCTCCACCTGGCGGTAGGCATTCGTCATGGCCGCATCGCGCTCCGGGCCTTCCCGGTACGCGGTGATGGCCGCCTCGATGCCTGCGATTTCCTCGGCGCTGAAGTTCAGCATGGAAGCCCCCGACTGACTTCCACCGTCATGGTCGCGGGTTTTCAGAAAGCGCAAACGGTCTGCGAAGGGCTATCTTGCCGGATCGTCGCGCGACTTAGGGAACAGCCGCCTCGAGCTGCTCACCCTCCAGCGGCACCCGCCACACCATCTGCTGCAGCAGCGAGGCCACGCCTTCCTTCGCCAGCCGGATGACCTCATTGCGGTCCTGGATCACGTCCAGGGTCGCGATGTCGATCTTCAGCTGGAACTGCTGGATCCCGTGATCTGCCTGCATGAGGCGGATGCTCATGCGCGGCGTCGTCAATTCCTTCGGCATCACACAGCCTCTGCGGTCATGGGGCGGCGGAGATCGGCGCGCGGCACCAGGCGGAAGCCCATGGTGCAGCGGCAGCCGATGGTGAGGTGCGCGGGCGCCATCGGGTCGCGCGGGTATCGGATGCTGTGCATCTGGCCGTCGCTGCTCCGCACAAGGAAGGCAGTTTCGAGGCCGGTCACGCTCTGGCCGTTCAGGTGCACGTGCTCATCGCGCGTGCGCCCGTCCTCCGTGGCCAGCCACGTCTTCTCGACATCGAGGGTGCTGTCGCTCTCCAGCATCGCCTTGACCTGGGCAAGGCTGCCCTCCGTCGCGGCGCGCAGCCCCTCGGTGCGAGCGATGCTGGTGGCGCGGTAGGCCAGCGTGCGCCTGGAATAGGCGTCTACCATCCGCTCCACCTGATCCTCGCTCAGGGGGGCGCCGTCCGCGATCGCGCGGCGCAGGGTGCTGTCGAACCGGGCGTCCCGGAGGTTCCGGTTCAGGGCATTGGGGTTCAGCTCGCGCAGCTGCATCCGATAGGACTGCACCCAGGCGACCTGGCCGGGCGCGAGGCCGATGCTCTGGCGCACCAGCCGGGCCTGCTCGGGGATGCTGGCGCCTGTCATAGCGCCCAGGCGCAGCGCGGTGCGGACCGCCTCCCGCGACTGGTCGGTCAGGTTCCGGATGAGATCCAGCTCGTACCCGCGCAGGTACTGCTCCACGCGGGGATTCCGGGCGTCGAAGTTGAAGGCGATGGTGCGGCGCGGGTCGCCGCCGGTCATGGGCGCCTGGGTGCTGTCGCCGTCCATGTTCGGCTGCACGCTCTCGGCTGCCAGCCGGAAGACATCGGCGGCGGGCTCCAGCGCCTCCTGGATTCCTGCGCTGGCATCCGCCGTCGAAGGATCCTGGCCCCAGGCACGGAACAGGCTCGCCAGCCGGGTGGCCAGGCTGCCGACCAGCGCCGTGGTGCCGCGCGGGGCAGCCTTTGCCAGTTTTTCCACCGAATTGGCCTTGCGCCACGCGGCGAAACCGCCCAGCGCCGCGCCGAGCGCGCCTGCGGCAGCACCAGTGACCCTCACGCGGCCCGGCATCCGGGCCAGGATGGCCTTTGCCCGGCCAATGCCGGCGGCGCGGCTCGCGGCAGCGCGCTGGGCGACACGGGCGCGCAGGTTGCCCGCCGCGTATTCGGTGCCCTCTCGGATATCGGCGCCCATCTCGCGCCGCCAGGAAGCGCTCAGCTCCGCTCCCGGCCAGGCGCGCGGCACCTTGCGGGTATGGCTGCGCACCGTAGCGCCCTGCGTGGGCTCCACCCGGACGCCACGCTTCTTGCCGCGGACAGAGGGCACGGGTTCTCCCTCTGGCAACTGGCCCACCTCGTGGAGGACGCGCCGCGCCCGGCCCAGATCCACCTTCTGCCGGCGGCTCATGGTGTCGTTTGATGCGAGCCCCTCGGCCATGGCCTCTCGGTGGCTGTCCAGGATCGCCTTCGCGGCTTCCACGCGCGGGCTGCTGGCGCCATCAGCGGCTGCCTGCGTGGCCCGGCCACGTGATGAGGCCCATCCCTCGGTGGCTTTGATCTTCCGGTCATGAGGGCGGGCCGCCGCGCGGTCGAACCCCTCCACCTTCACGCGCCTGTTGCGGGGCGTGGCCTTCAGGCGGTCAATGGTGCCGCGCCAGCGCTCCCGGGCCGCCTGAAGCGCGTCATCCAGCTGGGCCGGTCCCAGGGGCGCGCCGTCATCGACGAACTCCATCTCGAAGCGCGTGAGCTTCCGCCCGTCCTGCACCACGCTCTTGATCGGGTCCAGCCGGTCTGCGGTGTTGCGATAGCCCGGGACAGGGCGCTCGCCAGCGCGCAGGGTGGCGAGATCCCGGGCTGCCTCCGCGCTGCGCCGCTCGAGGAAGGCGCGGTACTTCGGCACCACGTCCCCCGCGCGGGCACGTGCCGCCTGGCGCTGGCCGCGTTCCTCGACCTTCTCACCCAGGCGCTTGCCCCAGGCCTCCTGCCGAGCGCCGCGCTCATTGCCCTGTCGCACGGCCTTGGCCGCGCGGCTGCGCTCCACGATGCGGGCCACGGCTGCCGCAGCGCCACCGGCGGCCGCGGCCCCGGTCACCGCGCCAGCACCGGCCGCCGCCTTCTCCCACCGGGAACGCGCGGCCTCGCGGCGCTGCTTCAGCTCCGCCTCCGAGAGGGGCAGCCCGGGCGCGCGCTTCTCCATCAGGCCTCCCAGCCCACCGGCACGATGAGCCCGGAGCCGGCCCACCAGTCTGCAGGGGCCTCCTTAACCAGGGTGCTGTGCCGCTCGAAGCGTCGCTTGGTCTCGCCCGCCGCTGCGCCGCGCGTCGCCACGCGGTGGGTGCGGCCGTCAGCGAAGGCCTCCCCGTACTGGCGGCGGATGGAGGCCCAGGTCTCGGCGTGCTGCTCGCGCAGCGGATTCGAGATCTGCCGGCGGGCGCGCCACATGAATGGCTCGAGCCCCTGCAGCTTTTCCTTCGCCTCGGGCGTCAGCTTGAAGTCCTTCACCCGGATCAGGCCGATATCGTGCAGGGCCAGCATGCGGGCGTGGTTGAAGGCCATCTTGATGGCTTCGGCGTCGTTGCGGCGGCTGGCGGGGATGGTGCTCAGCTTCTTACGAGCCCGGTCGCCGTCCACGCCCTCCGCCACGATGCGGTCACGCATGTCGCGGCTGGTGGCCGAGGCCCAGCGGCCCAGGGCCACGAAGTCCTCGGTCTTCATGCCGTCCGGCACCTGCGGGCGGCGGGACAGCGCCTGGTACATCCTGCCGCCGTCCTGGGCGGGTGGCGCGTCATGCCCCCACTCGCTGCCGTCATAGTTGTGGCGCCAAGTAGGGGCGAGGGTGGTGGAGGCCTGCACCTTCATGCCGCGCGCAAGGCCGAGGCGCTCGCCACTCCACGGCTTCTTGGGCGCGGCCTCGCCGTCTCCCCGGGTGCTGGCATTGGCCCAGCGGGCCCGGGCGGCCTCCACGCGCTGATTGCGCTCGGCGTCGGAAAGCGGCTGGCCCGCCTGGCGTTTCGACAGCGCCGAGGGTCTGATCTCAAGTTCGATCAGCTTCCGGCGCTTGAGCCCCTCCAGATGCTTAGACCACCGCTGAGCGTATTGCCCAACCTCTGCCGGGCTCCAATCCTTCACCGCTTTCTCCCGCAATGCGCCTTGTGCCTCCCCCGACAATTTGAGGACTTCAGAGGCTACGTCGCTGAGCTCTCCCAAGCCGTCGCGATACACATCGCCGCCAACCCACTTGAAGCGTGCAGTGCTTCCGTCGGGCTGAACCACCACGCCGCGCTGGCCGAAGAGCAAGTCAGTGGCCGATGGCAGGGCGGGATGGGGGTGGTTGTGCCATGCGGAGGAATCAGGGCGGCGGCTCTCGCCTCGCACGACATCCAGCAGGGTGATCGCAGCGACACTTTCTTTGCCGCCCAAGTTGTCCATGGTCACCCGGCCACTTCTGTCGCGGACGATAAGGCGCTCGCGCATCGTGCGGGCGCCAAAGTCACGCAGGACGGAGGCGGTCTGCTTGTCGGAAAGCGTCGCGCCTTCAAGGTCGGGATCGCCTGAGATCTCTCGCGCAAGGAAGCGCCCAGCCGGGATGGCGGCTGTAAGTGCAGCACCCAGAAGCGCGGGACGGGGTCGGCGAAAGGCCAGTCCTGCTACACCCGCGCCGATGGCACCTGCGATTGCCGCGTGTTGTGCCTGCCTGCCGTAACGGCTCCAGCGTGCTTTCGCAGCCTCGCGACGCTGTTCGATCTGGGCCTCAGAAAGCTGGCTCATGCGAAGCCTCCCGGCCGGATGACAATGGGATCGCCGGCAGTCGGATGCTCGGGTTCGCCGCGCCGCTCCAGCCAGGTCACGTCCCACATCACCTTGGTGTCGGCCTGCCGCAGCACGCGCCGGGTGGCGCATCTGCTGCATTCCTCGTGGTGATGGGCATGGTCGAAGTGCTTCCAGCTCTGCACCCAATGATGCGCACAAGCCGCCATGTTCAATACCCTCCGGCGCGTTGCAGGAGCTCGCTCACGCCTGGCACCGGCTTGGTGCGGGACAGCGCGGCGCCGAGCGCCCCCATGGATCGCGCCGGACCTCGGGGGCCAGCCCCGTTCCCCATTGGCCCACCGGGCCCGGCGCCGCCTGCCTGCCCGGGGGCGGCTGGCGATTGGATTCCGAGTTGCGCCAGCAGCTCCGGTGGCGCCCCGGCCAGGGGATCGTCACCGGCGGCGGCGTCGAACGCCATTGGCGCCGGCGGCAGGTTGGTGCCGACATCGATCGCCTGCTTCACCTGATCCAAGGTCATGAACCCCATGGGCCCCAGGCCGAAGATCATGGGCGGCAGGCCCACGGGGTCGAGCCCGCGCTGAGCACGGATGTCGTCGATGGAGATGATGCCCGAGCGCATGTCCGACTGCTCGCGCGCCGTCTTCTCCGCGGCCGAGAGGTTCTCGCTGTCGTCCCACACCAGCTCGAGGCCGTCTTCCTCCCAGAACTCCCGGATTTCGATATCCATGATGTTCTTGAAGCCGGTCAGGAACGGACCCAAGCCCTCGGCCATGGCGGCGTCGTACTGAGTCTCGGCCGTGGCCCGGTTCGTTTCCTTGACGAAGGGGAAGGGCGGTAGGCTGAAGGCGTAGCAGATGATGCGGGCGAGCCACTCGTCGAAGGGCCCGAACAGCTGGGCCTCCTGGTTCAGCATGATGGGCTGCCCGGTGCCGGCGGGCACGAACCAGCCCCTCCGCTTTGACCCTGGCATCGACATCAGCTGGTCGAAGATGCCCTGGAAATCCCTGATCTGCTGCGGCGTCCAGTTCTGCGGCGTGCTCAGCAGCATGTCCGGGATGTTGCCCTCGGAGTAGTGTCCCACCTGCTTGGTGACGCGGGCAATGCCGAGCGTGGCAGTGCGTACCACCTGCTCGACCTCGGACATGCCGTAGATCTTGTTGCTGCGGACGTTGCGCGCCCAATAGGTCAGCTCGTTGCGCGTGTAGTGGTTGACGACCGTGCCATTGCGGATCTGGACATAGGCCGGGCTGGGATGGAGGGGCTTCCGGCCCGTGACGTCGAGAAGGGGCTGGATGGTCGCCGGGTCGATGATCTCGAGCGCGTAGGGCCGGCCATCCGGATGCCGGCGGCGGTACAGGCAAACGCCGTCCAGGACGAAAGCATCGTCGGCGATGGCGCTGATCCACTGGTCCCATGTCAGGTCGCCATCCGGCCGCAGCATGCATTCCTGCAGCGCGGTGCAGCGGGCGATCAGCTTCTCGTCCTTGACGGGGCGCCGGCGCTCACCGGGCTTCACCTTCGGCTGGATGGACCATCCCAGCTTCCGCAGCTGGTCCTTGCGGGTCTGGATGGCCAGGCGGAGAAGGTCGAAGTTCTCGGCCAGATTGCGCAGCGTCTCGAAGGTGACGCCTTCTAGGGAGCGGCCTTGCTGCAGGTTGTTGACGCCAGGCTGGTAGGCGAAGCGCAGGCCCACCAGGTCGTTATTTGGCATCGGGATCGGCCGCACCGGCTTGCCGGGGTCCATCCACGCATAGGGCTGATCGAAGGTCGGCTCGACCGCCTGGGGCGCCGAGACGGGCCTCTGCGGGGCATCGCGGATGGTGGAGTTGGGGCCGAAGACGGAACGCAGGCCACGGGTGGCGGCCGCGATGAACCCCGAGGGGATCTTGCTCATCACCGCCAACGGGCTGTTGCGGGTCTGCACCGCCGAGGTCGGCCCGACTTGCTTATCCATGGCTTACTCCGACCAACGCGGCAGAGGTGCCGCTTCATTGGCATGGTCGGAGGTTTGGCGCGGCGTCTAGCCGGTAAGCGGCTCCGCCCGCAGGATGGTGGCCTGGGCCGCGGCGTGGGGTGAGCGGGAGCCCTGGCAGATGAACTTGCCGTCCAGCTCCGCCACCAATCTCGCCTCGGTCTTGATCGCTTCGCCTGCCATGATCGCGGCGATCACCTCGGCGGGCACGCCAGACATCTTCCAGACGGCGGTCAGCACCTTGGGGCAGATCGGCTTGTAGAGCAGGTTCCGCAGCACCTGGCGCACTTCAGGCGGCAGGGCGTCGAAGGCCGCCATATCGGCGCGGGCGCCGGCTTCCTCGGCTACAGTTCGACTTGCAAGGATCCTCGGCCCCTCAGCTTCGAGGGCACGATTTCGTTGGCGGCGGAGCCTTCGAGGTGCACGGAGGGGCAATGGGTCACACCCTTGCTGGCGAGATGCTGCGCGATGAGGTCTGCCTGCTCTTGCTCGCTCAACCGCGGCGCGGATGCAAGTCGGCTCCGGTGAGCCACGGCTGAGAGCCATTCCAGGCGCCGGTCGGCGGCATGGGCGGCGGGGCTATGGTGCGAGGCCAGGACGGTGCGGGGGCCGCCTGTGCGGTTGTCCCGCACGACCATGATACGGTTGGTGTCCGCGATGTAGCGAACATCCTCGAGCGACCGGCCCATGCGCTTTGCAATCTCGCCCAATGGCAGCCGGCGCCTTGCGAGTGCCTTCAGGCGGTGAAGCGTGGCTTCATCATAGGTGACCGCGACTACCACATAGGGCGCGTCCGGTAGCGCAGCGTTCGTCATCAGGCATTCCCCATCTCTGGCGACACGAAGCAGCGGGGGACTGGCGGCAGGATGAACACGTCGCCGCCATCGACCACGTAGGACGATCCGCCTTGGCGGATGACCATACTGCCCTGGCGGTGCCGCGGCGCTGGCCCTCGCAAAGAGAACACGGCCGGCGTTCTGGCGGGCCAAAACAGGCAAAGTGGCTGATCTTCGGCAGGAAGAATGTCGAGCTTTTCTAGGCGCATCTTCTCATCACGGGTTCGTGGGTGCCGATCATTCTCATATCAGGATTTTAGAGCGCACAATAGGACCAATGTCGTAGCGAGTCCGGAATGGTCGGCAATGTCGCCTACTGGAGTTTGATGCTCATTCATAATGATGACGGCCGGTCGCCGCCTGTGCGTGCGTTGTCGGCCCTTTGTCGGGCTGTGGTCATGTTCCCTATTGGTTCTCTGCTTGCCCACGGGAAGGGACGCACTCCCCAACCAGACAGAACGGTAACATTTTACGGTTTTTTGCGGCTTAGGTGGGCCAAGCCCATCCCAGAGTCATCGTCCGCCATTTTAATGTGTCTCGGCGGGGGGAGACGGCTGGATGGTAAGCTGCAGCAAAGGTTGAGTTTACCCACAGGGATTTGATCAGCCATTTGAGGGAGTTGAATATGTTCCTCAACAGGCTGCTGCGAGATGCCGGCTGATCGTCCTGCGCAACCTTGCGAGATAATGTGTTCCGTTTATGTTCCGTACTATGGCAGCGAACTACCATCGACCGAAGCCGATAGACCCTCTGGGGTGGAGGCGGGATCTTTTGGTTTCGCTGCTGTGTCGCTGTAGCCACACCCGGCGTGCACGGATCCAGGAATGGATCGTCAGATTTGGGCTTGATACGGATATGAATCTATCGGAGTTCTACCACCGGCTGACATGCTCTCGGTGCAGGGCGCGGGGTCCGACCATGAGCTTTCCCGAGAAAGGCGGGCCGCCGATCCTGGGAGCGCACGTGAAGCTGGCGTCGCCCGAGGCCGAGAGGTAGCGTCTGGGCATGTGGACATGCCGACACTGCGGCCTGGAAATCATGTTCCGGGCGGTGGATCCCGAGATCGATGAGGAGGGGTGCTTCTTCCTCTGCCCCGGCTGCCAGGCGCGCAACGCGCTGGTGAATATCGGCAGAGGTGGGGAGGCTGACCCGGTGGCGTTGGCGCAGCCGCCTGAGGAGCCGGAGGCCGAAGGCGCGTCCTGATGCGCCCTGGGCTCAGTCGCAGCGAAGCGCGTCCCTCAGATCCAGCTTAGTGCCGATGCGGCTGCGATAGCTGCTGATGGTCTCGGCACCCGGCCGCCCCTTGGCATGGCCGGTCACCTTCCAGGGCTTGCAGAGCTTGCAGCCGGCCCGGCGGTTGCGGGCTCGGCCGCGCTTGTGGTGGGCCATTGCATCCTCCGGGCGCGGGCGTGATGGCCCGCCAGGGTTGGTGGTGTCCCAGGGACTTGAACCCCGAACCATCCCCTTAGGACGGGGCTCCTCTATCCAGTTGAGCTAGGGCACCAGAACTTGCGCTGCGTGCCGGGCTTGATACCGGCTGGGCCGCTTCGTTCGGCTCCCGAGGGCCTACCCGCCGCCCTACAGCTTCGCACGTCCTTCCGTGCCGCCGCAGCGCGCCCTGAATAGCAGAAGCGCCCGGGCCGTTTCCAGCCCGAGCGCTCTGATGCCCCTGGTCAGCCACTCGCTTCCCATCCCGGCTTGGGGTCGGAGGGGCGCGGTGGAGCGGCCCAATGGACCTCCCGCACCATCTCCTACTGCCTCACGGGCCCGAGCCTTGTCCGCTGCGGGGCAACCGTCCTTCAATGCTGCTCTCGCTCCGCAAGCATCTTAAGCTCAGCCCATCCAATCTCATGTCCGGAGGGCGACCTTATCTCCACAGTCTCGTCACTCCGCATGAGCGCATCGACTGCCGCCCATGCTTCGGCCGCACTTTCATAGGTTTTGGTGCTCTTACCCGTGTGCGCCACATAAGCTTTCGACCAGAAAGTCACAACGAACGCCATCGAAGCCTCCACGCCTGTAGGTGGAAGTTCTAATACAATGGAAACTGGGACGGGAGCAGTGGCTAGGGCGGCAGGAATCGAACCTGCGCTGCTGGTTTTGGAGACCAGAACTCTACCACTGAGCTACGCCCCAACTGGCGGAAAGCAGAGGTCTCGAACCCCAAGCCTTTCGGCTCCAACCGCTTAGCAAGCGGCGCCACGCCCTGCGCGGTCTTCTTTCCGGCGGAAGGTGAAGGAGTCGAACCCTCAACCTTGCGGTAGGCACGGTTTTCGAGACCGCTTGCCAGCCAACCCAGCGCCACCTTCCATGATGGAAGCATGGTCGAACCACTCGGCTGCATGGCAACCCCCGCCCACCATTTTGTTGACGCCGACAAAATGGTCGTCACCCGCCCCCATAAACCCCCTGCGACACATGCTCCGACCCAGGATCATGGCTGTCCGTGCCCTGGGCCTCGCGCAGCATCTGGGCATAGGCCTGCAGGATGTTGTCCGCGCCCCCGAACAGCGCGCTGTAGGCGCCGGCCGCCGCGTCCAGCCAGTCGTCATGGGCGGCGGCGGGGAAGGTGCACAGCTCCTCGAGGAAGGCGTCGTTCCACTCCCCACGCACCAGGATGACGTTGCCCGCCTGGGCGGCCGAGGCCAGGCCGCGGGCTCGCTCGGCCTTGTCGCCGGTCTCCCGCTCGAACTCGGTGGCGATGGGCGCCAGGAAGGCCTGCTGCTGCTGCATGCGCGCGACGCCCGCCGCGCCTGGATCCTGGGGCAGGATGAGGCGGCAGCTGTTCCCGTCCTGACTGGCCATGGCCTGGATGGCGAGATCCACATTGAAGGGCGTCTCCCGCAGTCGGTTGGCGTGCAGGATGTACACCCGCCCGAACTGGTCGCGCCCCATCTTCACCGAGGCGGTGTAATCGGGGTCGGTGCCAGACTTCGGCACCGTGGCCGCGAGATCCCAGCGCCGCACCGTGCCGCCCTGCAGCACCTCGGCCGGGGCCATGGCCTCGATGCGGAACCAGTGGCGCTTGAAGATGCCACCGTCGCGCGGGGCTGGGCGCTGCTGCAGCTGGCCGGCCACCGCATAGGCGCCCAGGTTGGCCTTGTATCGGGACAGGGCATTGCGCTGCACCCAGCGCGCTGGGTGCAGCACCTCCCCATCGACCTTGCGGGGGTCCAAGGGGTGCCGATCCGGATGGTCGGCCTCGAACTCCATGGGGAGCACGACCTTGTGGTAGCCCAGGCGGATGCACTCGCCGGCCAGGTCGTTCACATGGGTCCGCTGCTGGATCACCATCTTCACGCCATAGGCCTGGTCGTTCAGGCGTGACGGGATGGCCTCACGCCACCAGGACGTGACTTTCTCGCGGTCGGCCTCCTGCTCGACCTTCTTCACATGGTTCATGTCGTCGCCGAGGATGAAGTCGGCGCCGTGGCCCGTGACCTGGCCGCCCGGGGTCGCGCAGAAGCGGTGCCCGCCGGCCGTGGTCTCGTAATAGGTCTTGTTGTCCTGGTCGCCCTCGATCGCGACGCCCGGGTGATCCTCGCCCGTGCTGAGCTTGCCGCGGTACGGCGAGGCGGGGCCCCAGCGGGCCTGATACCAGTCGCTCTTCACCAGGCGGCGGGTCTTCACCGCGTCGCGGGTGGCGAGCTTCATCTCGTAGGACGCGGTGATGAACTTGGCGGCCGGGTGCCAGGTCCACACCCAGGCCACGAACAGCACGGAGACGAGCTGGCTCTTCAGGGAGCGCGGCGGGATGCAGATGACCATTTCCCGCACCTCGCGGCGCGCGGCCTTCTCCATCTCGTCGCAGATCAGGTCCAGGTGCCAGTTCCAGGACAGGACCGCAGGGTCCACCTCGCTCCAGGCCATCTTCACGAAGGCCTTGAAGGATTCCTGGCCCAGCTGCGCCTCGAGCTTCACGCGCGGCGAGGCAGTCCGGCTGCGGAAGCGCTGCAGTCGGGCATGATTCACGGCAGAGGGGAGGCCGTGAGGGGTCATGCGGTGGCGAGGATGCTTTCTTCGACGCGCAGCATGTGGCCGCCGGGGACGACCCGCTTCAGGGCTTCTTGCTGCCACCAGGTGTCCACGCGGTCGCGCGCTTCCCCTCGCTCGGCGCCCGGGTAGGCGAAAGGATAGATGCAATCTGCGATCGCCACATCGACACGCAGGCCACTTATGGCGCTCCGGACACCAACCGCTCGGCGATAGCCGCCGGCCCTGTTCTCGGTGAAGGCCAAGTTGGATGTCGCGAAAGGAACGATGCCCTCACCCCAGCGCCGGCGGTACCACACGCTGCGCAGCAGCTCTCGGGTGAGGCGGGCGTCCGCATGAGCCGCCCTTTCGGAAACGCCGACGGTCATCAGGCGTGCGGCCGGTGCCCAGGTCCAGATCCACGCCGGCAGCAGAACGCTCATCAGCATGGTCTTTCCACAGCGCGCCGTGGGGCAGGCGATAAGGCAGGGCGTACCCGGCTCGTGGAGAGCCTGCTCAATCTGCTCGCTCATGCTCTCGAGGACGTTGCCCCACTCGAGCGGCGCCACCACCACCTGCGGCCATGCCTCCCGCACGAACAGCTGCAGCGACCCCTTGGCCGGCGGCTCAGGTAGCATCGTCTTCTCCTTCATCGGGGCGCACGTCGATGACACGGCGCGGGGGCATGGGGATAGGGGCACGGCGGCTTGTCCCCTCGAGAATATTGATGGCGTCCAGCAGCTGGGCCTTCTCCTCGGTGGAGAGGCTGTCGATGTCGTCTCCCTCGGCCCCGAGCCCATCCAGGGCGCCGCTCTCGCTCTCGTACTTATGGCGGTCGTTCAGCCCGTCGAGCTCGAGGCGCAGCACGCCGGCCTCCGAGATCCGCAGCGTGTTGGTCAGGGAGGTGATGGAGGCGACGATCGCCGGGATGCCGTCATTCTTCCCTGGCAGCAGGGTGGACAGGGCCTGCATCTTCTTCGTCAACCCCACCTGGTCGTCGTCCTTTGGGGTGGTCAGCGCCACCTGCACCAGATGCACCAGTCGCTCGGCCAGCCCGGCCATGCGCTCGTTCCGCTCCTTCAGCCGCTCCAGCGCCACCTGCCGGATGGCTGCCGCGTCGAGGATAGGGCGCAGGGAGGCGGGGAGGGTCTCACGCAGCGCGTCGCCCTGGGCGCGGATAGCCTCGGGCGGCCGGTAGCCGGGAAGGGGGGGAGGGGCAGGGGTCTGGGCTATCCGATCCCGGTGCTGCGCCTCCTCATCCAGGCTCGCCTTCTTTGCCGCCTGCCTGTCGATGGACCAGGTGAGGTTCCGCTTCTTCAGCTGCCCATGGATGAGCGCGCGCGAGATCCCGTACTCCCGCGCCAGGGAGCTGATGGTCGCCTGGGGCACGCCTTCCTGGGGCTCCGCGAACAGCTTCGCGATCAGCGCTTCCCAGTCCTCGGGCGTCATCTTCGGAGGCGTCTGCATGATGATGGCAGCATGGTCGAAGGCGCTGGCACCCTGACAAGGGTCTGTGACAGGTGGTGTTGCACCTGGAGGTGTCAGGTGTTGCAGGCAGGGCTACGCGATTGATCCATCGTCGGTTTCAGGCGGTGACAGGGTGTAAGCGCTGGGGTGGCGGCAAGGGGGTGACGTGGAAGGGGGTGAAAGGGTTTCAGCCCCCATGCATTGGGTCAGTCGTCCTCGGGCTCCTCAGCACTCTCGGCCATGTAGTCCACGTGGAGGCCGAAGCCATGCACCGCGCGTGATAGCACTCCGGATCGGAGGAACTGGCGCATGTCATCCTGCACCAGCCTCTCTCTCCAGAAGCCGGCATCCGTGCGGCGGCTAATTCCCTGCGCGGTTTCGTCGACGAGAGCTTTGGCCCAGGCTGGGCCAGCCATATTGCGCATCGTCCAGGCGGCGATGTGCAGGCGGTCGAGGCAGGTAGCCCGCGCTGCATTGGCCGCCTCCAGGTCCTCCGGGGCGTCTTCCAAGGGGGCGACGATCCAGGCTTGCCGTACGACGAGGCCAGGCTCGATTGGCTCAACCTCCTCGCTGAGGATCATCTCGATGCGGTATTTCGGCCAGGAGGCGTGGATGGGCTCGTCGGTGGGGTCTGACATGGGCATGCTCGTCTGTTATCGAGCGACCATAGCACCTCGGTGAGAAGTGGGGCGGCGCGCCTGTCCCGTCGACGCCCAGGCCTGTATCCTGGCGGCTCCACTGCTGGGATACAGACCGTGATCATGATCGAACGCTTGCCGCACAGCGACGGCTTGCCTCTCCCCTCTGCTGCGACGTCCGGTGCTGCTGGCGTGGATCTGATGGCGGCGGTGCAGGAGCCGGTGGTGATCCCGCCCGGCGGCCGCGCGCTGGTGCCGACCGGGTTCGCGGTGGCGCTGCCCGTGGGCCATGAGTGGCAGATCAGGCCGCGTTCTGGCCTGGCGCTGAAGCACGGCGTCACTGTGCTGAATGCGCCTGGCACCATCGACGAGGATTACCGCGGCGAGGTGGGGGTCATCCTCCTCAACGCCGGCGCCAAGGCCTTCGAGGTGACGCGCGGCATGCGCATCGCCCAGGCGGTGCTGGCACCGGTGGTGAGGCAGGTGCTGGTGGAGACGAACAGGCTGCCCATCAGCGAGCGCGGCGCCGGCGGGTTTGGGAGCACGGGGGTGGGCGCCTAGATTACCCTCCCAATAACGCCTTGATCAGCTCCACCGCGCCAGAGGCAACCAGATTACCGGCCGCACCCTCGCATGCCGTGCGGACCGATGCCAGCAACGTGCGGATCTTCGACGGGTCAGGCGATGATTGACCGGCCTCGTGCTGAAGCGCCGCTAAAGCCGGCGCCATCGCTGAGCGTACCTCTGGCGGCAGGGCGCTCGAATTCATCTCGAGTTGTGCGATCAGCTGTCGAAGCGCGGCTACGTCGATCGAGCCCACATGGGCGTGCTGGTTGAGATTTAGTTGAGCGCTGCCACTGATATCGCCTGCAACGCCGATGTTGTTGGCGAAGTAATTGTTCGTCACAATCGATCCTTTCTGTCGCTCAGGCATCGAGAACTGCATGCCGGCACCTAGGACGCCCTCGCGTTCCAGCGCCATGGCCCAGTCCAGTACCAAATTCCTTACTCGGTCAACGATTGCCCAGATGGAGGCGGGAGTAAGGTGGATCGCCATGGGAAAGTCAGTGCTGAACATCTTCCTGAGTATCGTGTACTGCTGATTGCTGTAATTTATTTGGAGATAGTCTTCATTGGGGTGGCTTCGGATTGTCTCCTCCAAAGCGCCCGCTGACTGAATTATGTGGGCTGTGGATATTGCTTCCGCAAAATCGTTGTCCGATATCGTCATCGGTATCCAACCATGGAACGGATTCCGTGCGCGTGGGCTGCCTTTGACTTTACGATACTTAGGGAGGTCATCATTGACTACGCCTTCGTAGCCGTTCAGCTCGTGCTCAATCCACTCGCGGGCACCCTCCACGCCCAGCTTTATAGCAACCAACTTCGACATCCGAAGTAAGGTTGAAATTGAGTCCTGGGCGTCGAAGGCTTTTTGCTGAAGTTGTATCACCAGCGGGAGGCCGTCATTCATTTCGGTAGAATACGAGCGACGGGGAGTGATTCCTAGCATTCAGCTTCCGCGGCTCTCGGCGCCGGCTTGTGAGGATCACTCATCCACCGCAACTTCCATGCGCGCGGACGGCACATCGATGGTCACCACCCGCCAGGGCCGTGAGGCCATGGGGTCGTGGCGAAGGTAAAGCCCGACATTCCGGTCGCGCCCCACCAGTTGCCGGGCGGCGGCTGCCTCGTGCGGCCCGAGAAACCGCCCCACTTCACGCGCCATCGTCTCTGTGACGTGCGCCAGCATGCCGGATTGCGCAGCGAATTTCTCGAATGCCCGCTCCTCGGCACCTGCGGACTGGTACAAGGCGGCCCGAAGGCGCTGCTGGAATAGGGCCAGCTCCTCCTTGGTCGCGGCCAGCTCGGCCTGCAGTCGCTTTACAACGGCCCGGTGGGCGCGCTTCTGGTTGCGGCCGTATCGGGTCATGGCCTGGTCCTCAAACTCGCGTCATAGGCCTGCCGCGCTTTGGCAGCCCATTCGCCGAACTGGCTGGGCCGGTTGGCCCAGTCACACGCCTGCATGGCGATGCCGAGGAGGCACATGGTCAGCAGGATGCGGAGGAAACGAAGCATGGTCAGTGCTCCTGCGTGCTGTGGAGGTTCAGCGCGTCTTGGATCGCCTTCTCCACCTCATAGGCGTCCACGCCCCAGCCAGGGGCGGTGGTGGTGTGCCGAATGTGATGCTCGTGTCCGTCGTGCATCCGGACAACGAGGTTGGTGTAGCTGTGCCCACGGTCCCAACGCATGCTGGCGACGTATCGTGGGTTGATGGACAGATCGCCGGCCTTGATCACTGCATGGCTCCCTCAGTCCGAATGATGGCCAGAACCGCCTCCACGGATGGAGCGCGGCCGGCGTTTTCCGTCGCCTTCACGATGGCGCGCTCGACCACGTCGTATCGGCCCTTGGCTTCCTGCAGCATCTCGAGGAAGGCGGGCGTCGTGATGCTGAAGTTAGCGGCCATTGACGGCTCCTTCCGGCGGCCCGGCCTTCTCAGCGCAGGCGAGGCACATGAACGAGGAGACCCGGATCTTCTGACCCCGGCTGGTGGCGGCCTCGTAGGCCACCTCCCTGGTGCTCATCCCTTGCGGGTACTGCCACCTCGAGCAGGAAGGGCATTGCGTCTGGCGTAAGCCCGCCTTGTGCTGGACTTCGGCCCAGTCGTGCCAGTCCAGGTAGCCCTTGGGCTCGGGGTCGCCTGGCTTGAAGCCGGGCGAATAGGTCAGGATGGTGCCGTCTCCGAGGCGTGCGGTTGCCATGGGTCAGGCCTCCATTGCCGTGGCGGGGAAGACAGGCGGCGCCACCTCCCTTGGAATTCCAGGGGACCTCTGTGGCCGCTGCCAAAAGGGATCGCAGGGCGTGCTGAGGGCGGCCACCCGCTCGAGCAGGCCGCGCTGCTCCAGCTGCCGGAGGCGCCGGCCGAGCCGCTTGTATTCGACGGAGTGGCGAAGGGCGGCCGAGATGCGCCAGGTGTGGTTGCCCTTAGGGCCCACGGCGTGGAGCAGGGCTTGGTCGCTGATGGCTGGGGTCATGACGTCCACCTTCCGAGGTGCTCGACCACCTTGCCGGCGTTCTTCTTCCGCGCAGCATATGCGAATTCCCGCTCTATCCACTGTCGCGCGCCCTCCGCGCTGCTGCTGCTGTTGAACCCGACCTGAAGCCAGAAGGGCCACCACCAGCGGCGGGCCTGGACCATGAAGCCGGAGGCGTTGTCGGTGACGATGCGGTACTCAGCCATCCTGGGCCTCCATCGTCGCCGGCGGATAGGTGAACCCGAGCGCCGGCTTCCAGCCGCGAGGCCGGCGCGCGATCTTCCAGGCATGGCGCCATGCGGGCGTTGACCACAGGCTCCGCCACCAGGCGCGCCAGGGCGTGATGCGCCAGGCGTCGCGCCCCTCGCGCTCGACGACATGCAGGTTCCAGAGCTGGCACCCGACATAGAAGGTGGCCCAAGTCGCGGCGTAGAGCAGGGCGCATGTGGTGATGGCCACCCAGCCGGCGGCGGCGGCCCACACGATGGCGCCGGTGGCGATGAAGCCGAGGACGTACCAGGGGAGGTCAAAGGTCATTGGCGAACTCCAGTACGAAGCCCGCGATGCCGCCCGGAAACATGGCCATGATAGCCACGCCCACCATCCAGGCATCTGCGCCCGATCCCCATTGAAGGGACGTCAGCAGCGCGACCAGCACTTGCAGCCCCAGGCCTGCGGCGAAGACAGCGGTGGCAGCGCAGAGCGCCAAGCCGGTCGCCTGGGCGGTGGCGCGCCCGAGGCGCTTCAGGGTGACTTTCTTCGAGGCGCCGCTCATGTGTGCTGCCCCAGTCTGTTAGGAAACTCGGGGTCAGGGAGCGGTGGCGCAAGCGGCGCCATTGGAACCATCCCGATGGCGAACAGCCACAGGCTCGTGCCACCGCACACGCCGCAGGTCAGCACGTCCAGCGTGGGGTGCTCCTCACTGGGCACGAGCGACCAGTCAGGGGAAAACTGCGCGCACTGCCGGCACCACGGGCAGGTCTGAATGCCGCCGTGGCGGAGGAGAAGGCGCTCCTCCTTCCTCCGGGTCAGCCAGCCGAGCATCTTGGATTCGAGGCGGCGGATCACAGCCGGCCCTCCGCCACCAGCACCAGGGCCCACCACACGACCTTGCAGGCGACATGGCAGGCCTGGTCCTGGTTGAAGCTCAGCCAGCCGCGGCACTTGGCATAGTCGGTCCAAGCGTGTGCCACGGCCTCGCCCAGGCCCAGGATGGATGAGCCGGTCAGGGCAGTGACCATGCCGCCATGGATCAGGGCATGAGCGGCCAGGCCGTGCGGCCAGAGGCGGGCGCCGATGTCGCTGCGCGGATCCTTCATCCGGGCGAGAAAGTCGCCCTGCAGCGGGTAATCGCAGAGGGCGTGCCCGGCCAGCAGCAGGAGCAGGAGGGCAAAGGGGTCGGCCGGGGTCATTCGCCGCCACCCCCGCCGCCCGGATCACCACCGCCTCCTCCGCCACCCACATCGCTGGCGCCGCTGGAGTAGGAGTTGTTGCTGCTCTCGTTGCCGCCGCCGCTGGAGCTGGGCGTGCTGCTGGCGGGCGTGGCGCTCGGCGTGTGGCTGTCCAGGAACAGCGGCGTAGGCATATGGAGGGTGGTGTAGTCCTCCCGCCGATGGCCGGGCCCTCCGCTGGGTGCAGCCGCGATGCGCGGCGACGCCGCCGGGGGCGAGGAGGCGAGGCGCGGGCCACGAACGCTCGTCGCCCCCAAGCCAGCGACGACACGCTGCTGCTCGGACATTGGGGTCTGGAACAGCTTGTCGTGCTTGCCATCAAGCCAAGCCTGATCCAGCGGCACATAGCCGCCGCCATCCCTGAAGATGAAGCGCCGAGCGCCGGTCACGGCGTTCTGCTGGTAGATGTGGCGCGTGGAGCGGCCCATCTCGCGCCAGGCGAAGCGCGCACGAAGGCGTGCCCAGAGGCTTGGTGCGGTGGTCATTCCCGGTTCTCCCGTGGCTCAGGCTTCCACTGCCCATCGGCGTCGAGGTGCGCAGGTGGCCACCCTCGGACGAGGATGGTGAGCGCGCGGTAGCCGCGCGTGACGATGTAGTAGATTGGCGCCACCAGCAGGATCATCCCGAGGGGGCCGAGCGCGCCGAAGGCGCTTAGGGTGTCAGCCATGAGCTGCCTCCCGTTGGAGCTGTTCTCGATAGATGGTGGCCGCTGCAGCGAGGCGCTCCGCTCGAGCGGCTTCGGCCTCCGGAAGAAGGCGGACAAGCAACGGCTCAGCGACCCAGGCGTCGGTCCCGTCGAACATGAGCCAGTGCCCATCGGGCCAGATGCCGGAGTATCGGGCGGCAAAGATGCCCGTGCTGCCAGCCTGGATGGCGCGGACCTCGCTGCCGTCTTTCGGGCCGTACTTGGCCTCCATCCAGCCAAGCTCCTGCAGGCGGTAGTAGGCACTTGAGAGAAACCGTAGAGCGCTGGGTTCATCCGGCATCAGCTCGTGGCGACGGGCCTTCGCAGCCTGAGCCTGGTCCCACAAAGCCCGCGCTTCATCAGGCGACATCTGGCGCCGCACGCCATCCTTGTCGGTGTAGCTGCCGCTGATCGCGGCCAGGCGCGTGGTGTCGATGTCGCTCATCGGCGGCTCCAGTGTGTGGGCTTGCGCGGGGGCGCGGTGATCTTGAGGGGCGAGGCCAGGGCCATGTTCACGGCCCGGCCGCCCTGGCTGTGCTCGTCGTCCAGCACGGTCAGGACATGGGCACGGTCCGGGGACCACATCATGCGGATGGTCACGGCGCCCACCGTCACCGCCCAGCACTCGGCCCAGCCGTTGGACTGGATCTTGGAGGACAGCAGCAGCGCGCGGCGGTCCAGGATGGACATCACTGCATGGAGCCATTCCAGGCGCGTGAGATCCCGGCCGTGGCGTTCGAGCATCCGCTCGCGGGCATGCAGCGTCACGCCGGGGACGGCATGGTGCATGTCCTGCAGCATCTGCTGCCGCCGCGCGTCGAAAGAGCCGTCTGGCATGGTCGCCTCCTGTCCGAAGGCGGGGCGGATGACCCCGCCCATCGACCATGGTTTCGGGTTTCACCAGACTGGAAGGGGGGATGGGGGTGGGGGTCACGGCATGCACCAGCCGAAGGTCCAGGCGAAAAACGCCTCCCGCCATGAGGTGGGGGCGACGAGCCAGACCGGCCATGTGGCGGCCCAGGCGTAATATGCCTGGGGGCAGAAGCGCGGCGCCACCACGGACAGTGCCAGCGCGGTCCCGGCGAGCCAGACGGCGCCCGCGATCGCGAGCAGCACCAGAGCGCTGATGCGGAGCTTGCTCATGCTGCCTCGCTTCCAGCCGGGGCCAGAAACCCTGACCAGTCCGTAGTGATGTCGGCGAGCTCCTCGGTGGGAAGCTTGTGGTCCCACTCGTCGTGCTCGTGGTTGACCTGCCGGTAGAACAGCGGCGTGCCCTTCAGGGGGCCGGGGTGCAGCCAGGCCCAGTCTGGTTCGGGCCTGCCATCGTCCAGCTGCCGGCGGTCGAAGCCCTTTGCCAGGACGACGATGCACTCGTCGCCAGTCGCCGCCTTGAAGGAGGACGCGCGGTAGCCGTGGTGCTGGATCAGCACCTCCATGGCGCGCTTGCACTGCTTCTTCAGGATGCGGCGGTTCATTTCGGTTCACCTGCGGCCAGCCGCGCCCCGAGGACGTCCGCGATCTCGGGGACCTCCTCGCACAGGGCGCCGAGCAGCGCGGTTGTGTTCCAGAGGTTGGCCTTGGAGGGCTTGCGGCCCGGCCAGACCTTGCGGGCCAGGCGCTCGCACAGTTGGGGGTCAAGCTGCACGGGGCCCCTCCTGCTGCGCGCGGCGGCTCTCCTGCAGGATCCGGCGCCGCACCTCATCCTTGTGCTGGCTGCCGCAAATCAGCTGGAAGAGGTCGCAGTTCCAGGCGGCGAGGCGCCGAGCATAGCGACGGTAGGCGCCCTCCCGCGCACCGCACCCGGAGAACACGATGTCCGGGCAGTCGGGATCGGCGTGCCGGATGATGAAGGCCTGGTCCTCGTCCCTGTCGGACAGCACCATGCGAACCTCAGGGCTGACCTCGGCCAGGGCGCGGATGTAGATCTCCGCCTGCCAGAGGTCGTCCTTGCAGGGCTCGCGGCCCGGGCACGCGGCCTTGGCCACCGCGCGGATGAGGGCTTCATTCGGTTGCATCGGGCGTCTCCACGGACTTCACGAAGGCCTCGGCCTCGTCCTTGGTGGCGAACTCCATGATTTCGTCGCCATCATGGTTGCCGTCAGCGTCGCCAATCGGGACGCGGACGGCCCAAACGCGGCGCACGATCGCCCAGGCATGCACCTCCACTGGAACCAGGAAGTCCTGGAAATCGAGGGCCTCGGCGACACCGTAGCCGGGCAGCACCTCGTCCCCAGCAAGGGCGAAGGTGTCCGCGTCGAATCTCGATCGCGTGCTGATGACCTTGCCTTGAAGGTCGCTCACCTGTTCTGCAGCACGGTCGAGATGCCGCCTCAGCGCGATGAGATCGGCTGCGGTGACGCCGCCAGTGGGGCCGGCCTCCATCGGGCACGGCTCGGAGTGATGCCGGAAGTGCTTGCGCACCACCCCCTGCGGCAGATCGGCGGGGTCGGCGCCACCCATGTACCGGACCATGGCGCGAGCCCAGTCCAGCAGTGCCGCGTCGTCGCGCGGGTTCGGGCAGTAGTCGTGGTTCAGCTCGATCAGGGTGCGGTTGCTCATGCTGCTTCCTCCGAGGGCATGGCCTCTGCGGCCAGGGCGCGCTGGGCATTGCCTCGGATCTCCTGGACCCGGCTGAGCCAGCGCTCGAATTGGGCGTCGGTCATCTCGACCAGATGCGCGTCCACCACGCAGAACGGGCCCGCGCGCAGCACGGCCTGGTAGTTCTGGTGGTGGGTGTTGAACCACCAGTCGCCGCGCTGGGGCGTGGCGGTCCAGCGGGCGGTGGCGATCTCGCGGATGCGCGCCTCGCGGGCGCGGGCGACGGGTGCGGTGCTCATAGGCGCGACCGCCGGCGGCGGCGCAGATAGCGCTCTCCGCACCACCAGCCAGCCACGAAGCAGCCGATCGCCACGGCAAGGAGCTCAGGCATCGGCGACCTCCGCAGCGGCGCGGTAGCGCGCAGCGCCCTCCGCGATGAAGCGGCGAGCCTGTTCCTCGGTGATGTAGCCGGCGTCCGGCCAGGTGCCGTAGGGCTCGCGGTACTGCCACCGGGGATCGCCGATCACCTCTCCGCCGATGCCCAGCGTCCAGTGGGCGCCGCGCGACCGGAAGTAGAAGGGCTCGCCGTCGATGGTGCCCTCGGCCTCGACCGGGCACTGGCCCGCCAGGGTCTCGATGATGATGCCGGGCATCGGAAGAGCGTGGTCAGCCATCGTTGCGCTCCTGGGCGGCCGGCTCCACGACTTGCCACTCTTCGTCGTCGATGGTGGGCTGCTGATACCCTTGGATCACCCCGGCCCCATCAATCTCCAGGATGATGTAGTCGCCGTAGCCTCTGCCGCCGTGGCATAGGAAATCGTTGGGCACATAGTAGCCGGCCCACTTCATCTGCCGCTGCCTGGAGGCATCAGAAAGCCAGTACTGGCCCTCGTCGCAGACCTTGTAGTGGATATCGGCGGTGGTTCCCGCCGGCCAGTCCTCCACCACGCCATCGGCAAGCCGGATGCGCACCTTCCAGTGCTCGCCCACGCGGCCGGGGATCAGGGTGCCATCCTCGTCGGCAACGCCGTTGACCGTGGCGTCCTCCCAGTAGCGGACGCCCGCCTCGACATCGATATGCGTCACCTCAATGGCGACCTTATGGGATACGGTGACCTTCATCTCGGCGTCTCCGCAGCGGCATCGTGGCCGGCTGCTCTTCGGGGTGTCGTTGGCCGTCGCACACGGGGCAGGGCCACTCGGTGCGACGGAAAGGGTTCCAGGCGAGGCCTGTGCCCAGGCAGACCGGGCACAGGCACGGCAGCGGGCGGCGCCCGCCTGTCACGCGTCCTCTTCGAACTGACCGGTGTCGCTGACGCGATACCGCACGCCCACGCGCACTCTCTGCTCGCCGGGCGACAGTTCGCCCTCGGACGTGGTGCACGTGGCGAAGCGATAGCGGACCCCATCCCACCAGACGGCGGAGCCGCAGCTATCGGGGCCGAGCATCAGGCTGCTGTCCGGTCCTGCGGCCGCGAGGCGGCTGGATCTGCCCGATGCCGCAAGACGGCAGGATCTGCCTGAGGACGCGAGGCAACCATCGCCGCCTGTGGCCGCGATGCTGCTTTCATCGCCTGATACGGCGAGACGGTTGCAGCTGCCCGAGGCCGCGATGACGCTTTCGTCGCCACACGCCGCGATTTGGTCGGCGTAGCCCGAGGAGACCACGATACTGGCGTCACCGGAGGTCGCGACGTTGCTGAAGCGTGTCGATACCGCGAGGCGGGCAGCATGTGCTGAAGACGCCACGCGGCCGGAATAGATCGAGCACTCGCTGCGGCCAGCGTAGCTATCCAGGGCTTTCCCAGCCGCCTGCTGGGTGATCCTGGTCATGTCAGTGACAGCCCGGGCAACGAAATCGCGCCGCAAGCCCCAGGCGTCTATGGCGCGATAGTCCAACCACAGGGCATCAGAACGGAGGTTTTCAGCCAGCAGAGCCTCGCTGGTTTCACCGTAGCTGGCGCCGTCGGGAAATTTGGTGCGGAACCATTCGCGGCCTTCCTCATGCCAATCCCACTCGCTGAGCAGGTCGATCGTGATGTGGCAGGAATCGGCGGCGGTATCGGGGGCGGCCATGGCGCTGTCGGATTTGCTCATGCGGTGGCTCCATGGTTGGCCGGGGCGCCACCGTCCCAGACGGTCAGCGGCTCAGCGGCGCGGATGTAGAGGGGGTGGCGGGGCTGCCCGTGTTTCGTGAGCCCCAAGCAGTGGGGGCGAAGGCCAGCATCTCGGATGAGGTCCAGGACGGCGCGCACGCGGTCCGCTTTGGCATGGGCGCCCCAGGCGCAAACGACCGTCTCGGCGTCGAGCAAGGCCCGCCGGATATGGCGGTCGTTCTCCGTCCCCACAGGATCCTGGTGGCACCACAGTGCCTCAGGCTGAGACGAGCGGAGCGCGTAGAGGTTCACCACCGTCACCTGGTCGAAGCCCCAACGCCGGGAGAAATCGACCACGCGCCGGATCGTGGGATCGTCCTTCAGGGCGTCGGCGGTGCTGGGGTTCAGCATGGCCCAGACCACGGACCTGCGCCCGTGGCCGAGCACTCGGCCCAGGGTGTAGCGATAGGTGCCGCAGGGGCTGATGAGGGCGCTGCGCGTGTTGTCCACGGCCAGGAGGAGGTCGGTCATGCGCCCGCTCCCACAGCGCGGGCCAACGGCAGCGGCGGGGGCGTTTTCTGGCAGGATGCGAGGTAGACCCCGGCCATCACCGCAATGGCCTCGATGAAGTTAAGGAGCGCCAGCGCCGCGCCCTTGTCAGCAATGGCGTTAGGCAGCCCCAGCGCGCTCAAAGGCACGACGACCAAGTCAATGTACCGGAACAGCACCCAATCCGCGCGGAGCGGGTTCATGGCGCCTTCCTTCAGGCGCTGGTCCACTTGGCTGGCGCGACTGGCCATGTACCAGATGGCCACCAGCTGCAGGAGTGAGGCTGCCAGGCGCATAGTGGTGAAGGCGCCCTGGCTGACCACCAGGAAGTCCGCGGTCAGGCTCAAGCCCAGCGCCGCGACCAGGCATTCCCGGCCGATCTTCAGCGGGGAGGCCCAGCCAGCGAGGCCCGTGGCGATGGGCTGGAAGACGCGATCCAGCAGCCAGGTATCCGCGCGCTCGAAGGTCATGCCGCCACCTCGGCGGCCTTCGCCGCGTCGATGTTGGCGTGCTCGACCCGGAAGGTCAGGGCGGCGACCCAGGGATTAGCGGCCCAGGCTTCGGGGCCGTGGAGGTCGCCCCACAGGCGGCTGAACCAGCTGCGCGCGCTGTGGCGCGCCAGCCCGAAATGCTGCTCGCCTTGGGCAGTCACCCACCGTCCAGATCGGAGCTGCAAGCCGCCCTCGGCGCACGCATCCTCCTCGCTGATCTCCTGCAGCCGTTGCACCCGCACCTCCTCGATGTGCAGTGTGAGCCGGCTGGCCCAGCGCGGCATGAAGATGGAGGGGCGGGCAGTTCCCCATGCGCGAGACTTGTCGTCCTCGGCAAACCAGATCGGCAAGTCGCGCTGAAGGTCGCCAGCGAATCTCTGGAGATCGCGCGGCGCCGTCCCGTCGAATGCGCAGTCTGTCCACCACGCCTCCCGCACCCACAGCCGGTCGCCGGGGGCGTAGCGAAGGCGCGCCCAAAAGTGCTCGCCGTCCGCGTCCACGGGCCATGCTCGCAGAGGGCGGCGCGGGGTTTGCTCCGGCTCGCTCCACCGCCACAGTCCTGAGGGAACCCACTGATGAAGCGCGTTCATCATTTCGGGTTGCTCGCAGAAGGTGGCCCATTCAGGCGGCTGCGGCTTCAGCACCCGCCGCGTCTGCGCCTTCCTGCCGTCCAGCAGGGCGCGCACCATCGGCGCCGAGAAGATGATGGGGCGGTCGGTCACGGCGCCACCGCCTTCGGCTGCACGGCGCTCGCCGGCACCCAGAAGATGCTGTTGCACGCGTTCCAGTCAGCTTTGCGGCCGACCTTGCCCGCCTTCTCCAACTGCACCATGGCCTTCCGCACATCGGCGGTCCGGGCGTCCAGGCGCTTGGCAAGAACCCAAGTCTGGGCGCCAGAGCCGAGCTCCTTCAGGAGGCGCGAGGGCGTCAGTTTGTTGCCGGCCATCAGGCAGCACCCATCCCGCCGGCCCAGTTCAGGACAAGCGGCCCGCCACCGATCTCCGGCAGCAGCACCCCGTCAATCTTGTCGGGGCGCACCCATTTGGCGGCGAAGTCGAAGACCCCATTCCGCTCCACCACATAGACGACGCCCTCAGGCGTATCCTGGCATCCCAGCCCGCCGCCGCGCTCGCAGGCAAAGCTGAAGGCGGCCTCGATCGAGAGGGGGGCGCCGAAGTGCAGCAGCTTGGCCGCGCAGAGGCCGGCCAGCGTCTTGACCTTGTAGAAGCTCGCCATCGGCTGCCTCTTCCGCCCCTGGAAAAGAGCGAAGGGGGCGAAAAGCTGCTCGACACTGGTGATCGCGTATCGCGAGCCATGGGCCTGCAGCATCCACTCCCCGACCAGCCGCGTGTCGGCAGGCATCGCGTGCCGAAAGCGCTCGGCACGGGCCGCCACCCACTCGGCGAAGCGGTGGTGTTGCGGGAAAGGCGACGTGCTGGCGTGGTAGCCAGCGCGGGTCAGCGGGACGATGTCGTCCCCGATCCGAGCGACGCAGCAGCAGGAGCCGTCCAGCTTCTCGGTGATGTGGATGACGTCGTGCTTGTCACGCGCCTTGTCAGTGCAGATCGCGGCCTGGCCGGGGTGGATGGTCCAGTCCCCAGGCCCAAGCCGAGATCCAGGCAGGTGCGGCGTGCTGCCATACGCCTTCATCTGCAAAGGCTTCGGATTGGTCTGTTGCGCCGCGCTCACGAGAAGGCCCTCCGGAAGAAGGCTCGCACGCGATCCCGGAATCCAGTCTTGGCCGCCGGCATCAGCGCCCGCCGGATGGCCCGCGCCTGCTCAGGCCGGCAGGGCGGCGCAGCCTGTGGCAGCTGGTCCAGGAAGTTGAACAGTTCACGGGCCGCGATCCCGGCCTCGCCCGGCTGCGAGAGCATCTCCTCGCGCAGCGGCATCACCCCGGGCAGGATGGCGATAGCCATGCGGCGCGCGTGCCCGACCTGGCGCGGGCCCGCCTGTTCCCAGTCTGCATCATGCAGGGCGTAGAGGTAGCGCTGCAGTGCCTCGAGGGGCTGGCTCGCCTCCTTGAAGGCGTCAGCCCAGAACCCGCTCTCAGGCGGCGGGGCGAAGCTCAGGTGGTTGGGGTCGGACATGGTCAGCCCTCCACCTGCGCGGACGCCACTTTCTCGAGCAGCGCGCGCCCCTCGGAGGTGATGGTCAGCACCACCTGGCGGCGGTCGAAGTCGCTGCCTTTCCGATGGCAGAGCCCGAGGACGCTGAGGCGGTCGCAGGCCCGGGTGATGGCGGGCTTCGACACGCCGAGCTTCTCGGCATAGTACGCCGTGGACTTTCCGCCATCGGTCGCCAACCGGCACAGAAAGGCCATCTGCCGGCAGGTGAGCTCGACATGGACCTGGGCGGCCGAGGTGAAGGCCGCCATCAGGCGATGGGTCGGGATGCGCCCGTGATCCAAGGCGCCCATCAGTTGCGCCCCCGGGCCGCCGCGCGCCGCGCGGGCTCCATGACGTTGACGCAGCCGCCCGGCACCACGACGCGGTCCGAAGCGACAATGGAGGCGGCCATGGCCAGCGCCGAGGCGCAGTCGGTCGACTCATAGGTCCGGTGGACACAGCCCTGGAGCAGGATGCCGCCGGAGGCGGGGGCCATGCAGATCTGCACCAGCAGAATCACGGAGTTCAGCACAACGCGTCCTCCAAGGGCTCGCCGGCGCGCAGCGCCAGCAGCTCACGGTTGAGGGTGATGAGGCGGGCCTCAGCGGCGGCGTCGCCGGCTGCGAAGGCCTCGACGGCGGCTTCCAGGTCAGCGGTGAGCACTTGCTCGCTCTGCAGTCGGGTCAGCACGCCCTGGGCGATGGCGACCGCTTCGTCCGGCGCGGCATGGGCAGTCACCTCGGGGGGGATGTCCGCCCCCTGGAGCCAGCCCAGGTCGCTGGCAGGCAGCGTGCGGTCGCGGAGCAGGGCATCGCGAAGGTCGGCGCAGCGGCCGCGGGGCAGGGAGGCCATGGCCAGCTGCTCCTCGAGCTCGTCGAGGACGTCCGGGTGGTGGGCCGCCGCGTGCAGGACGATGCGGGCCAGCGCCACGCGCACCTGGTCCCCGACCTCGGTCGGCCGGGCGTATCGCATGCCCTTCGCCCCGCGGCTGGGAGCGCCCGGGCGGGCTGCGCGATAGAACTGGTCCAGCAGGGCCTTCCGGTACTCCTGCGCCAGCGCCTTGTCCTTGATCTGGCCAGCGGCCGTTTCCAGGCGATGGCGCAGCTGGGCCCGGGCTTCGGGCGTGCCGGCGGGGATGGACCGCTCGATGACCGTGTAGAGAACCTCGTGCAGCGGGCGGGCGACAGCCATGTGCTGTTGGAAGGCGGCAGCGCCGCGTTCGCGCACCAGGCTATCGGGATCCTGGCCCACCGGCAGGGTCATGATACGGATGGAGCGCCCGGGCTCGAGGAGGCCCATTGCCAGCTCCACAGCCCGCGCGGCGGCCTTCGAGCCCGCGCTATCGCCGTCGAAGCACAGGACGGGTTCGGGGTTGATGCCCCAGAGAAGCTGCAGCTGTTCCTCGGTCAGCGCGGTGCCGAGCGGGGCGACGGCGCCACGGAACCCCGCCTCGTGCAGGGCGATGACGTCCAGGTAGCCCTCGACCACCACAGGCGCGGCACCCCGGAAGATGCCCTCGCGCGCCAGATCCAGGCCGTAGAGGCTGCGGCGCTTCGAGAAAACCGGGCTTTCGCTGCCGTTGATGTACTTGGGCTTGGCGTCACCGAGCACGCGGCCGCCGAAGGCGATGACCCGGCCCCGCTCGTTCCTGATGGGGAAGGTCACCCGGTCGAAGTAGAGATCCACCAGGCGCCCATCGCGCTCCAGCAGGAGGCCGGCGGCCAGCATCTGCTCTGGAGTGATGCCCTGGGCGCGGAGATCTGCTGTCAGCGCGCCGCGGCCCGACCCGGACCAGCCGAGGCCGAAGCGCGCGATGGTCTCGTCGCTGAGGCCGCGCTTACGGAGGTAGGCCAGACCCTCAGCACCTTCGGGCAGTTTCAGGCGCCGGGTGAAGGCATCCTGGGCAGCGGCCAGGACGTCCTGCAGAGACTTGGCTTCCTCAGCGCGCTGCGCCGCCTTGGGGCTGTCCTGGGGCACGTCCATGCCCGCCTCGGCAGCCAGGCGCTCCACGGCTTCGCGGAACGGAAGGCCCTCGCCCTCGGTCAGGAAGGCGATGGCGTCGCCGTGGGCGCCGCAGCCGAAGCAGTGGTAGTGGTCCGGGTAGACATAGAAGGACGCCGACTTCTCGGAATGGAAAGGACAGCAACCCTTCCACTGGCGACCCCGCCGCTCCAGCTTCACCTTACGGCCGACGAGGGTGTGCAACGGCGTGCGGCCGCGCAGTTCGTCGAGGAAGGTGGAGGGGAGCATCGGAGGCGTTCTCTGTGGCTGTTTAGGCCTGGGAAGGCTCCCCGGCGGAACACAGAAAACACATTAGAATGTGCTCTGACAACCACGAAAACACATCGCGATGGTTAATTCGCTGTGGTCATTGTTCTTGCTGCAAAATTTTTCGGCCAGCCCCGCTTCAGCGCAGTGGTAGCCATGTGGTAGCCAAAAGGCCGAATTTCGGGATACCGAAAATAATTTGTAGTCTTTTCAGCTATTTATTTGGTGGAAACTCTGATTCGTAATCAGTAGGTCCGGGGTTCAATTCCCCGAGTCGGCACCATCACCCCCCAGACCACCACCCCATCAGCGCCTTCACCATGACGAAGGCCAGCACCGCCAGTATCGCGGCCAGGATGGGGCGGGCCATGGCCCATTCGATGCGCTCCGGGTCTTCCGGATGTTGGATGATCCTTGCCGTCGCGCCCTTGGCGGGCGGGCCGCCCCTGCCGTAATGGCGCAACGAGGCGATGACCGGCCTGCCGTCGTCCAGCAGGTAACGCACCTGCACCGCCTGGCCCGAGACCGCCCAGAGGGACGGCACGCCCAGATGCACCGCGTCGCGCCTGATCCAGCGCGACATCTGCAGCAGCCGCAGCAGGGTCAGCGCGCCGGCCACCAGGCAGCCGCCGGCGATGCCGAGGTACTCCAT